GGCTATGCCGCCCCACCACCCAAAAACAAAAAACGAATAAAAGGAGAATACATAATGATTAAGGTTACTGTTGGCAACAATGTTAAGCGTGAGGCTGTCATCATCGATGAGAATACCACCCTGCGCTCCTGCCTTGAGGCAAACGGCGTTGATTACACTCGTGGTGTCATGCACCTCGATGGTTCTTCTCTGAACCCCGGCGACCTCGATAAGACCTTCCAGCAGTTCGGCATTACCGAGAAGTGCTTCCTGCTGAATGTCGTTAAGGCGGACAACGCCTAAGTTTTAGATTAGAGCCGCCCCATGAGGGGCGGCTCTTTTCATGGGGAATTGGTGGAATTGGAAGACACAACAGATTTAAGTTCTGTTGGCGTATGCCGTATCGGTTCAAATCCGATATTCCCCACCAAGATAAAAATGAATTGAGGTGTTTCTGTGTTCAAGACAAGCATTACATCGACACCGTTTACGTCAGAGGCGGCTAATAGCTTTTTTCAGAACATTACCGGAAGCTATTTTGGCAATGACTGTTCGTTCCTTTCAACGCTTCGTGCACTGGTTGCACCTCGAATCAAAGAGGACGAAAGTGTTTACCTGACTTTCGGTTCGACCAATTATGATGGGAACACTATCCGTACCGTTCCAGCAGAACGTGCGGTTAGTGCTATCTGTAGCAGTTATCAAATGAATGCCAGCGGTGCGCTCATAGTCCATAGCTTCAATGCTGACCAAAATAGCAATCTGGCTTGTATGCAGATTGTGGAGGACAAGTTTACTTCTATCTACCCAGAGTATCACCGTCTTGATAAGGTCAAAGCGTTTTATCGGAAGTCATTCAATGTTGATTGTTATATCAACCCTGACAAGAAGTCGGTGATTGTCTTCGTTGACAATCTTGATGTTAAGAAAATGCATTACCTTCAGGTATCTATTCTTGCATTCATGCCGTGGTACCTGAATCAGGATGATGGTTTGACAGAAGATGAGCTTGCATTGATGCAATCCTTGCGAGAAACAAATTCGGCAAACTATGAGAAGTACATTGCAAAGCTTGCCGAGGGATATGATTTCAGAACAGCGCGGATTCGTCAGTTGCTGGGTGATTTTGAAACCAGATATGAGCGCATCGAATGCGATACTGTTCGCAATGAAATCCAATCTATTGACATGGAGATTCAGCGACTCAATGATTCTATCGGCGCGTATCTGTCGCGCCGCAATGACAAGTGCATCAGATTGTTGGGACTTGAGCAAAGAATTGCAGAGGGCGGTGGAGATTCTGAAATCATGGATTATTTCCTCTGCAACAACAGACTTGTCCTGTCTCATGTTAGCAATACGGATATGTATTTCTCGGTTAAAGACTACCTTGAATACTTTGACAGAGATATGGCTGAGCGAGCAATCAACAATAGAAGCAGTTATGTGTATCGACCGGATGGTGGCAACGGTCACAATGCGGCAGCTTCAGAGAAAATGCAGAAGCTGATGCAGGAGATTTTCGTAAGTGAAAATCCTCGGCTTAGAATCCGCTTTTGCGCAGCATATAGATTCGACCTGAATGGTAGTGTTTCTGCGCAGACTGGTGATTTTTCTGATTACACATTTGATGGTTATATGCCTAATACGCATATTGACCGTTATCATTGCATGGGCAATTACAGCAGGACTATCAATGAACTGCTGAGAAAACGAAATTATATCGGTGCACTTGAGCAGTGTATTGCGTCCTGTAAGAGTCTGAACTTCGGCGACAGTGCAGTTATGGGCGAGTTTATGAGAACCATGTGGTCAAATAACACGGTCAGTCGTTGTATTGAGTTGCCAGATGGTCGCGTTGTAAAGCCGAACGAAGCAATTAGATGGCTTGATGAGCAGGAGGCAAAGAATGAGCAGACGGAGGAGGCGCAAAATGAGCAGACCAATTAAGTTGACGCAGGAACTCATTGATGAGTGCCGTCAAGATTTTGAGAAGGCTTTGTCACTTACAAAGCTCTCGGATGGAAAGCTTTCTTTTACCAAAGCGTTCTCATGTGGTGACAGAAAGGCAGTAGTTTACTTCAGCGCAGAGGCGTGGGCAAAGATGACTATGCTTATCAAAGAGTTCGATAAAGAGGTCGCATGGCATGGTGTCGCACGTCGAACTGAAGATGAATCGCTTGACGAGTATGTCATCGATGACATCGTTGTCTATCCGCAGGAGGTAACCGGCGCAACGGTTGAGATGGACACCGAGAAATATGCTCTGTGGATTCAGGAAAACATCGAAGATGAGCGTTTCAACCACATCTATATGCAGGGACATTCCCATGTAAATATGGGTACGTCTCCATCCTCTGTTGACCTCAATCATCAAGAGGAAATCCTCGGGATGCTTGGAGATAATGACTTCTACATCTTTATGATTTGGAACAAGTCATTTGCAAGCACAAATAAAATCTATGACCTCAAGAAGAACGTGATGTTTGAGGATAAAGATATCACGGTCAAGATTATCGGTCAGAATGAAGGACTTGATGAGTTTATCAAAAACGCGAAGGATATGGTGAAGTCAAAGTCCTATGCGTATGGCGGTCAGAGCGGATACGGCGGTTACTACAATCAGGGATACAGGGGAGCTCCGGCTGGTACTCCGTACAATCCACTTGCAGGTAAGTCCGACGACAAAAAGGACAGCAAGAAAGAAGAAAACAAGGATAAGTCATCTGGTAAAAAGAACGATGGAGAGAAACCCAGAACCAGAATTGGAGCTGGTTGGCATGGACAGAATGCTTGCCAAGAATCGATGTATGGCTGGGAAGACGAAGATGACTACGACCCTTATGCATACTTAGGAGGTAAGTAATATGGCTATTGACCTGTCAAAGAGCTATGAATATTTCCAGCCCGAGAAGGTTGATTGTAGAATCCATATCGTCGGGTGTGGTTCTGTCGGCGCGACGGTTGCGGAGCTGCTGGTTCGCTTAGGACTCACGAACATCGCACTGTGGGATATGGACACAGTAAGTCCGCACAATCTGGCAAATCAGATTTTCCGTCAGCAGGACATTGGGCGCTCTAAGGTCGAGGCATTGGCGGATATTCTTTTCGACATCAATCCTGATGTTAAGGATGACCTGAAGCTTTACAAGGATGGGTGGAACGGACAGCAGTTATCCGGCTATGTGTTCTTGTGCGTCGATAACATCGAGTTGAGAAAAAAGATTGTCGAGAAACATTTCGACAATCCGTATGTAAAGGCGATGTTTGATTTCAGAACTCTGCTGGAGGCTGGTCAGCACTATGCTGCTGATTGGTCTGACTACAAGATGAAGAAAGACCTCCTCAACTCCATGAATTTTACACACGATGAGGCGGCGGAAGAAACTCCAGTCTCAGCTTGTGGCATCACGCTTGGCGTTGTGACTACGGTCAGAGTGATTTGTGCTCTGGGCGTGAGCAACTTCGTCAAGTACATCAGGGGCAAGGGGCTGAATAAGCTGATTATTTGTGACGCATTCCAGCCGCTGTTGGATGCGTTTTAATTTTCAAAAAGAACGAAGGGAGGGGTAAGGTATGGACACGACCGTTGGTGCTCTCAAAGTAGGTGCACAACTCGTGATGGGCAAGTACGGTGTGGACAAAGACAACCCGTACCCGATTGTTTGGCTGAAAGGCAATCCAAACTGTGATTTTATCACAGAAAAAGCTATCGACTACTTGTGCTTCGATGCGGCGGAAGAGGCTGGACATTATAGGTACGTTAATAATGCGAAATATCCAGTGTCCAATCTGTTTTCGTTCTTAAACAGTGACCAGATGATGTGGTATCACGCAATGCACGACAACGATGCTTCACCCGGTGCTTTTGCAAGACATAGCTATGCTCGCTATGAAGACCACTATGGGTTCTTGTATTTCTTTGAAGACTATGAGGTTGCTTCTTTGGTCAGAAAAGAATATGCAGTCGGAGAAAGTCAGGTGTCATCGTTGATTCGCCTGCCATCAGTCGCAGACATTTTTAGTCTCCAAGATGGACGACGCTTTGACTTGTTCAAAAGGAAAGGCATCCGTCCGAATCCGACAGCCGACTTGTTTGACCTAAAAGCTCGTTATGCAGGGCTCGATTCAGAACGTGGATTTATGAGTTTCTGGCTGTTGGACGACGTTGAGACCGAAAGAGCAGCGATTGCCAACCGTTCCGGTATGTTAGACAGGCTGACAGCATCAAGCTGCGCTGGGGTAAGACCAGTGTGTACTTTGAGCCCTGACACAATTGTCGAACAGCGAGGTGATGGCGCGTTTTCTATTAAACCCTTCGCATCTCAGAATGTCTTTACGGATGAAGAGCTATTTGAATTATTAGGCATGGCGCAGCCTTAATGCGCCACAGACTGTAACGGATTTTCTCGTAAGAGAGCTTTACGCCAAAGGCTAAAGTAACAAATTGTCGGAGAGGAAAACCCTCCGGGAGATGACGCGACATCAGTGCGAGCAGCTCGGTAGCCCAGAAGCGACGGCAGCATGACACGGAACCAACCGAATGTCAAGCGCCCACTCGCCAAGACCTAATACAAGAACTGTACGTACTAACACCAACCCACGTATTTTCAGGCGAAACGACTACTGAACAATAATTTCGCATCTCACATCTCGCAAGCATCATCTCTCACACTGACGACTCAGTCTTCAGACTCAAGGAATTCTGGAAGCAGCAGACATATGTAGGTTACAGTTAGTTATTGGACAAGGAGGTAAGAAATGGTCTATATCACTGTTAGGCAGTCACCGATTTATCACCAGATGACACTGGAAGAGTACCTGTTTCAAAACTATCAGACGCCTCCAGTTGTCAATGCCAATATTGCAAACACAAGAACATATGAGGTTGAAAATGTTAGTGAACATTTTTCCAGCAAGATTGGTGTGGAAACCTTAATCGGAAAACTCGTTCGATTTAATAATGATACGGCAGAGCTTCGTGCAAAGGAACGGAGCGAGTTGTATGAGACTTTTTATATCCCCAAAAAATCTGGCGGTCTTCGCAGAATTGATGCGCCAAAGGCAGAACTGATGGATGCGCTGAGAAGACTCAAAACGATTTTCGAGGATGATTTCCATGCACTCTATCATACTGCTGCGTTTGCTTATGTAAAGAAGCGGAGTACAGTCGATGCGGTTAAGCGCCACCAAAAGAACAGCAGCAAATGGTTCGCAAAGCTTGACCTGCACGATTTCTTTGGCAGCACAACACTGGACTATGCCATCTCAATGTTCTCGATGGTCTTTCCTTTTAGCGAGATTGTAAAAGAGCCGCAGGGTGAAGAAGCATTGCGGACGGCTATGTCATTAGCGTTCTTAAACGGTGGACTACCGCAGGGCACTCCAATTTCACCGCTTATCACGAATGTGATGATGATTCCGGTTGATTTCAAGCTGTCGAATACGCTCCGCAACTTTGAAAAACAGAGCTTCATTTATACCAGATATGCAGATGATTTCATCATTTCATCCAAGTATGATTTTGATGTTCGTTCTGTTGAAGAGCTGGTAGTAAGTACATTGAGCAGCTTTGGTGCTCCGTTTACAATCAATGCAAGCAAGACTCGGTATGGTTCATCAGCGGGGCGCAACTGGAATCTTGGCGTTATGCTGAATAAGGACAACGAGATTACGGTCGGTCATAAAAAGAAAAAGCAGTTCCAGTCGATGCTGTACAACTACATCACAGATAAGAACAATGGTGTTGCTTGGGAACGGAATGATGTACAGGTAATGTATGGTCTGCATAGCTATTATCGCATGGTCGAAAAGGAAACCATTGACGCAATTGTAGCTTACATTAACAAGAAAATGAATGTGGATGTAATCCGCATGATGAAGGACGACTTGCGGTAACGTCTATAAATAACCCGCAATCCTGTAATGCATAATTGCGAAAGCAATGCTTATCGCCAAAGGCATAAGTAACAACTGGATGGGAGGGAAACCCTCCCCGGAGGCGCATTCACCTGCAGCCTCCAGACATCCCTCATCGCCGGGAGCCGTACAGCAACAGCCCGAAGCTACCTGAATCCATTGTGCCACAATGGATTCAAAGCGCCGGAGCAGGATACTGCACGCCAGCCACTGGGCACCAGAGCTCCTCTTCGTGAGGTGCTACCTCCATGTAGATTACAGGATAATCAAATTATCATTTGCAGTGAATAACATTTCGTAAGGAATGTGCTTCACGCCAAAGGCTGAAGTATCACTTTGCTGGACAGCACAATTCCCCGCCCGCAGCCTGCTGCGAAGGCGCCTAAGCTCGCTGTACAGCTCATTAAAACTATTCTGGATGTCATGTCACCTCCATCCGATGAGCGACCGTCGAACCCATTGTCTCCCAATGATTTCATCATCGCCACTTGGGATTTGAACTCGCTTTCAGCTCATCTAAATCCCGTCGTTACAGGAGATAAACGACGAGACCAGAACAGAATATACATATGGACTGCAGATGAGAAAGGAACTGAGCATGATTTATGTCACTGGAGATACACACGCAAACATTGATATTGCCAAGCTTAATACAACAAAGTTCCCACAACAAAAGGAATTGACGAAGAATGATTTCGTAATCATATGTGGCGATTTTGGACTCTGCTGGGACGGTTCGCATCGAGAGATGTGGTGGCAAGACTGGCTGACAGCGAAAAACTTTACGACACTTTGGATTGATGGCAACCATGAGAACTTTGATATGCTCTACCAGTTCCCGCTGATTGACAAATTTGGCGGAAAGGTGCGTGAAATCGCTCCTGACATCTATCATCTGGACAGAGGTCAGGTAGTCACGATTGATGGAAAGAAAATCTTCTGCATGGGCGGTGCTCGCTCTGTTGATAAAGAGTATCGCGTGGAACATATCTCATGGTGGAAAGAGGAAATGCCGTCCAGAGAAGAAATGGAACGAGCAATTGCAGCGCTCGAAGAAAATAATTGGCGAGTTGACTATGTGATTACACATTGTGCGCCAAGGAGTGTTCAGACTCTGCTCGCAAGCTGGTACGAGAACGACCCGATGGTCAGCTTTTTGGACAGGGTTTGTTCCGACCTCACATTCAAGCGGTGGTTCTTTGGACATTATCATGTGGATAAGCAGGTCAATGAGAAATTTATTGCTCTGTATAATAAAGTAATTCCAATGGAGTGGTAAGCCTAACGGTAAGGCAGCGGTTTGCTAAACCGTGAGTAATCCGAAAGGATGTGCAGGTTCAAGTCCTGTCCACTCCGCCAAGGGGTGTGGTGCAATGGCTAACATAGCGGTCTCCAAAACCGTCAGATGGTGGTTCGAATCCATTCACCCCTGCCAGTTGTTGGGTAGCTCCCAACTGATGTGAGCGATTATCGGCTTACCTCACAAAGAATGAAAATGCTTGCTGAAAACTGCGCTTGTCTTGATGCGTCAAGACCGGTTTGACCTGACGGAATAGGGGCTACGACTTTTCGGAGCGTAGTTGCCGGTAGCGTGTGACAATCTAAGCGAGAAGCCGACCATGCGGCGTTGGTGTTCAACGGTTAGCACTCCGGTCTTCCAAACCGGTGGTGCCAGTTCGAGTCTGGTACGCCGCTCCAAGTAAGAAACCATTAAATTATGCGTTAAAGGAAATGCCTTTACGACACGTCAGAGCCTGCTCTGGAAGTCGGTTACAGGTTGGTTTGGCGGGACGCCGCTGCATGAGCCTGCAGATACAGGGGTATGGTGAAGCGGTAACACAGCGGACTTTGACTCCGTTATTCGTAGGTTCGAATCCTACTGCCCCTGCCAAAATCATCTTCGGTATTAGAGTTTGTTTTCTATCCCTGCAATCCCTTGTGCCACGATGATTTATCCATGATTCTCCTTTCACGCTATCAAAACTGCCATCATAGTGAGTTTGTATTGGCGGTGTTAATGACATCGCCATAGTTTCAGGATGGCATCTATGCTGGAATAGCTCAACTGGTAGAGTAACGCTTTCGTACAGCGTGGGTTCTCGGTTCGACTCCGAGTTCCAGCTCCATCTGCTCTGTTGGTCATGCTTACGTTTGTACGGTTAGTTCATCACTCAACTGTTATCTCTGTAAGAGACACAGCCGGATGCACACGGAGTCCTACGTGCGCAGGGCGTATCTATGCTGATGTAGCTCAGTTGGTAGAGCAGCACCGGAAGTGCGAGCCGCTGGTTCAAGTCCAGTCATCAGCAGCCTTTTAGCTAAAAGCTGACACCTCGGAAAGACGAGGGTGCACGCTGGTGTAGCGTAATTGGTAGCGCAAGTGATTTGTACTCACTGGGTTGCGGGTTCGAGCCCTGTCACCAGCTCCAACGGACTGACATATCCGTTTTCCTTTCTGCCCCGGCACGCACTACTAAGCATTGATGGCGATGCTTATGGTGAGGATGGTTCGAGCCCATCAGTAGTGCGTGTGTGTTCGGAAACAAAACCATTATATCTGGGTGTAGCACAGATGGTAGTGCGCTTGCTTTGGGAGCAAGATGTCGGGGGTTCGAGTCCTCTCACCCAGACCAATTTTATAGAGGAGGGTTGCCATGTATCTGTATCACGGTACTCCGGCAGATTTCGATGTACCAACCCTGAACAAGTGTAAGCCGCACCGAGATTTCGGATGCGGCTTTTATCTTGCCACAAATTATTTCGATGCCTTGCCGATGGCAGTCAAAAACTCTCGGGTGGGATATGTCCAAACATATCTGCTCACAGACTTGGATGGACTTTCTGTTCTGGAGTTTGATGAAAGGTCTGAGGATTGGCTTCGGTTCGTGGTTTCTTCAAGGCTCGGCACCGCTCCAAATGTCGATTTGGTAATCGGATATATGGCTGGCGGAGGAAGTAATTTGAAAAGTAAATTTACAAAGCTGAGAAATAGCAATGTGTCGATTGACGTGGCGGCTACAGCAATGCGAAAACAGTTAACCAGTACGCAGCTTGGCGTGCAATATGCGTTCCTGACAGAGAAAGCATTGTCCAAGCTCGTTAGGGTCTCAACTGAAATAGTGGAAATGGAGGATTAAAACATGACAAGGAATGAATTTATTGACAATATCACTGAGTGGTATGAACTGAAAGACTTTTGCAGCGACTTTGACTGCGATGTCTGTGAGGACATCTATGACGATGATGATTACGATGACAGCGTCGAAGAAGATATCCGCGATGCTATTGCCGACTACGGCTGGAGGGACATCCGAGACTTCCTTGGCAACCTCCCCAGCGGGTACTATTACTACCGTCGTAACAGCGCCTTTGATTATGATGGTCTCGATGACGATGACTTCGAGGACTACAAAGGGCAGGTTCTTGAATGGGGCGATGATTACGGCGCGTGGGACGACGAGGAAGAGGAAGATGAAGAGTACGCCGATGCAGATGACGACTTCCTCGATTCTCTGGAAGAGGAACCCGACGAAGACGAAACTATCGAGGAAGAGGATTTCTCCATCGATGACCTCATCGGTATGTGCAGTGTAGTGTTTGTGGCTATCCAGAATGATGAAGTGGAGAAGCAGCAAGAAGAAGACGAGGCGTTCGCACAGCTCCTGAGCATGGATGGAAAACGTATTGCAACCTAAAACATAAGCGGATAACCGCTATGATATAGACCGCTTTGAAGATTGACTACATACATATGCCTCAGCAAAACGTGTAGTATCTTCTCGCTTGAAGCAGAAGAAAAGATTTGAGTTCTTCATTTTTAGCCTCGCATTTCCGAGGTTATAATTTTTATTCAGCGAATAAAAATAATAACCCGGAAATTGCTTGCTAAAAATGTCACTTTGTGCACATGGGGCTTCTACAACAATCACGCCCCATGCGGAAAGCGGTCGGCAAATTGAGAACGGAGGCGAGTTCAATGACAGACAAGAATAGGCGAAAACTTCAAGCGAAGAAAGCACGCAATTTCTGGACTTGTGCTCGCCCCGTTACTCAAATTGTTCCAAACAAACGAGCTTATAATCGTAAGCGTGAAAAGAATATTAAGAACAAGCTTAAAACGGAGGGCGAAGAATGAAGGTTCTTGTTGTCGTTGATATGCAGAACGACTTTATTGATGGTACGCTCGGGACACCAGAGGCACAGGCTATTGTGCCGAAGGTCGTCAAGAAAATCGAAGAGTTTGATGGGGAAGTTTTGTGGACACAAGACACCCATTCTGATGATTACCTCGAAACGCAAGAAGGAAAACTGTTACCGGTAGAACACTGTATATGTGCAAGTAATGGCTGGGAGATTCATAGCTCAGTCAAAGCAGCAATTCAGAGCAAGAATCCAGCGGATGACCAGTTGAATGGTTTCGAGAAGAAAACGTTTGGTTCATTAGCACTTGCTTGTCGCCTATATCCAGAAGTTGCGTTTGGTGATGGCATAGAAGAAATTGTCCTTGTCGGTCTTTGCACCGATATCTGTGTTATCTCAAACGCCTTGCTGCTCAAGGCGTTTATGCCGGAAGTTAAGATTACGGTCGATGCTTCCTGCTGCGCTGGCGTGACACCAGAGAGTCACAAGACTGCACTGTCGGCAATGAAAATGTGTCAGATTAACATCGAGAACGAGGGGGTCACGGCATGATTCTTGTCAACGACAAGCAGGTCGAGTTTACAAAGTTCCCTGATGGAACAACCTCTTTCAGATTCTCTCCGCATCTTCCCACACGGATGTTTGCTCAACCAATGGAACCGCCCATTTTCAGTATCACATGGAAATACGACGACGATGAAGAGTGTATTCTCTTGTGGTATTTGACAAACCATATTCGAGAGAATAACCAAAGACCTATCATCCGTTTGAGTTTGCCGTATATTCCAAACGCCAGAATGGATAGAGTAAAAAATGCAGATGAAGTCTTTACGTTGAAATGGTTTGCAGAGTTCATCAACGCATTAGGCTTTGACCGAGTGCTTGTCAGCGACCCGCACTCGAATGTTTCAACAGCACTGTTTGATAGGGTCTGTGTGATAGATGCGCAGTCAAATATTCGAAGAGTCTTGGACAAGTTGAATGACAAAAATGTGTTGCTGTGCTATCCTGATGAGGGAGCAGCAAAACGATATTCATCGCAAGCTGGTAGAGAGTATGTGTTCTGCATCAAGCACAGAGACTGGCGCACCGGGAAAATCGAACGGTTGGAACTGACAAGCCCAGAAAAGGTTACCGATAGAAATGTGCTGATTGTCGATGATATTTGCTCTCGCGGTGGCACATTCACTTTTACAGCCAAGGCACTAAAAGAGGCTGGAGCAAATGAAGTGTATTTGTATGTGACTCATTGTGAAAACACGATTCACAGCGGAACGGTTCTCACGGATGGCTTAATCCGCCACGTGTTTACAACAGACAGTATCTATCGTGGAAACAGCGAAAAGATTTCGCTAATCTAATCTTAAAGGAGGCGGGCAAATGCTTGAGTTACAGGGTAAGTTTGGCACCGCAAAAGTATTTACCGACGTGGTCGATAACGAGTCTATCTCTCAGGTTATCAATCTTTTGAATCAACCGTACATCGAGGGAAGCAAAGTCCGTATGATGCCAGACATTCATGCTGGGGCGGGTTGCACAATCGGAACCACGATGACCATCAAGGATAAGATTTGCCCGAACCTTGTCGGCGTTGACATTGGATGCGGCATGGAAACTATCCGTATCAAAGAAACGCATATCGAACCGCAGAAGCTGGACAAAGTTATTCGTGCAGGAGTTCCGTCCGGTTTCGAGATTCGCACAGAAGCTCATAGATATGCAAGTAGCATCGACCTGTCGGAACTGTACTGTGCAAAGATGGTCAATGTAGACCGCGCATACAAAAGCATCGGTACGCTTGGTGGCGGGAACCATTTTATCGAAGCCAACAAAGATGACGATGGGCATATCTACATCGTGGTTCATTCCGGTAGCAGACACCTTGGTCTGGAGATTGCTAACTTCTATCAGGAAGCTGCGTTCAAGGCGTTAACCTCGTATTCCAAGGAAGAAATCGAGGAAGTCGTCAACGAGTTAAAAGCGGCTGGGAGACAAAAAGAAATCCAAGCTGTTCTTAAAGGCATGAAGGCAAAAAAGCCGGGAGTTCCAAAGCAGCTTGCATACGTTGAGGGAGAATTGTTTGAGCAGTATATCCATGACATGAAAATTGCTCAACGTTTTGCTGAACTTAACCGCCAAGCAATGATGGACACCATTGTTAAGGGTATGGGCTTCCATGTCGAAGAGCAGTTTACGACTATTCACAACTACATCGATGTAGAGAATATGATTCTTCGCAAGGGTTCGGTCTCTGCACGAGCTGGTGAGCGGCTACTGATTCCTATCAACATGAGAGACGGTAGTTTGCTGTGTACCGGCAAAGGAAATGAAGACTGGAACTTCTCTGCGCCGCATGGAGCTGGGCGTTTGATGAGCCGCAGCGCGGCGAAAGAGACATTCACAGTTTCTGAGTTCAAGAAGCAGATGGAAGGTATCTACACTACATCTGTTGGAAGAAGCACGCTCGATGAATGCCCGATGGCATACAAAGGTATGGATGATATCGTAAACAATATCGAACCAACAGTGACCATTGATGCCATCATCAAGCCGATTTATAACTTTAAGGCGGGTGAAGAGGAATGATGACAGTCCTTTTGGTGCTCCTGTACCTCTGCATTGGTGCGATTGTAACATTTGCACTTTGCCGCTTGTACGTTATCGTAGAACCATATAACAAATATAATGGGTTCGAAGACGGGTATATTATGGTAGGTGTTTTCTGGATTGTTGCAGCACCGTTTGCGTTTGCTGTGTTTTTTGCAAAATATGGTGAAAAGCTAAAGAAAAGAGGAAAAACTGAATGATTACATATAATCCGCTCCTGTGTCTGGACTTCTATAAGACTTGTCACGCTGAACAGTATCCGAAGGGCTTGACCAAAATGGTCTCCTACTACACGCCACGCATGAGTCGCCTCGGTGATACCGATAAGGTTACACTGTTTGGACTTCAGGCATTCATTCAGGAATATCTCATTGAGGCATTCAGCGACCACTTCTTTAATGTCCCGTTTGATAGTGTACTCAAGGAGTACAACAGAGTTCTTGGGGCAACAATCGGAACGAAAGGCGTTGGAGAGAAACGGCTTCGTGAATTGCACGACCTCGGCTATCTTCCGTTGCAAGTTCGTGCTGTTCCAGAAGGGACGAGAACCAACATCAAAGTTCCGCAAATTGAAATCTCAAATACACACCCTAACTTTGTATGGCTGGTCAACACCATTGAGACGATGCTCTCTTGCACAATGTGGCATACGCAAGTCTCCGCTGAGGTTGGGTACAGATATCGTAAAATCGTCAATGAGTATGCAGAACGCACTTGCGATGACAATGTGGTTCGTGCGAGACTCCTTGGCGATTTTTCTATGCGCGGGCAAGAGAGCGTTGAAAGTGCAACAAAGAGCGCAGCAGCTTTCTGCCTGAGCTTCTTGAATACGGCGACAGTACCTGCAATTTTGTGGCTTGAGCATAATTACAACTGTGATTGCAGCAAGGAGCCTGTCGCATATGGTGCGCTCTCAACAGAACACAGCGTAATGTGTTCCAACTTTGCTGTTGACGGTGATGAGGTAACACAGATTCGGCGACTTCTTTGTGAGGTGTATCCGCATCAGAGTTTCTCAATGGTTAGCGATAGCTATGACTATTGGAATCTTGTTGAGAAAATCCTCCCTCAGCTCAGAGATGATATCCTAAACCACGATGGGTTCATCTCAATTCGCGGCGACAGCGGCGACCCTGTTAGTGTAATCACTGAGACCGTGTATCGTCTGTGGGACACCTTTGGTGGCACAGTAAATAGCAAGGGGTACAAGGTGCTGAATCCGCACGTCAAGGCAATTTATGGAGACAGCATCACTCCGCAGCGTTGTGAGCAAATCTATTCTCTTCTGGAGAAAAACGGCTTTGCAATCAACAATGTTTCGCTCGGTGTCGGTTCATTCTCAATGGAGTGCTTAGAGACAATCGAGAGCGATGGAAGCAAACAGTACAATCCGTACACAAGGGATACATTCGGCATTGCAGTTAAAGCGACATATGCAGAAGATGCCGACGGTAAACCGATTATGATTTTCAAGAACCCCAAGACGGACACAGGACATTTTAAGAAGTCTCAGCGTGGTTGCTGCCGTGTAGTCAAAACTGATGACGGCTACGATTACGTTGACGGTCTCACTTGGGCTGAGGCACAAGACAGCAATGAACTGCGCACTGTGTTCAAAGATGGAAAGTTCGAAAGGCAGTTCACTTTGGATGAAGTCCGTAAGAATCTTCACGGAGGAACGTTCTGATGCCGGTACAAATTATTGATGGAGATTTGTTTCAGACCCACGCCAAATATATTTGCCATCAGGTTAACTGTCAGGCGAGAATGGGTAGCGGTGTGGCGAAGCAGGTTCGAGCCAAGTATCCAGAAGTCTATAACGCCTATGTTGGCTTCTGCAACGAAGAGCGCAATGCGTTCGGTCAGACGCAGTTCGTTCAAGCTAACGACGGTAAAGTCGTTGTCAATATGTTTGCGCAGAGCAACTACGGATATGATGGGAAACTGTACACAGATTACACCGCATTTCAGAGCTGCTTAAAATGGATTAAGTTGACCGTACCTGCAGGAGAAACAATTGCCATGCCGTTTAAGATTGGATGCGGTCTTGGCGGTGGGGACTGGAATGTGATTTTGGGTCTTATCCAAAAGGAACTGTCCGATAAGTACACAGTAGAGTTGTGGAGGAAAGAGGTATAGTATGCTGGCAAATCCGAAAAGAACAAAAGATGAAATCGTGCAGTGGATTCGAGAATATTTCGCTGCAAACGGCGATGACTGCTGTGCTGTTATCGGCATTTCCGGTGGCAAAGATAGCAGCGTGGTCGCAGCACTTTGTGTTGAAGCCCTTGGCGCAGAGCGGGTTATCGGTGTGCTGATGCCGAATGGTCGGCAGAAAGATATCGCAGACTCCAAGCTGCTGGTCGATACGCTTGGCATTGCAAGTATTACAGTTGACATTGGCGGCGCATACAGCAAGATGGTTGATGTAGTCGGCAGAGCAATGCCATCTGGAGTAAGCAATCAGGCAGCGGTCAATCTCCCTCCAAGGTTGCGTATGGCGACGCTCTATATGGTCGCGCAGTCCTTGGCTCGCGGAGGTCGGGTGGCAAACACCTGCAATCGCTCCGAAGATTATGTTGGATACTCCACAAAGTTCGGTGACAGCGCTGGTGACTTCAGCCCACTCGCAAACATCATGGTGCATGAGGTTCGTCAGATTGGCTACGAACTCCCCATTCCTCGTGAGCTGGTGGACAAGACTCCATCGGACGGTCTTTGCGGTAAGACAGACGAAGACAATCTGGGTTTTACCTATATGCAGCTCGATAACTACATCATGCACGGTAGTAGTGGGGATGAAGACATCGACAAAGTAATTGCAAAGAAGCATACGCAGAACCTGCACAAGCTCAATCCGATGCCAGCCTACGGCTCACAGCCGTAAGGTGATTGTATGGAAGAAATAGCAATCGTCCGCTGTTTGCAGAACGCAAGCGGCGCGATTAGTAAAATGCGGGTCTTGCAAGACTTCAAGGATGTTGAGGATTTTCGCAAGATTTTGTACTACGCTTTGAATCCAATGCTGACGTACAAGATTTCGGAACAAACACTGCGAACGCCTGTCGAGTATGACCCAGCAATTACAATCACAATGACCGACATCTTTGAAATCTGTGAGCTGCTGGCAAAGCGAAAAGCATTGGACGCAGCAACTGTATATCAAGTGCGGGTCTTCGTGCAGTGTTTAACTGACCCGGAGTCATCCGAGTTTTACATCGAACTTCTGTCAAAGACACTTCGGTTGGGTGTCACAGCGAAAACTGTGAACAAGGTTATCCCCGGACTGATTCCCGAATGGGAGGTTCAGCAGGCATATCCAATCGACAAATACCCAGTCAAGGACGGCACGGAGTTTTGGCTCACTCAAAAACTGAACGGTGTTAGAGCTACATACTACAAGGGGCAATTGTTCGCAAGAAGCGGAGTTCCCTACGAAGGGCTCGGGCACATTCTGGACGCACTCAAAATCGACGATAACGATAGCTATGTTTTTGACGGTGAACTTACCTTGCGCGATAAAGGAGCGCTGTCTGACAATGAGGCGTTCCGCAAGGCAACGGGCATTATCAACTCAGAAGACACTGATAAAACGGCAGTTTGCTACACCATCTTCGACGTGCTGACGACAGAAGAATTTGATGCTGGTGTAAGCGAGGGCGGCTATGGGTATCGCCGGTCTTTCTTAGACCAGCTTCATCGCTTCATTCCGCAAGATGGTCGAGTCAATATCCTCCCTGTTCTGTACCACGGTAAAGACCAGAGAAAAATCGATGAGCTCTTAGAGCAAATGGTTCGGGAGGACAAAGAGGGCTTGATGGTCAACTTTGATGTTCCATATAAGCGAAAGCGTCACAACGGAATCCTCAAAGTCAAACGCTTCTACACTATGGATTTGCATATCTTGCGCTGTGAAGAAGGAAGCGGCAGGCTTGCAGGAACGTTAGGCGCATTTGTGCTCGACTACAAAGGAAACGAAGTAAATGTTGGGTCTGGCTTTTCCGATGAGCAGCGCACAGCTTTTTGGGCGGCTAAAGATGAAATGCCCGGACGGTTGTGCGAGGTAAAATACAAGGAAATATCATATGACAAAAACACCGGTGCTGAGAGCTTACAGTTCCCGGTGTTTATTTCTATCCGAACAGACAAAGACGATGTCAGCTACGGCTGAGAAAGGAGGCTTGCGTGGGTAAAGTAAAGGCGGCACCACAGTTTTCAGAATCTATCAGTAGTTTCTGTAAGCTGATGGAGAATGCGCAAAGGGACTATGCGTGGAACTATGATGAGGTGAACCGCATGGATAGGCTCACGCAGGACTACCTTCACAAACTGGAGCTTGACGGTCTTGATTACAAAGAGCGAGCCAAGGTTGCTACACAGCTTGCAAAGTGTCGCCAAGCACGGCGCGAGTGCAAGGATACGGTAGAAATTCTTGAGCCGCTCGTTCAGTTTCTTGAAAGCGACAAAGGCAAAAACCTTTTGAACCTTGTGCGTGAAGCGCTGGGTAAGACCAGAAAGGTCGAAGAGCGTATGGAAACCCGCACATACATACCAAGAGTCTTAGAGCAGGAGGCAACAACATGAACATCGTGTTCTGGCTCATCGTAGTCATTGTGCTTGTGCTTATCTGGTTCTGTTTGAGTTTCGCCTTTAAGGGCGTCGGCGGAGTTGGAATGCGATTGTACAATGATGCGAAGAAAGAAATCTCCGAGGAAACGGAGAAAAAAACTGACGAAGAAAAGGAAGTAAAGGAATGAAGAAAGGTAAACTTGGCGCAATCTTGCTGGCACTTGTGCTGATTATCGGCTTGGTTTGCTGCGTTGTGTGTCTGGAGAAGATTCCCGCAGGTTATGTCGGCGTTGTGTATAACATGAACGGCGGCGTTGATGGCGAGGTTTTGGAACAAGGCTGGCATCTGGTTGCTCCGACCAAAAAGGTGACCAAATATTCTATCGGTATTGAGCAGTCATATCTGACGGCTGAGGATAAGGGCGACTCACCCAAGGATGAGAGTTTCAACATCCCTACCTCTGATGGTAAGACTGTCCGAGTGAATATTGAGTTCTCATATCGTTTTGATGAGGCACGAGTCTCCGAAACCTTTGCAATGTTCAAAGGAAAATCTGGCGAGGCAATCAAGGATTCGTTTATTAAGCCCAAGGTTGTGGCGTGGACGCAGGAAGTTTCCGCAAACTACCCTGTCACCGACATCTTTGGCGACAAGCGTACTGAAATCAATGCCGAGTTGGATACCTATTTGCGTGAGAAGTTCGACCAGTATGGCATCATTATTGACACTGTAAACTTTACGGATATCTCAGTTGACGATGAAACGGCTGCGGCTATCCAGAAGAAAGTCACTGCTCAGCAGGAGCTTGAGTTGGCGAATATTGAAAAGCAAACCGCCAAGGTTCAGGCTGAGAAAGACAGAGAGGTCGCACAGATTAACGCAGAGAAAGCAGTTATTGAAGCAGAAGCAAAAGCAGAGACATTGCGTATTGCTGCGGAGGCAGAAGCTGACGCAAACCGCAAGATTGCGGCTTCACTTACCAATGAGTTGATTGAAAAAATCAAGTATGAGCAGTGGAACGGCGAGCTGCCTACGGTGACTGGCTCAACGCCCATCATTAGTCTCGAACCGTGATGGAAAAATGGTGGGACAATGCAAAAGATTGGGTTAAAGTTCTAATTTGCATTGTTGTCTCCATCGTCTCGATTGCGCTAATCATTCTTACGATGATTATGCCAATTGTTTGGAGCATCAAGCTGCATAACCCAGCCTTTCTGCTTTTGTGGTGCATCCCCGCCGGTATCTTTGTCGGCGTATGGGCTTACCAAGAGTTTTTTGATTTCTAAATAAGGAGGAGATTATTTGACAGCTGTATATCTGGTCATTCTATTTTTCGCTAAGGTGCTGGACAACACGCTTGGTACAGCCAAGACAATCTTGGTACAGAGAAATCGTTGTGTCCTTGCCGGAGTCGCTCTCGGCTTGTCAAATTTTATCTACCTTAGCATCACAAAAGATATTGTAACGAGTGACAGCAGCCTCGCCCTTGCAACTGTTTCCATTGCAAGCGGTGTTGGCTGCTGTTTAGCTGTCGCATTAAGCAACAGGTTCTCAAAAGACAAGACCTATGTGAACGTCATTATGTCGGATAATTTGGAGGCGATGCAAGAGTTTCGAGATTTTCTGGCAACACATCACATCACGAATGTCGCTGCAGACAGCTATACCTTGGACTGGAGCAAAAAGTCCATCACCATCACTGCCTATGCAGAGACAAAAGCACAGAGCAAACTGATTGATGATTACATCGCAAATAGCTCATTGAAGTTCAAAAGAGTTATCAGCAGAAGCTAAAAACGATGGTTTTAATAATTCAAAGGAGGGTGTCCTATGCGACATTTGGCAACAATCCGTGAGATTGCATCTCTTCGCCCGATTGCAGGAGCTGACCGCATTGAAGTTGCGCAGGTCGATGGTTGGGAATGTGTGGTTCAGAAGGGCGAGTTCCATGCAGGAGAGCATATCGTTTACATTGAGGTCGATTCTATCGTCCCAGAGCGCCCAGAGTTCGAGTTCTTGAGAGACAGAAAGTTTAGAGTTCGCACCATTAAGCTGCGTGGTCAGGTCAGTCAGGGTTTGGTTCTCCCACTGTCAATCCTTCCGAATGGCGCTCCCGCCGATTTGGGTGCCGATGTGACCGATGTTTTGGGCATTAAGAAGTATGACCCAGAAGCGCAGCAAGAAGCACAGCTCTTAACAAAGCAACCTCAGAAACCACAAAGTGCAATCGCTCGTTTCTTGATGCGGTTTAAGTGGTATCGTAAGTTGTTTATGAAACCCAAACGCAAGGGTGGATTTCCTGATTGGATTGTCAAGACGGATGAAACCCGCATTCAAAACCTTACGACGCTCTTTGAGATGGAGCGTAACAAGGGGACGAAGTTCTCTGTCACAGAGAAAGTTGATGGGCAGTCAGCGACGTATTACCTGCGCAAAGTCTCCAAACGTAAGTATGAGTTTGGTGTTTGCAGCCGTAATATCTATCTCGGAACACCGGATAACAGTTCTTACTGGACGATTGCTAAGAAGTACAATATCGAAAACGTACTGCGGCAGCTTATCGGTGATTATGAAACCATCGTTTTACAAGGTGAGATTTGCGGCAACCAGATTCAGGGCAACAAGTACCACATTAGTGGGTACGACTTGTTTGCCTTTAACCTGATTTATCCAGACCACAAGTGTGGCACGGCAGAAATCAAGAAACTGCTTGAGCCGTATGGAATTAAGACTGTTCCGATTGTTGAGGAGGACAAAACCCTGCCCGAAACCATCGCTGAGCTGGTCGAGTATTCCAAGGGAAAATCAGTGGTTCGTAAGGAACAAAAACGAGAAGGTGTAGTTATGCGCAATGTCCGAAGCAACATCAGCTTCAAGGTTATCAACCCTGACTTCCTTCTCGCAGAAAAGGACTGATTTTTAATGCCAAGAGCAGTAGAAGATTTGACAGGAATGGAGTTTGGTAATGGCATGGTAAAGGTTATTTCTCGTGCTGATAACGGAAATACCAGACACGCCAAGTGGCTATGCCAATGCGAGTGCGGAAAAATATTTGTTGAATATGCGCTCAACTTAAAGGCTGGACGAAGAAATTCTTGTGGTTGTTTGAGCAAGCGAAAACCAACAGACTCTATTAGTTTACACAGACTAAATCGCAGTGGAGACGACCCGTGGCATAATTTGGCAAATGCCATTGTTGCAGTCGCAGCAGATGATTATCGTTCGGCACTTCGTAATGAAGACGAGGGGTTGTTAAAAAGTCTGGAGCTGTTCTTCCATTCTGAATGGTACAGGATTTTGACAGACGTAGACGCAGACAGGCTTCTCGGAATGTTACGAAGAGAACGGAGCGGCTCATTACAAGCCGCTTACATATAAACAGAGCCGAGTTATTCGGCTCTTTTCTTTGAGCAATCCAGCCTATGATTGCTTGAAGAAAAGAATCGAAAGGAGTGACACAAATGCTCAGAGTTCACAGAGATTTCAAGGGGTTGTTGAAAGATGTGCAGGACGAATATGATTTCCTCGCTGAACTGAATAAGAGCCTGCAAAAGAAGGTCGCCGAATGGAACAAGGATGAAGAGATTCAAAGGGCAGTGGAGATGACTGAGTATTGTCGCACCCATTCCTTATGTCAGATGTCAGATAACGAGAAGAAAGCAGAAAGAGCGTTCAGAGACAGTCACTACAAGTCATGTAAGAATGGCAGCAAGTATTTGTACGAGTTGACCGGAACAGGCATTGGAACGGCGATTACAATTAAGTGTCCTGTCTGCGGCGAAGAAAAAGACATTACTGACTACGATTGCTGGTGAGGTGGTGGACATGATTTTTCGTGTAATTCTGTTTGCGCTGGCAACAGCAGCAGTCATTGGCGGTCTTGCATATTGGTTGAAGTGTCTTTGCCTGTGCGACTATGAAAATGCTTGTGACTATTCGCAGTGCGATAGTTGTCCGTTCCCTTGTGAGAGGCATAATTGTGGGTAAGGCGAAAAGAAAACCAAGACCATCAATGCCAGACTGGTTTTGGTGGGGGCAAGACGGGTGCTGGTTCTGCAAACAAAGAAATAACTGCAATCAGTGTAAGGCGAACCGTGAATATGTAAAAGAGTTCGGAGAGAAGAAGCAAAAAGGAAGACACACCAGCGCAAAGCGAGGAGCGCGGACGAAACTGCAATTGATGGAGGATGATTATGGATTTGTGGAAGGGATATGAGCTAAGCAGGACATATGTCCCAGCGGCTTATTACACGATTACATCGATTAAGAGCAAAAACGGCAGAGCAAATCCATTGCATGACGAGGTGCTCGGTCGAAAGGCATACGTTGTTTACTTGGAGGTCGGAGAGCGTGGCTTTATCAAGTATTTGCCCGATTATGACGACCGGTATCATTGCCTACATACATCTACTGTTTTGGATTTTACTCCGTGGGGAAACGGCGAAGACACAATTACTATCCAAACAGCAAATACGGAGTATATCTTGACGAAGCAGTAAGACTTTTCATCAGGAGGTCAATCATGCTTGAGTTCTGTGGAAGAAAGTTCACTTGCGATGAATGCCCAAACTGAGTTTTTTATCAGTGGTTATTGCAGTGATGCTTTTGAGGCGGACAAGCCGCAGGGCAAACTGTGTGAACCGAGAAAAACCGGGAGAGCATATCGGCGCAAGATGCGCAAACAGAAGAAAGAAAAGCTGATGCGTATTATGACCTACGGATATAAGTCAAGTATCGGCTATACAGACTGGGGTTGGAAAGACGGCGTTTATCAGCCGGTCGGAAGTTACATCCAGTACCCCAAGAACTCAAACAGGCAGACGTTTTGGAAGGCATATTCCAATAGAAAAATCAGACGCTATAAGGGCGACGTTCGTAAAGGAAATTCGTACCGGAGACATTTCGATTATGCGTGGGAGGTTGACTAATGGAGAATAAAAATATGCGGAAGCTCAATGTGACCGTCCAATGTATGGCTGTGTATAACAGCAGTATTATGGTTCCACGCGAACTGACGTTTGAAGAGGCAATCAAATATGCCAAAGAACATATTGACGAGATTAACCTTGGCGAACTTGAGTACATTTCAGACAGCGATGAGCTCGATGAAGAGAACTGCGACTTCGACGAGGAGGAAGACACCGACTCTGATTGTAGGGTGCTTTATGAAACTGGCATTGAGGAGCCAGAAATCCTTGGCTCCGGGTCAACGTACAGCAATGTTGTATATTTCCCTGATGAAGAGCGTGCCTTTGAAGAATTCCATCACTGTGGACGGAACTATCTGCACAGGATAACTTACCGCAAAAAGTCACCGTACACAACTACGGAGTGGTGGGACGAAGACCTGAAATGCTGGAGGAGCTAAGCCGCTATGGATATATTTTTTAAGAACGATGGTTCATACAGTCAATCAACAGTGGGAATCCCAGTTCTTGTGGACTACACACCGGTTGGATTTGTACGAGAAGTTAATGCCGACATGGTAACGTGCTCCCTATTCGATAAATTCATCGGGAAAGAGTGGTTGGCGCAGCGTCTGACGACAAAAGAACCGGACATATGCTCTGTATATATCGATACGAAATGATGGGGGTATAACATGGGAGTAAGTATCAGCGAGTTTAGAGGTGAGTATTATTTTCTGAGTAACTTCTACTCGGCACCAGTTACCTACAACGGAATGTGTTTTGAGAATAACGAGGCGGCGTTTCAAGCGGCTAAATGCCCAGAACGTATGACTGAGTTTTGCCGTCTGAATCCGTCAGAGGCAAAGAGGCTTGGGCGTAGGGTTAAGCTCCGTGGTGACTGGGAAGCGGTCAAAGATAGCGTTATGTATGAGATTTGCAAGGCAAAGTTCTCACAGAATCCTGATTTGGCAGACCAGCTTGTTGCGACCAAGGATGCCGAACTCATTGAAGGCAATACTTGGGGCGACCGCATCTGGGGCGTCTGTGATGGCGTTGGAGAAAATCGCCTTGGTAAAATCCTTATGCGGGTCAGAGCAGAAATGTGATGTGAACTATGAAGAAGGCTAACACTTATAAAGGAAAACTCGGCTGGCAGTCTGAGTTTAGCCACAGATATGCTTGCTGGGCGAACAACCACAATGGGTGGGCAAAAGCCAAAAAGTCCAACAAGCGGTTGGCTAAGCGCAGATTGAAGGATGAGCTACGGAAAGAACTTGTTTATAGCGCATCGGATAAACAAGTTGGAGAATGAGCGGAAGGAGAATTTATGAAGAGAGAAGATTTTATCTTTGACCATATGGATGATGAGTATGAAGACTATTGGTTCAAAGTCGTTGGCGATACAAAAGATGAGCTTACAAAGAAGTACATGGAAATGTGTATGGTTTCGGTGACCGAGGTCGTCTATTCCAATAAGGAGCAGGCTCTTGGCGTTAAGCGCCTCTTCCCATTCAACTACGATGTCATTATGCCAGATGACACAGAGCTAAAAGATATGTTGAAATCGCTGGTAAACGAGGTAAACGGCAGACATGAAGAAACTGAAACTTAACTATACCTGCACAGACCCAGATTGTGCCCAGTATATGGCAAAGATGACGGATACACGATACAGCTACATCGAGTACAGAGAGTGGTTTGGGAATTATATTGTATGTCACGCCGTTGTTGACCTGCAGGACTATACTCTGGACGAAATTTGCACATACTGCTCCTCATACTATGATTCTCTGGAACAGATGGTTGCCGACTACGGTTTTCGTGGAGCGTTGCAGATTATGGCAGAATGTATTTTTGAACAGCTTGGTTTCGATGATATGGAGTTTAATGCAGAACAAAAAAGTGAAGGCGCGGCAATTAAATTCATACACGAATGGATGAAAGGCTGATTTTATGACAGTCAAAGAATACAACCGTGACTTCCTCCCGCGTATCCAAAGAGCCAGAGAGTTTGTTTCGCTTTTTGAAAGTGCGATTAACCACATGGATGACGCGCGGGTTGATAAAGAAGAAGTACGAAAACAATTTCGAATACGGAGTTGGTCTGAAGAAACGAAGCAGACTATTTTGATAGCCCTTGCTCATTATAAGAAATATGAGGGGCTGGACAAAATTGAATCTATGGAAATCATTCACTGTCCAACGTGCGGGCACCATATAAACATACAATCCAATGGAACTACGGGGTACTGCCCGATATGCGACGAGGAGGTCTCAACATGAGGAAGTGCGATTTTTGCAAAAATGAATTAACTTGTTCTGGTGTTAATCGCAGCGAGTGTATCGTAAGAGACTATTTCAGATTCGAAATAGAACGGACTCCAGCCGACGAGGAAACCACAATAGCCCGTCTTCTGGTTGAGGCTGGTGGAGTGTTCAATCCGAGAGCTGTTGCGAAATACCTTGTTGCGCACGATGTCGTAATGAAAGGTTAATTCGATGACTAATTTCGAGGAAATTAAGAGGAAAATAGCCAATATGAATATCGATGAGCTGATAGAGTTTTGCGGCGGTGATACTTGCGAGAATGTGCTTTGCTCTTTTGTGAGCGATGGCGATTGTTGCGGGAATAATTGCAAGGTCAGCTATGATTGTGGAGGCTGTATTAAAAAGTTCTTGCAAAGAGAAACGAGGGTAGTCAGATGAAATGTCCATATTGTGAATCTGGGACAAATGATTTTGTTCCAATGAACCAAGCCGTTGAATACAGCGGCATTGAGATGGCTGTAAACAGGCAGGGAATGTTGAGGGTGAGAGTGCTTGACGACGATGGCAGTTTCACGACTCAAGATATCATTGAGATACGCAACTGCCCACTGTGTGGGAAACGATTTATGAAGGGTCGATGTGTATGAGCGGCATCGTCCATTACCCAAGATGTGGACACCATATAAACATCCCTTCTGATGGAACTGTCGGGTACTGCCCGATATGCGATAAGGAGGTTACTGACATGGAGAAAAGAACAATTTGGGTAAAGCCATCCTGCTTTGCTCCAGAGTTTGAGATGGTTATTCCTGTCCCGACAGACCGAGATGATGAGGAGTACATCGATGAACTGCTGGACGGAATTCTGAATAACGAGGTTCGCTACAATATCGAGTGGGATTTTGTAGACGGGCTAAGCTGACAATGGGAATATATGTGGTGGTGGAAGACAACCGATTGGAGGTGTGGTTGTGGTTGAGCGCAACGAACACGAGAGCGCGAAATACCAAGATGGTGACATTTATTTGAATCCATGCTTCGGCGACCTGTGGGTTGTGGATGGCGCATCGTTCATTAAAATCAATAACGGATATGCAATTGAGTTAGACGAGCCAGAAGGATTCATTAAAGTTAGACATATCGATGGAGTAATTAACAAGAGAAGTCAACCGACAAAGTGAGGGTTCAAATGACAGTCAAGGACATTCTTCCGAGCCATCCAGTTGAAATCATGGTTAGAACCAACTATCCAGAAAGCCTTTTGACGTATCTAAGCAGTGAGAGAATTGAACAGGGATTGCTTGTTGGTTATTGCTCTTGGGACGGTGAGAATCTCACCCCTGCGGATGGTGATTACTATTCTGTGGATGAAGTTATTTCAAAATATGAGTATGAAGAGGACGGCAGTCTAACATACTGGACTGTCTCTGAATGGGTGTAGACAACGACCGCTTTGTAGATTTGCTGTTATACATATTTCCTTCAGCAGCTTTTCGCCAAAGGCAAAAGTAAGAATTCGGCACTATGCTCGTAAACCAGAAGCCCGCTACGCGGGCGTTTTTCCCTTTTACTCACTCGCATTGCAAGCAACGCTCGTGAGTTCTGGTTTACGACCAATGCTCATGCACATCGGTTGAGGGATTTAGAAAAGACGACCGATGCGGAAAGCGGTTACAGTGAAGAGGTGGGGATAATTGTTATGTGATAAATGCTTACACAAAAAAGTGTGCAGGTTTGAAGTTCCAGATGAGGGGCAATGTGATGACTTTATTGACGAAGCCATCGTAGATAAATTTAACAGCATTGGATGCACATCATTTCGAATTAGCGCGGATTCCATAAAAGGAATACTCGACAGACAATTAGCCGAACCCCCGGCTACTCTTGGACGAAGCAATGCAGATTGAACTTCACGACACATACGGCGTTCTTCGGATAAAGACAGGCGAGTTCTTATTCGATTTGGAGGACTTGCCGCTCATAAAGGGACGCGACAGTTGGTATTGCGACAAGGACGGTTACCTTGTCAGCAGTTACTTCTATAATGGTATTCGACGCTTTGTCCGATTCCACCGACTTGTGATGCACGCGAAACCCGGTCAATGTGTTGACCACATTAACAAAAACAAAGCGGATAACAGGAAGAAAAATTTGCGATGTTGCGAGCGTTCTGAGAACGACAGGAATCGCAGCCTGTATTCGTGCAATACATCCGGTGTCGCTGGCGTCTACTTCGACAAAGAACGTAAGAAGTGGGTTGCCAGCATTACTTATAACCATAAGAAAGTTTACTTGGGAAGATATGCGGTCAAGGAAGAAGCAATCTTGGCTCGGCTGACCAAGGAGGTCGAATTGTATAAAGAGTTCTCGCCGCAACGAGGACTTTTGGAATCTCTAAATCTATAGGAGGCAAACATGAGGGTAATCTACAAGTATCCATTGGAGATTACAGCAGAACAGGTAATCAATATCCCGATGCTGTACTTCGATGACCGCGTTGCAAGATGCAACGAACAAGTTCTTCATGTGGATGTTCAAGACATGATTCGACCTTGCCTTTGGTGCATGGTTGACACCGAAAACCAGACATACCCGATGAAGGTTGTGACAAAGATGACTGGCGAGGAAATCCGAGAAGATGAGAAGGACAAACTGAAATATGTTGGTTCATATCTCATCGGCGGTGGCGATTTCGTGGGTCATGTGTTCGTATGTTACGAATAAAACCTGAGTTTTATAAGGAGAAAATGCTATGAAGTATATGCTGATTGAAGTAATGGAGCGAGAAATTTCCGAGCCTGAGTATTTCGATACGCACGATGCGGCGCATGATGAGATGTGCCGACGTGTCGCTGAGGTTTACGATATCTCTCCTGACGAAGTCAAAGAGTCTTATCTTGAAGGCGAAGACCTGAATGAGAACGCCGTGGTTCTTGAGGACATTGCGTGGGCTGAACGGTATGGTAAGAACTTTGATTGGAAAATCTTCGCCATTGAGCGAGATACTCCTGCGCAGGTAACAGCTCCTCCTCTGTTCAATACCCTGAGATAACGATGATGCGGTGACGGAATAGGTAGACGCGCTGCTGGTGTTAATAAACACCCATAGAAACGGCAGTCAGGGCGGCGCAAGACATACTGCGCGGCGGTTGCAAACGTCAATCGTGTTGAAAGTGCACGACTAATGGTTGTGGGGTGCAAATCCCCACCCGCATCTCGATAGGTCACCCTAAGTTACAGATACATATTCGAAAGGGGTGACACAAGTTGGAAACAAATAAACAAAATGAGATACGCAATGCTTATGAGCATAGCGCACAAGTCCAGTGTATTCCCGCTTCGATTAAAAAGACTACTGAGCACAGCGAAGAAGACCCATTGGTGGTCGCACCGTATTGCAGAGTCAGTACGGACAACAAAGACCAGCTCGCAAGCTACGAGCTGCAGTGCCAGTATTACAAAGAATATGTGTCGAAGCATCCGGGGTGGCGGCTTTATGACATCTACGCCGATGAAGGGATTTCTGGAACTTCCGTAAAGAAACGCACGGACTTCTTACGGATGATTGATGATTGTAAAGCAGGCAAAATCGACATGATTATCGTGAAGAACATTGCAAGGTTCGCACGAAATGTTGTTGACTGCGTTGCCACTGTGCGTATGCTCAAGGCACTGGACAAGCCGGTTGCTGTTTATTTTGAGGATATTGCAATCAATACCTTGACACAGACCGGCGAGCTTCTGATGGTCGTTATGGCTGCTATTGCGCAAGGCGAGTCAGAAGCAAAGTCTGAGAGCGTGAAATGGGGGTTCCAGAAAAGATTTGAGAAGGGGCTCCCAAAGCTCGCAGACCTCTATGGGTACACCAGAGATAAGAGGCTGCTGGAGATTTACGAACCTGAAGCGAATGTTGTGCGGCTGATTTATCAAATGTTCTACGATGACAAAACGATTCCTGAAATCTGCTACATCTTAAACCAGCAAGGTATTCCATCCCCACGAGGTGGTCAGTGGACATACTCTACGGTAAAGACAATCTTGACAAATGAGAAATATTCCGGTGACGTTTTGATGCAGAAGACCGTTACCGTGGATATCTTTTCGCATCGCTCTATTCGGAACGACGGACGTGCTAACCAGTTTTTTATCAAAGGCTATCACGAAGCGATTATTCCGAGAGAACTTTGGCTTGAGGTGCAACAGATTCTAAAGGGCGAAAATGTCGTTCCGGTTCCATCAGTTGATGAGGTGGCAGATTTGTCTGCATCTGATGTCCCTCGGATATTGGATGGCTTTTTTGTAATTAAACCTCGAAAGGATGGAAACAATGAGTATCTTAGACAACTTTGATGTGGTTGGTGTTCCTCGTACATTCAGTATTGCAGAGGTTCGAATCCTGAAGAACCGCATCTCCTTTAACCTTGCAACAGCTTCCGAGATTGGCTATCCGCCGTTTGTGCGGCTGTTTATCAGCAGAGACAAAACGCAGATTGCGTTGCAGCCTTGTGCCAAAGAAACGCCGAACGCGATGAAGTTCTTTACATCGGATTCTACGAAAGACGGAAAGCCCAAGAAGAGAATGATTCCGGTTGGAAATCGTGCGCTGACGGCGCTTGTAAAAGCCGGTATTGGCGTCGAGATGAATGTTCCGTTAAAGGCGCCGGGTGTTCGCTTCGCAGATGAAGGCGTCATCATCTTCGACCTCAAACAAGCAACTGACATGAATCAACCAAATGCTTGCACAGAAACTGGTCTGTGCCTGATTCCCACTCCAGCATATCCATTTGTTGAGATGCCGTCTGGATACTTCGCATCATAATTGCAGGTGTAAGCCTGCATACATACTTTGGAGGTGAACCCACTTGAGTAAGAAATATGATTCACTCGGCGACAGAATGAAAGGCTACGAGAATATTGCTCGCAACTATTTGACTCGTCGGATTCCAACCATTATCAGAGTGGACGGCAAGGCGTTTCATACATTCACAAGAGGTATGGAAAAGCCATTTGACCGCATCCTGATGACAACGATGCAAAATACAATGAAGTACCTGTGTGAAAACATTCAGGGCTGTGTCTTTGGATATACGCAGTCAGATGAAATCACGTTGGTACTTACGGACTATGCAACAATTACAACGGATGCATGGTTCGGATACAACATCCAAAAGATGTGCAGCGTTTCCGCTTCAATGGCTACGCTTGCTTTTTCAAATGCCTATGCTGCCGAGCTGTGGAAGAACTTTCCTGAAGCGATGTGCAGCAGTGACAATGGCACAAATAAGTACATTGAAACTCTGGTCGCAAAGATGGGTACAGCCATGTTTGATGCCAGAGTTTTTTCTATTCCAAAAGACGAAGTTTGTAACTGCCTGATTTGGCGTCAACAAGATGCGACTCGTAACAGCATTGAGTCAGTTGGTCATGCAAATTTCAGTCAAAAAGAACTCCACGGCAAGAGCTGCAACTCTATCCAAGATATGCTGTGGAAAGAACATGGCATCAATTGGAATGACTTCCCCGTTGATTGTAAGCGTGGTTCTGCTTGCTACAAAACAAAAGTTAAAGAGACCGCTCCTCTTCTCAACGATAAAGGCGACACCGAAATGGTTGAGGTCGTTAGAAACCGTTGGGTTATCGACCGAGAGCCTCCCATTTTCTCACAAGAAAGAGGGTACGTTGAAAAATGGATATGACACCGGCTGAAGTTGCTACTTGTATTTGCGATATCTATGAGAAACTCGGACGTTTAGAATGCCGCCTCGAAAATACACGAGGAGATTTAGTCACCACAATAGAACGAAACAGGCAGCACACAGAAGAGTTCCTGAACCAGCAGACAGATATCGAAAACAAAATCGATATAGCCCTGACAACGGCTGTCCATGAATTGATTGAGTATCTACGATACCAAGACATCCAAGCTTTGGATGAGGAAGAGTTTTTGCTAAGGGTTCGGGAGCTTATTCGTGTTGAGCAAGACGAACGCCTTCCGTTCTAAGGAGGAAAAATATGAGTTGCTATAAAGACGGTGGCTGTGGTATTTATGAGATGTATTCTTGCTATGAATGTCCAGCAAGCAAGCCGGAGTACCTTAAAAGAAAGTCGCGCGAGCCGCAAAGATTACAGGCAATCGGAAACCTGCACGACGTAGCCAAGCAGATTCTGGATGACGAAGTGGTCATTCTCCTCCGTCAATACGGAACAACGCTTGCACCGGGACGAATGGGAGATGAGAGTCGTGTTCCAAAGTGGCTGCTCGTTCTTGCGGCAGACAGAATCGAGGAGTTAAAAAATGCAAGAACAAAGCAATAAACAGTTCTACATTTCAGATTGGCATTATGGTCATGCAAACGTGATTGCCTTTGATAACCGTCCGTTCAAATCGCTTCTGGAGATGGACGAAGCACTGGTTGACCGGTGGAATGCAGTGGTTTCTCCGGGCGATATTGTGTATGTTCTTGGGGATATGTTCTGGTGTAAGGCACAAGATGCTATCCCTATTTTGCGTTCCTTAAAAGGACAGAAGTTCTTGATTAAAGGGAACCATGACCGGTGCAATGACAACAAGTTCTTGCGGGAGTTTGTTAAGGTCACAGAGTATCTCGAAGTGAAGGACAGCGGTCGAACAGTGATTCTTTGCCATTACCCAATTCCGTGCTTTAAGAATCACTTTTACGGTTCCTTCCACTTGTATGGACACGTTCACAATTCTTTCGAGTGGAACATGATGGAGCATGACAAGTATCTGATGGAGGAACTGTACACGACACCTTGCCAGATGTTTAATGTCGGAGCAATGATGCCGTGGATGGACTACACGCCTCGGACGCTTGATGAAATCATTGCGGCAAATTCGCATAACGAGGCTGTTAGAAATAAATGATGGCTTGAATCACTTGTGCCACAAGGCTTTGAAAGGCGCTTGATGAGTGGTATTAGTGCATCATATAAAACAAAAGGAGTGGTCACTTGTGATTTACCTTGACAATGCTGCCACCACACAAATGGATGAACGGGTTCTTGAAGCAATGATGCCATACCTGACAACGGAGTATGGTAATGCAGGAACCCTCTATAAGTTTGGACGAGCTGCGAATGAGGCTGTGCAGAAAGCCAGAGCGCAAGTGGCAGCTTTAATCAACGCAGAACCAGAGCAAATCATTTTTACATCTGGTGGTAGCGAAGCAAACAATTTAGTCTTTCGGGGTTTGAAGGACTATCTGAAGAGTATCGGTAAGACGCACATTTTGGTATCGGCTGTTGAGCATGATTCCGTCCTACGAGCCGCAGAATCGCTTATAAAAGACGGGTTTCATGTAGAGTATATTCCGGTATCCAGTGAGTGCAGGGTCTCTCCTGCTGTCATTGAGGGCGCATTACGGGCAGATACGGGGCTCGTATCTGTGATGTTTGCGAACAATGAAACAGGCGCAATCAACCCAATCGAAGATATTGGAACGATTTGCATGAAGCGCGGGATTCTGTTCCACACAGATTGCGTGCAAGCTGCGGGATGCTATCCTATTGATGTAGTGAAAATCGGTTGCGATTTCCTTTCGGTGTCATCACATAAGATTCATGGGTGTAAAGGCATTGGAGCTTTGTACGCAAAGGATAAGTCCAAACTTACACCCATTGTATATGGTGGTTCAGAGCAAGAGTTCGGGCTGAGGGGCGGAACAGAAAATGTTGCTGGTATCGTGGGATTCGGAAAGGCTTGTGAGATTTCATCGAAGAGTTTGCACGAAGATACGGTGTGGGTTTCAACATTGAAACAGCGATTTTTCATGGCGCTGAATGAAGCGCTTAAAGATACGGGTGATGAAAGCTGCGTCCATGTAAATGGTATGTCGATTCTTACACCCGGAAAGACAATTAACTTGAGAATGGACGGCGTTGATGGTGAAACGCTCTTGCTTATGTTGGACGGCAAGGGAGTTTGTGTTTCTGCCGGGTCTGCGTGTAGGAGTCACGAAGCAGAACCAAGTCACGTTTTATCTGCAATGGGATTATCCAAAGATGAAGCGCGGTCTTCCATCAGAATTTCGTTCTCAAAGAAAAACACGGCTGATGAAGCCGTAAGAGCTGCACAGATTTTAGCTGGGTGCATTTCAGCACTCAGGGCGAGAGAAGAAAAGGAGTAAGGTTATGACGATTGAGCAAATCAAAGAGATGGTCAACGGTTCTGCTTATGATTTCCTTAGAACAAACGAGCACCTCGGGCGCAAGATTATCTTTCTTACGCTTGGTGGCAGCTATTCCTATGGAACGAACGTCGAAACATCCGATGTTGATGTAAGAGGGTGTGCGTTGAACAGTGAATCAGATTTGCTTGGTCTGACGAGCTTTGAGCAGGTCGTTAATACACAAACGGATACGACAATCTATGCTTTTAATAAGCTGGTGAGCCTGCTCTTAAATTGTAATCCAAATACGATTGAAATGCTTGGGTGTAAGCCAGAGCACTATTTCTATATCTCAGACATTGGCAGAGAAATGATTGTCAACAGAAAAATGTTTCTGTCCAAACGAGCAGTCCATTCTTTTGGAGGTTATGCGAATCAGCAGCTCCGGCGCTTGGAGAATGCTCTTGCGCGAGATAGGCTGTCACAGGCAAGAAGAGAGGAACATATCCTCAACTCTATGAAAGGCGCCGTTAAATCATTTGAGAGTCGATACACGATTTTTGAAAATGGCAGCATTGTTCTCTATACAGATGAGAGTCCGCGAGAGGATTTAGACCGTGAGATTTTTGCAGATATCCAGCTTAAAAAGTATCCGGTCAGAGAGTTCAATAGTGTAATCAACGACCTGACGAATGTTATCGGGACGTATGAGAAGCTCAACCACAGAAACCACAAGAAGGACGATGAGCATTTGAATAAACACGCGATGCATCTTATTCGTTTGTACCTTCTCTGCTTGGATATTCTGGAGAAAGAGGATATTGTCACATATCGTGGTGATGACCTACCTCTGCTGATGAGTATCCGTAAGGGTGACTATCAACTGGAAGATGGAACATATAGACCAGAGTTTTTTGAAATGGTTTCTGACTTTGAAAAACGACTCAATTATGCAAAGCAAAACACGAGCCTCCCAGATAACCCAGATATGAAGAAAGTTGAGGAGTTCGTTATGAGTGTAAACAGGAGGGCGATTGATGCATAGGATTTCTATCCCCAAAGGTGCGCGAGCAGTTCTGCTGAATCTCCGATATGAAAACCATGAGGCATATGTGGTTGGCGGATGTGTCCGAGACAGTCTGCTTGGGAAAGAACCAAAAGATTGGGATATCTGTACCTCTGCTACACCGGATGAAGTTAAGGAACTAATGCATCGTCGTGGCATAAAGACAATTGATACTGGGCTGCAGCATGGAACAGTAACGGTTGACATGGGCACTGTTGGGAAGTATGAAGTCACAACGTTTCGAATTGATGGAAACTATACAGACGGGAGGCACCCTGATTATGTGGAGTTTACCGAGAGCATTTATAAGGACTTGTCTCGCAGGGATTTCACCATCAACGCTATGGCGTACAACAGTGCTGGATTGATTGACCCCTTCCACGGGAGAGATGATTTACAAGCAGGGATTATTCGCTGTGTTGGCAATCCTGATGAGCGTTTTGAAGAAGATGCGCTTCGCATTTTGCGAGCGCTGAGATTCGCAGCGACCTATGGCTTTTCTATCGAAGAACAGACAGCCGCTGCCATCCACAAGGATGCTTGGATGCTAAAACGTATTGCTGCAGAGCGAATCAATGGCGAGCTTTGCAAAATGCTGCTCGGCGACGGCATCTTGAATGTGCTGCTGAATTTCTCAGATGTTATTGCGACGATTATTCCAGAAATGGAGCCTTGCATTGGGTTTGAACAGAACAACAAGTATCATCAATACACTGTGTACGAGCATATCGCCCACGCTGTCGCGAACTACAAGGGTACCGATGTGTCTGTTAAGGTAGCCTTACTACTCCACGACATCGGAAAGCCACAATGCTACACTGAAGATGAAAACGGTGGGCACTTCCACGGTCATGGGGTACCAAGCCGTGATATTGCAGAACAAGTTTTGGATAGACTGCGGTTCGATAATAAGACAAAGCAGGAAGTTCTTGAACTCGTGCTTTATCACGACACTATGATTGAGCCAACACCCCGCACAGTCCGCAAATGGCTGCATAAACTCGGTGAACGTCGGTTCTCGCAGTTTTTGGATGTGCGGATGGCTGATATTCTTGCCCATGCAGAGGGTACACAGGAGTCCAGAATCGAAAGATGCATTGCACTCGGTTCCATTATGTCTGAGGTTTTAGAAGCAGAGCAGTGTTTCGCATTAAAAGACTTGCAAATCAACGGAAGAGATATTATGAACCTCGGCATTGAACAAGGAAAACGTGTTGGCGAAATCCTTAACAGCCTTTTAGATGAAGTGATTTCGGGTGCTTTAGAAAACGAACACAATGCTTTGATGCAGAGGGCGGTGGAGCTTCTTGGCTGAACCCAAATACCCCAAAGGTGAAAGAGTCTGGGTTGGATATTATAATGCCGAGCATGAGCTCTGCTTTATTCTTACCAGTAAAGAGAGCCGTGAGTTTTATTTCCTGTATGAGCTTGTTGACGGAGAGTTTAAGAAGCTTGGAAAAGCACGGACACCGAAAGAACTTGAGGATAAGTTCGAAGTTTCGAAGAGAATGAGGTGTGCGCAATGATGTCTGATTTTGAGTATGATTGCTGGCAGCGTAAACGTATTGCACAGCAAGCAAAGTACCGCAAGTGCGGAAGCAAGAGCAAGAAATGCTCAATGTCAACAGACCACATGACGCAAAAACAATGGAAAGAAAGGAATGGGAAAGTTGTGACCGTTAATTTGAACCAGCCAATTACATGGGATGACTTCAAGGCACTGACGGCTTCAATGCAAGAAGAGTATCTCAAACACATGATGGAAAACTATGGCGCTAACGCAACGAGTTTTGCCGCCATGTTCGGAGTGCAACCACTTACGATTCGTCGGCATATCCAAATGAACAAGCTGAATATCAAGTTCCCAGTTGGTCACTCTATGAGTACAGCGCAAAAGGATGCGTGGGATGAATTGCTGCATGGGAAAACATCTGATGAGGATGCCGAAGTAGAAGTAGAAGATGTACCAGCTACCAAGTTGGACGAAGCAGCTTCCAAACAGAGTATGGATATGAAGCGCTTTTCATTGTGCTTTAACGGGAGAATTGATGTCAACATGATTGCGAATTCTTTGCTACATATCTTGGGCGACAATGCAGTTGGAGAGGTTGAAATTGTGTGCAACCTTGGTTGATTTGCCTTGATAATCTGTATCTTTGTGATAGAATTGAATTGAAGGAGTGGTCAAATGGATAACGGCTTTGACTTGAAGTTTATGTCAGACGAGGAGCTGCGAAACGCAATGGATGAGTTCATCGACAGCGTTAAGGACGATGTCGCAGCAGATGAAGAAAAGACAACGGTTTTGAATCCGATGAAGCTGCAGCAGATGCAGTTTGCTCATGCGGCACTAAAATACATTACAAGGGATTCTGACGTTGAAGTTTCCTACAAATTAAATACACCGTTCAAAACGATGGGGAGCATCAGTGTCGAGGGAGAGACGCTGGCTTTTGACAAACCGGAGTGGTTTGCGAGAGTAGCAGAGTTTGCAAACAACATGGAGGTCTATCCATTGGTTAAGAACCGAGTCCGTTTGACATTTACATTCCACGGTCTCACTAAACCGATTGAATAAGAGGAGGCTGGAATGGAGTACACAACTTGCAAAGACTCCGTCATGGAGTTGATTAGCGATGGTTCTAAGGTCTTTGGACGCGACTATAAGATTTCAGAAGAAATGCTTTCTAAAATCGATGAGATTTGTGATGGCGTGGATGAGTTGGTATCTGAAATTGAATGCGAAAGTGTCCATGCAGATATTGAAGAAAAAACAAAGACACTCCGTATTGTCATTGTGTGTGATGAGCTTGAGCTTCACGGAGGGAGAACCAACGGGTTCTTCAAGCTAATTACGAAACTGAACTCTTTTAGCTTTTCAAAGCAGGGTCGAGAGTTCATCAAAATTGAGTTGAACATTTCGAATGTATGGGAGCGTATGAGTGAATGAGAAAAGAAGAGGGCGGCTAAGAGACGCCTTGAAAATGCTGAGCAGTGCTGCATCCATTGTGGAAACAGTCTGCGACAGTGAGCAAGACTGTATGGATAACTATCCTGAAAACTTGCAAGGAACAGAGAAGTTTGAGCGTATGGAAGATGCGGTTGATAGTCTCAGTGATGCGCTCGAAAAGATTGATGATGCGAAAGGACATATCCAGTCTGCGTTAGGCTGATGTAGTGGTGGCTTTATGGAACTTGTAATTGCTGTGATTCTCGGAGTTATCTTGCTCATTAAATTTGGGTCAGATAAAAACGCAGTGAGGATTACTCGAAAGGCGTATGACAAGAAACAGCAGGAAATTTCGGAGTGGAAAAGTGTAGTGACAGACCGCAGCCTTGAGCAGCGACTGAAAAGCTTTATCCATAATCCAGACAATAAAGAACAAGTTTCTGAGGAAGTTGCTCCTGTATATGAGGGAATCTTCGCCGGTAAGCAACTTTGCGAGTTGTTTCCAAAAGAACGGTGGTGCAAACCAAAAGCAGGATGGACGCCAGAGTATCACGAGCAAGTCCAGCGAGAAGTATGTATGAAGAACTCAGAAAACGCGCTTAGAATTATGATGGCAAAGCGCGGGAAGATTTTGGACTATGACGCAGACAGAAGCGCATCTTACAGCCCCAGTGTAATATCAAGTGGTATCTCAGCAGATTCTCCATTGACGGCGTATGTTCTTATCTGGTGTGCGAAAGCCATAAAGGAACATGGGGTGCCAAATGAGTTTATTGTTCCATCAATCGGTAAATATGGAGCAGGTAATATCCATTGGGAATTATAAAAAAGTAGGGCGTGAGCCCTACTTTTTCAATCCTCAAACAAATAATCTGGAAGGTCAATTTTTTCTTTCAGCAGCACCTTACCGCAGGCTTTTACAGAACGTCCGCTGTCGGCTGAGACGAAGATGTTTGTATGGCGAAGCTCTGGGTTTGCAGAAACCAAAACCAGATTGTTATTATCATCAAGATAGTATTGCTTACAATACATTGCTCCATCGACACAAAAGATGCCAACATCTCCAACTGAAAGCTCTGCGTCTTTTTTTACATATACCATATCACCATCATGTATATATGGGTACATACTGTTACCTTGGATATAAACAGCGTAGTCTGCTTCCTCTGGTACGGAGCTATCAACAAGAATCATCTCGAAGTCAACCCCGTCGAGAGGTACAGAGCTACCGGCAGCAGATGGAGTAGTATAGCGTGGAATGAATCGCTCGCTGTTGACCTGCTGAAAATCTATGACCTTTGGAACGACACGAATTGTTTTAGCGGCATCGACCCTTTCCTTCTCAAGTACACAGATTGCGTCAACTGCTTTTTTGCCATAGTTGTCAAGAGCTTGATAGCTGGACAATAGTTTTTTTTCGGCAGAAGTGAGAACCAAAGCGTAGTTTGGTGTGTTCTCCAAATGGAAGTCCAGTAGCGTGTCTATCGATATATTGAGAGCCCGCCCGAGAGAAAGCAGCGCATCCATTGCGGGTTTCTTAGCGTTGCGTTCCCAAGCGCGAATTGTAACCGTGGAAACACCCACTGCATCTCCAAGATTTTGCTGTGTGAGGTTCCGTTCTGCACGAAGGCTCTTTAGCCTCTGCCCGAAGTCCATGTTAAAGTCCTCCAAAAAAATAGCCCAAGTTTTGATGTTGACAGACCACTGTGTTTGTGGTAGCATAAAACCGCAACAACTGTTTCTATTGACAGATTAACACAAACAACTGTTTCTGTCAATAATTAAAAAGGTAGCTCGCCAATATAGACGAGCTACCACAAAACGCACACTGCCATGAACACCAACGTAATAACAGCGTGCAACGACCCGTTAACGACAGGTCGAAGTCATCGTTGACACCACTCAGCAATGACTCACTTGTAGTATAACACGGGATTTCTCGTAAATCAATGGAGGTTTTTACTACAGGATGAAGAAGATAGTCTCAGTCAAGGAACTTAAAGAGTATTGTGAAAACCATAAGCCTCAGCAGATTTCCTTTTACACAGAGAACCAGAGTTGGTATTGCGTCTCAGACCCATGCAAATTCAAGTTATCATTCCCGGTTATGTTGATATGCGAGAACCCCAATATGATTTGCTTGAAATCTGGAGCAAATACCTTATGTTTTGACCGAGTACGTTGTGTCGAGATAGACACTGAAATGACCGTGATTGGAACTGTTTTCACAGTTTTTTGTGGAGATAGAAACGACAAAGAACAAGAAATCACCTACACCTTGTTAGCCGGTTAAATATTTTTTGATGTTGTTTATATAATTGACTTGACTCTGCCATATTGGACGTGCTATACTCCAAACATCAACATAATTGTATTTAAGGGGTTTAGCATATTGGGTTTTCAGAATAACAAAGAGCGGGTTCCGCAGATTGGTGAAGTGTATTTGATGAAGTTCGGTGGCAGTGGCAGCGAACAGAGTGGTTGGCGTCCGGGCGTCGTCTTCCAGAACAACATGGGGAATGCATACAGCCCCAACATCATCGCACTCCCACTTACCAGTTCGCTCAAAAAGACGAACCAACCTACACACGTTATCATCAAAGCAGCAGATAGTGGGCTTCGCAGAGACAGCATGGTTCTTTGCGAAAACCCAGAGCGTATGTCTAAAGAACGCCTCGGGCAGTACATCACTACGTTGTCAGAGGAGCACATGAAGCAAGTTGCCGAAGCAAACTTGCTGGCGACGGGTGCAATCGCCTATCTGGACATCGAAGCGCTGCTTGCTGTGTGGAAGAAAGCCGCAGCCCTAAACGCTGTTGTACCAGCATAATGCTACATACTAAGTAGGAGGCTCGCTATGTACAATGCGGAGTTAAAGTCAAGATTCGTTAAGGACTATACCAAGAGTATCAACACGGCTAACGTTGCCACAACTGTTTTCGAAGCGTTTGAACCGTATGAAACTTCGTGGAATGCAGACCTCTGTACAAGAGACAGAGAAGAACTGCAGCCAGCTATCGATGAGATACTTGCACTGCGCTCCAGAAGCCAGTGGATGTCTCTCACGATATTAAAAGAGTATGTAAAATGGTGTATTGCCATGAAGGTTCCAGACGCTTGCGATGGGATGCTTAATATTGAGGCGGCGGGGTTAGCAAAAGTTAGGCGGCAGATGGTCTCAAGTCCACTCCATCTTCAACGTGTTCTTGATGAGGTCTTTGACAAAGAGAGCGAAGAGACAATCGATGTCACCTACCGTTGTTATTATTGGATGGCTTTTGGTGGCATCAAAGAAGATGATACACTTCTCGTAAGAGCGTCTGATATTGACTTCGCCAACATGGAAATTGTCTATCAAGATACGCACGTCCCGCTTTATCGTGAAGCACTGCCAGCGTTCCATAAAGCAGCAGAACTCAATAGCTTCTGCTACAAGAATCCCAATTACTCTCGAACGATTACACGAGATAGAGTTTCTGGCGATACTTTGATGCGTGGTATTCGCGCAGTAAAAAAGACCGCAACACTTCGTTCAATTCTATCTAAGAAATCAGCAAAAGCCATTGAAGATGGACTCACCCAGCAACAACTTAGTTTCTACAGAGTATGGATGTCAGGGTTATTCTATAGAATGTACGATAGAGAACGAGCCGGTATTCCGGTCGATTTCTCAGAAGCAGCTACAGACTTTGTCGCTGACAGAACTTATGTGCTCAACGGAAGAATCAAGTTGGAGCACAAGCAGAACCGTATAGAAAAAAATTATATGGAAGATTATCAGCGTTGGAAGCTGGCGTTTTCAATCTAACGAAGCAAATGAAGAGATTCCCACAGAAGTGGGTTTCTCTTTTACATATATCAACATAATTAAATAACATACATCGCCGAACGGCTTAGGTATAAATCTGGAAAGAAAGGAGAAAGTGTATGGCTTTCAAGAAGACAAAGCAAGAGGCATTGGACTTGCTGCAGGAAAAGGAAAAGCGTCTGGCTGAATTGACAGAAGAGTCCGCATATGCGGTTCAGATGGTTCAGAACACCATTGATAATCTGCAAGCGGTCAACAGTGACATCCAGACCACGATGGATGAAATCGATACATATATGCAGCGGTTGAATGATACTCGCAGCAGCCTCAGCACCACTCACGACAAGAACGAAAAAATCATGCAGAACTTCGCCAAGCTGTTGTGCGTTGATTAAGGAGGAGATTCATTGAGCGAATTAAAGGAAAGATTTCTCGCGGTCTACAAGGAAACAGTTACGCGAGAAGGTTCGGACTCTTTGCTGGACTGGCTCGAACATTCTGATTTCTTCGTGGCACCGGCTTCGACAAGGTATCATGGATGCTATGAGGGTGGGCTTTTGCAACACTCTCTTAATGTTTATGATTGTTTGAAAATCGGAATCGAGGCAGCCGGACTACAAGGCACCTATAGCGAGGAAACAATCGCAATTGTTTCTTTGATGCACGACCTTTGTAAAGTCAACTACTACAAAAAGGGCTTTCGGAATGTCAAGGATGAAGAAACTGGGCAGTGGTATAAAAAAGAGGTTTATGAGGTTGATGAAAAATTTCCCTGTGGAGAACACGCAGATAAGTCTATTATCATCCTTCAGAATTTCATTCGCCTTGAGCCAGAAGAAATCTTGGCAATTCGTGCCCACATGGGCGGTTGGGACACCGCAGTAAAAGGTGGTAACGCTTTCATTGGTAAGATTTTTGAGCGTAGCAAACTGGCGCTCCTGTTGCATCTTGCCGACATGGGAGCGACATATTTAATGGAGGGGTGAAATGGCAGAACAGATGAACATTTATCAGAAACTTGCCAGAATCAGAAAGCAAGTGGAGGTCATCCAGAAGAACAAGAGTGGCTACGGTTACAAGTATGTTTCCGAGGATGAGATTCTCGCAAAAATCTCGGTATTTATGGACAAGTATGGTCTGTCTCTGATTCCGAACATCAAGCAGGGCAGCACAATTGTGTCCCCATATACATACAAAAAGACCAAGACTACCGGCAAGGGTGATATCTATGAAGAAAACAACAACGAGGTCTTGGTTAGCGCGGATATGATGTGGTCTTGGGTTGATAACGACAACCCGGAAGAGCGTATCGATGTTGAGTGGGCGCTTGTTGGGCAACAGGGAGATGCTTCTCAGGCGTTTGGCTCTGGTTTGACATATTCGAATCGTTATTTCCTGCTCAAGTTCTTCAATATTGCTACACCCGATGCAGACCCTGATGCATTCCGTAGCAAGCAGAGAGCGGCGGAAACAGCAGAGGACAAAATGATTGCCGAGCAAATCATTCAGAGTTTTGATGAGACACTGAAAGAGTATCTCAGTGTGCATAAGGATAAAACAGACGATGTTAAAAAGTTTGTATCCAAGTACGCAAAGGGCGGCAACTACTTTGCAATTACAGAGTCCGTGTTGGCAGGAAAACTCCTGTCGGATTTCAAGGAAACGTTTAAGATTGAGGAGTGATACACTATGGGTTTTCGTACAGGTGCCTATGCAAAAATTTGGGAAGTAACTCCCATGAGCGACACGAGCACAAAGGTTCGGTTGTCGGTCAGCAGAAAGAACAAGCAGACCAATGAGTACGAGCAAGACTTTTCCGGTTTTGTTCTTGCCATTGGAACTGCGGCGGCAAAGAAAGCTGCTTGTCTGAAAGAGGGCGAGCGCATTAAGCTTGGAGACGTTGATGTCACGACAAAGTACGACAAGGAGAAAAAGGTGACGTACACCAACTTCAAGATGTTCTCCTTTGAAGTTGAGGGCGACGAGAGTAGCTCTCAAACCACAGACCCTCAGCCTACGGTTGATGATGGCGAAATTGATGACAGCCGGTTGCCATTCTAAGGTAATCGCCTATGGGAGAAGTAAACTACGCACCACTCATTGATGACATGGTGTGGAGCTACTCACGAATAAAGGCTTTTGAGGATTGCCCGTATAGGTGGTACTTGAAGTACATAAAGAAGTTTCATGGTAAGGATATGTTCTTTTCAAGCTATGGTACTTTTATGCACAAGCTTATTGAGTTGTATCACAAAGGTGAAAAAACGCCAAGGCAGATTGTCGATATGTACTTGCAAGACTTCAAAACTGAAGTTGTGGGACGTGCTCCAAACAGGAAGGTGTTCAGTAGTTACTTTACTGGCGGCTTGCAATATCTTAAAGCACTTCAGCCATTCCCGTATGGCATGGTTGGTGTCGAAAAGAAAGTTGACTTTGTAGTAAACGGTATCCCGTTTGTTGGTTACATAGACTTCCTTGGGGAAAAAGATGGTGACCTATATGTCGTAGACAACAAGTCGAGGATTTTGAAACCACGAAGCAGCAGAGCAAAACCAACTAAGGCTGACGAAGAGTTGGATGCTTATTTAAGACAGCTTTATATCTACTCTGCGGCAGTTGAAGAAGAATATGGTAAGACGCCAAAGAGTCTTTGCTTCAACTGCTTTAGAGATAAGCTGTTTATCATAGAGCCATTTAAGGAACAGGCATACGCCGAATCTAAAGAATGGCTTGCAAAGAGCATCGGAAAGATTCGTGAGGAATCAGATTTCAAACCATCAGTAGAGTTTTTCAAATGCACACACCTGTGTGAGATGCAGGATATGTGTGAGTATTACGAGTTGATGAGAAAGAGGTGATGAATTATTAGGGCAAGTGAAGACATGGCAAGGGTTGAGAGCGAAGCTGGCATTATCGCTACGCTGATTCATCACCCGGAGTTTTCATATTACTCAGAGCAACTGTTGCCAAACCATTTCACTAACGAGGAGAACCGCTATATCTATCAGGCAATTTGTTCTCTTGCACGAGACGGGATTACGACGATTGACCCGTATAACATTATCCAAGCGCTGTCTGCGAAAGAAGCGACAAGGCGTTTTGCAGATGAGCTCAGCATCGACCAGCTCTATACATTGATGGACAACAGTGACAGCATTGCTCGAAATACTGTTGAAGAGTACAAGCTGCTTGTCAACAATGTTATGGATGCGGCTTTTAGGCGGGATACTTTCCAGCAACTCAAAGAGTGCCAGAAGCTTTGCACTCAGCCGTCCGAAGAAAACATCGAACAGAAAATCTACAAGATGCTGGATGATGTGATGATGGAGTTCTCAGCAACAAATGAAGTCCCGCCATACAAAGATGTCGTAGATAAATGCTGGGAAGAAATCAAAGGTAGGCAAGGCGCTGGATACGCAGGTATTCCCTTTAAGTTTCCTGCATTGAACGATTATGCAACCATTGAGCGTGGAGAACTGTTCATCTTTGGCGCAGAGCAAAAGCAGGGCAAGAGTATGATGCTTTTGAATTGTGCAGTTGACTTGCTGAAGCAGGATTACGCAGTCCTCTATCTGGACAGTGAGCTAAACACGCGACTGTTTACATCAAGAATCTTGGCACACCTATCTGGTATTGAGTACAAGCGATTGACATCTGGCAATTACAGCGACGAAGAGGAAAAGCGTATTCTGGATGCAAAGGAATGGTTAAAAACGCGCAAGTTCACACATATCTATATCCCAATGTTTGACCAACAGAGCATTTTTACGGCTGTGAATAAGGTGAAACATACGCAAGGGCTTGATGTTCTTATTGTTGATTACTTCAAGGGTAAGGGCGAGGGCGATGCGTTTGACAGCTACCAAGAGCTTGGCAGATTTGTAGATATGGTGAAGAATCAGATTTGCGGTGAGATGAATATTGCTGGTATTGGCGCCGCTCAAGCAACGATTACCGGTAAGCTTGCCGATAGTGCAAAAATTGCTCGTAACGCATCAACCATTGCAATGATTTCCGATAAAACCCCAGAGGAAATCGAAGCTGATGGTGCTGAGTGCGGCAACAAAAAGCTCCGTGTAACTGTAAACCGTAATGGTATGCAGATGACGCAGGACGAATACATAGATTTGCTGTTCGATGGAAATCACATCCTCTATGAACAGGCGAAACAGCATATTCCACAGACACCTTTTTAAGCTGTCAACATAATTAAATAAAATACGGAAGGAGGGGTGGGGTGGAGCTATCTGAGCTGATTGAATCAGTCGATATCCTTGAATACATCTCGCAATATACAGAGTTCACAGAAAAGAACGGAGAATATTGGGCATTGTCGCCATTCAAAGATGAGAAAACCCCCTCCTTCTCCGTTCGTAAGGAAACAAACTCATTCTACGACTTTTCATCGGGTATCGGCGGTAACGTACTGACATTCATTCGGTATTACGACAAGTGTGGTTATGCTGAAGCTATCGAAAAACTGAAAAATTACAGCGGAGTCGATAGTAATGTGGTCGCCAGAAAGAAATTGGCGACAGTTGAGGTCGCCAAGAGGTTTATGCCGCCGAAAAAAGTGCAGAAGCAGTCAAAATCAACTGTGCTTCCAGACGATTATATGGAACGGTATGAAAAAAGACCGGACAAATTAGCTGTTTGGGAGCGCGAGGGCATATCCAAAGGTTCACTCGACAAGTTTGGCGTGTACTACGACAGCTTTTCGGATAGATTGGTCTACCCAATACGGAATCCAAATGGAAAAATCGTAAATGTAGGTGGTAGAACGCTTGACCCGACATGGAAAGAAAAAGGTTTGCGTAAATACACCTACTTTATGGCGTGGGGTGAGCTGAAAACTATTTATGGTCTTGCAGAAAACATGGAAGGCATCAGGGAAAAGGGAGAAATCATTCTTTTCGAAGGATGTAAGTCAGTTTTACTCGCAGATACATATGGGGTACACAACACTGGTGCGATTTTGACATCGCATCTTAATCCGAATCAGATGAAACTGCTGGTCTCCCTTGGGTGCAGGGTGGTTTTTGCCCTTGACAAGGATGTTTGCATCAGGGACGACCACAATATCAAGCGGTTAAAGCAGTTTGTCAACGTTGAATACATTTGGGACAAGGAAGATTTGCTTGGCGATAAGGACAGTCCTGTCGATAGAGGTCAAGACACTTGGAAAAAACTCTACGACGGGAGGCTGTCATGGCGATGAGCAATCAATACACCCTATACCACTTGCATAGTGACCTTTCAAACGGTGTTACCAACATTGACTCCGTTACAAAGTACGGTGAATACATAGAGCGTGCCAAAGAGTGCGGCATGAAAGCAATGGCGTTTACGGAGCATGGCTCTGTTTTTGAGTGGTGGCACAAGAAAAGTGCTATCGAAGCTGCTGGAATGAAGTATATCCACGGCATCGAGGCATATCTTACGCTTAACCTCGACGAAAAAATCAGAGACAACTATCACTGTGTCTTGCTTGCGAAGAACTACGATGGGTTCTTAGAACTCAACAGCCTTGTGTCTAAGAGTTTCTGCAGAACCGACAACCACTTTTACTATGTCCCACGAATCACGTTCAACGAATTGTTTGCGACATCTGACAACATTATCATCACTACGGCTTGTGTCGGTGGCGTTCTCGGAAAAGGTGACGAACAGGTTCAGCAGTATTATCTGGATTTTCTTGAACGAAATAAGCACCGCTGTTTTTTAGAAGTCGGTCACCACATGGATGAGAAGCAGGTCACCTACAACGAAAAACTGTTATTGCTTAGCAAGAGTACCGGTGTCCCTTTGATTGCAGGAACTGATACGCACGTCCTCAATGCAGAGCATGAAAAAGGAAGAAGTATCTTACAGGCATCCAAAAACATTACGTTTGATGGTGAAGAACGTTGGGACTTAAAGTTTAAGACTTACGACGAGTTAGTTGCTGCATATAGAGAGCAAGGGTCGCTTCCAGAAGCAGAATATATGCAAGCCATTGAAAACACCAATGTGATGGCAGATATGGTAGAACCGTTTGAATTAGATAGAGGTACAAAGTACCCACATATCTACTCTGAACCCGAGAAGACGTTCCGTGACAAGATTCAGACAGCAGTTGAGAACCACCCATATGCACTCAAGCATCACACAAAGGAAGAGTTGCAGGAAACTATCGATGAAGAGTTCGATGTTTATAAGGCAACGAAGTCAATTGACTTTATGCTGCTCCAAACTTACTTGCGTGAGTGGGAAAAGCAAAACGGCATCCAGTGCGGCTATGGTCGTGGCTCAGTTTCAGGTAGCATGATTGCGTATCTCTTGGGGATTACGCAGATGGATAGTATGAGGTATGGTTTGAATTTCTTCCGCTTTATGAATCCGTCCCGTGTTACAAACGCTGATATTGACACGGACTATTCTGGCAAGGACAGAGAAACAATTAAGCGGTTCCTGCTTAAAGATAAGATGAATCTGCCGAGTATTCGTTCAGCAGAAATTATTACCTTTAATACCATTGCACTCAAAGGTGCAATCCGCGATGTTTGCCGCGCTCTCTATAAAGACCGCGCAGACATGAACTATCTTCAAGTGGCAAACCACATCTGCAAAGAAGCGGAGCTCCATGAAGATGCTATCCGAAAGAAGTATCCAGATGTCTTCAAGTATGTAGATATCGTTAATGGAACAATCGTCTCCATCGGTACACACCCGAGTGGAGTCCTTATCAGTGACCTACCTATTGACCAAACGGTTGGTCTGTGCAGTATCTCCACATCCGAGTATCCGGTATCCATGATTAACATGAAAGAGCTGGACGACTTGATGTATGTCAAGCTTGACATCCTTGGCTTGGATAATATCGGTGTCATCAACGATACCTGTAAAATGCTTGGGATTGAGCGCTTGACGCCAGACAACACTGATATGGAGGACATGAATGTGTGGAGAAGCATCCGAGACGATACGACGCTTATCTTCCAATGGGAGTCTGACAGCGCACAGCATTATCTAAAGCAGTTCATGTCTGATGCCACGCTCGATATTGCCCGGTCAAAGATTCCAAATTTCTCAATGCTAAAGTGGATGTCGTTTGGTAACGGCTTGCTCCGACCTGCGTGTGCCAGCTTCCGTGATAGTGTAGCCAAAGGCGAGTTTTACGATAACGGTTTTGACGCACTGAATGAGTTCCTTGCTCCAGAGGCAGGACGAATCGCAATGCAGGAAACCATTATGCAGTTCTTGGTTAAGTTCTGCGGCTACTCAAGCGCGGAATCAGACAACGTCCGTCGAGCGATTGCCAAGAAAAAAGGAACAGAAAAGCTCTTGCCGGAGATTGAAGAACGCTTTGTGGCTTATTGCTCAAAGGCGTACAAGATGAGTGCAGAGCGTTGCGAAGAGGTTATCAAGCCGTTCCTGCAAATCATTCTGGATGCATCAGCGTATGGCTTCTCATGGAACCACTCAGACGCTTATTCGTCCATCGGTTATATCTGCGGATATTTGCGCTACTATCACCCATTGGAGTTCTTAACAGCAGCATTGAATATCTTCGGAGACAATATGGACAAGACTGCTGATATTACAAGCTATGCCCATAAGGTCGGTATTCGAGTTACGTTGCCTAAATGGGGGTTGTCCAGAGGCGAATACTTCTTCGACAGAGAGAAGAAAATCATCGCCAAGGGTCTCACGTCAATCAAGTATATGAGCGCTGGTCTTGCCGATGAACTGTACAACCTTGCAGCAAAAAACAAGTATCCCTGTTTTATGGATTTGTTGAAAGACCTCGATGAAAAAACGAGTATTAACTCAAGGCAGCTTGACATTCTGATTAAGCTGGATTTCTTCTCTGATTTCGGTAACCAGCGCGAGTTGCTTCGGATGGTTGACCTGTTCTTCAATACCTTCAAGAGAGGTCAGGCAAAGCAAATCAAAAAGTCTGAGGTTGATGGAACGCCGCTCGAAGAAATCGTGAAACGATATGCAGTTGGTGTTACAAAGTCTGGTGGCGAAGCTAAGAGCTATACGCTTCTTGATGTGATGTCGATTTTGCGTGGTGCAGAAGATGCAGTAAAAGCAGTTGGCATGGATGACCTAAGCGATATTATCAAAGTCCGCAACTTCTATGATGTGATGGGCTATATCGGATATGTGTCTGGCAATGAAGCGGACAGACGCAAGCTATACATAACAGATATGAAGCCACTGGTTCGGAGAAGAGATGGTGAGCAATTTGCTTACAGCGTCTTCACAAAATCAATCGGTAGCGGCAAGGAAAGTAGGTTCACGTTATTCAATCGTGAGTTTAAGAAAGAGCCGGTTAAAGTCGGTGACATTATTTACTGTAAAGGCTACCAGCGCGATGGTGAGTATTTCAAGCTGACAGCGTATGACAAGGTTCTGTAATTGGAGGTGAAAACATGGAAGTGTTAACCGGAGACACATTGGCAGAAGCGCTATTGTTCTGCTCTCAACAAGAGAATGTTTCAGTATGTGTCGTACTTGATAATATGCGTAATACCAAAGAGCTGGTTGAGACTCTTTGGAGGGAAATAGAGTTGGGGAATCTTCCGGGGTGGGTAATGCAAAGAGGATTTGACGTAGCGTCCTTCTCTAATACATACTCCATTCTAAACACGAAGAAATCATCCGCTATGTATTTCATTACCGCATATGACACGCGGGATTTCAAGGGACGCACATTTAACCGCATCCTATACCTAAGTGACTTGAACACGGTCATCCTGTCTGAGATTGAACGCTGTGAACAGCCATTGCGGTTTACCGATGGAACATATGGCGGCGAGGAACTGGACGACTTCCTCAGCGGTTTCAAAATCAAACCTGCTGCTTCAGCAGTAGGGGTGATATAAAACACAGATTTTATAAGTGCATAGGAGGTGCGAAACTTGTCAGACAAACGTGTCTGCAATTATTGCGGCAAGGAGCTTGACCTCTTTGACCTGCAGGAAGATTTCTCTATACATAGACAACATATCGGATACGGCAGTATCCATGACGGGGACAATGTTGATTTGCAGCTTTGCTGTGACTGCTTCGACAAGCTCGTAAGCGAGTGTAATGTGTCTCCAATTGAGGAGGTCGATGACGAGTGACGAGAGCAGAGTTCAACAATGCTTTGGAGGAGGCTCTTCAGAAAGCAGCGCGAGTACGAGCCTATACGGGTGGAGGATGCGAAATTGCGTTGATTGTAACGAGAGACGTTTATAGATTCCTCTCTGAACACGCAGGTGTCACGTTTGATGTTCGCAATACTGACCACGGTATTTATCGTGGGTACAGAATTGGCATTGTCAATGAGCAGGGGTACAGCGATATTCTCAAACCGGCTATGCTCGGAATGGAGTATTACAACGGCATGGAGGTAAATGACATTATCGTTGTCGGCGATGAGAACAGACTGTTCCAGCTTGAGAGCAGAGAACCGATTTGCTTCCGGGACATGGGGTTAACCGTCAGTTTTGGGAATGGCGCAAGAGCAACAGCTAATGCAACCGTAACGAATACCGTTGCTAATGCCATCAATGAGACAAATGCGGCGGAGACGGTAACTGCTGCAGCAGTTAATGCTGCGCGTCCAGTAGAAATGAACTATAGAGATGGGCAGTTGTTTGTCGATGGGATTCCGATTGACCTCCCGCTTGTAGACCTTGCAATGGAAGACCTCGTAGGAGTAACGACACCGGTAACGACACCGCAGCTTGATTGGAATGCCACTGGTCGTGCGACAGTTGATTGGTTCGGTGCTGTTCCGGTCGCTGCTACTGAACCCACACGACCGGTGCGAGCACAGAGAGCGGCACGTCCGAGAGCACCACGGGCAGAAGAACCGCTGAATCCCGGCGATACAAAAATGTTGGATGAGTTCCTTGGCAGTTTTGCCATTAAAGAAACTCTCCAGCACGCATAAGAAAAGTAAGAGGCTAAACATACTATGTGGAAGAGCCCAGAGTAAAACACTCTGGTGCTCTTTTTTCGTAGGCAGTAGAGAGGTAGAACAATGCGAAAAATTTTCACTATCTTCTTGCTGGTATCTATGATGTGCGTTTCAATCTGCGGATGCAGTAGCGCATCTGCCAGACAAGAAACGCTGTTGACCATTGAGGAGAAAACGGAAGTCGATGCGTTGGAAACCGCTATCACAGCGACAGACGCAAACCAGACAATTGAGGAGCCAGAAGAGGAGGCAGTGCGCCACACGGAGGGAGTAGACGGCTTCTCTGATGACATTGATTATCTCAGCATAATGAAGCAGAGTTGCTTAAACGGTGATTATGAAGCGGGCGTGGTTGCAGAGAAAGCCAGAAACAAGAAAATCGATGTGCTCGGCTTAAACGTGACAAAGGTTTTCTTTGAAGACTTGCTTGAGCTATCAAAGATTATCACGGCAGAATGTGGCGACAAGCGTTTGCCCTTTGAGTGGAAGCTGGCTGTTGGCGAGGTGGTTATCAACAGAGCTGACTCGCCAGAGTTCCCAGACACAATCAAAGAGGTCATTCACGCAGAGGGACAATATGCTAACGCGAATACAGACTATTTCAAAAACCTGACTCCGTTTGAACCCTGCGTTGAAGCAGCAGCCCGCCTTTTAAGTGGCGAACGTGTTTTGAATGAACCGTCAGTCGTATTCCAGTCTGGTGGGGTACAAGGTAGCGGCGTTTATCTTGAACTGTACAGCAGCTATTACGGCTATACCTATTTGTGTTATAGCAGTTACCCAGAACTTTACGGAGGTTAAGTAACGAATGGGAAAAGTAATTGTTCAAGATTATACATACAAAAAGCCAATCACGATGATTGGTGTAGAGGCTGGTATCTGCTGGGGAGCAAATACCAGTAATGATGAGAAGAATTATCTCAGAGGCATTGACTGTCTTGAGAGCGGACATGGGAGAACATTTGAGTTCCCTGATGTGTATTTGACTCTTGAAGGGTATTCGGCACGGGTCATCCGTGAGTGGTACACCCATATCGGCGGTCTGCCCACACGCCTTCAGGCGAGTACGCGATATATCGACTATGAACATGGTTTTGGATATGTTACGCCGCCAAGCATCGAAGGTAATCCAGAAGCGAAAAAAGTCTATGAAGATTTGATGGAACATATCAAATCGTACTTAGAGAGCCTCGACACTATTGGTGTTCCTCGTGAGGACTCAGCATTAGGGCTTCCGCTTGGCATGGAGACGAAAATTGTGTGTAAGCACAATATGCGTAACCTGATGGATATGTCGCATCAGAGAATGTGCAATCGAGCCTACCATGAATACAGGGGGCTATTCAACGATGTATGCGATGCTTTGGGGAACTATTCGGAGGAATGGAAATACATCGTAGACCACTACTTCATGCCCAAATGCAAGCTCATGGGTTTTTGCTCAGAGAAAAAGACCTGCGGTATGATGCCGCGCAAACAATGAATGGGGCGCTTTCAGTTGCCGTTGTGATTCTTGCGGCTGTATTGCTATTCGGCAATGACGACAACCGACCAAGACCTGCTTGAATTTGGAGGTCTTATGAAAAGCAAGATACTGAACCCCAAACGTATGAAACAACTCATCGACTTCAAAGGGCTTGAACTTGATAACGGGATATACCCTACGGATATCGATGGGCTAATTGAGTATCACGACTCAGAATACATACTTCTCGAAGTAAAACACAAGGATGCAAGAGTACCATACGGGCAACGACTTGCTATCCAAAGAATGGTCGATGATTTTACAAAGGCTGGTAAGAAGGCAGTTGCAATTGTTTGTGAACACAAAGTGGATGATACAGACAAGCCTGTGGTTGCGGCATTTTGCAAGGTCAGAGAGCTGTACTACGGCGGCGAACACAAGTGGCGACCGCCAGATTCGCCAATGAATGTTCGACAAGCCATAGATAAATTCCGAAAGTATGCGAAGCAACACAAAGGAGGTTGACAGGTGAAAGTCATTACGATTTCTGGTAAAGCGCAAAACGGTAAAGACACCACTGCTGGATTGCTTAAAGCGGCTTTAGAAGCAGACGGATATAAAGTCTTGATTACCCATTACGCAGACCTGCTCAAATATATTTGCAAGCAGTTCTTTGGATGGGACGGACAGAAAGATGATGCTGGTCGGCATATTCTTCAATATGTCGGAACAGACATCATTCGGCAGAAACGCCCTGACTATTGGGTAGGGTTTGTTACATCAATTTTGGAGCTATTCCCAAATGAGTGGGACTATGTGCTGATTCCTGATTGCCGATTCCCAAATGAGATTGATTATCTCAAAGAAGCTGGATTGGACACAGTTAATTTGCGTGTTGTCAGAAAAAACTTTAAGAGTCCTCTCACCCCAGAGCAGCAAGCACACCCTTCTGAGACAGCGCTCGACGATGTTGAGCCAGATTATTACATAACGAATAACGGGTCAATGACTGACCTGAAAAGAAATGTCATCGATTGGTTGGTCGAATACCTTGGTTCTCACCAAATGACGATTGATGAACTGTAAGGAGGCTAAATGAAGCATCTGACAATCTTGGTTGACATGGATGACACGATTGAGTCACTGGCGAGTGCTTGGGTTGATTACTTAAATGCACGACACGGGACGACTACAAAGCTGACAGACATCACCGGTTGGGATATTTCTAAAGCATTCCCGACGCTCACGAATGAACAGGTGTACGCACCACTGTTCGAGGATGATTTCTGGGATTGTGTTAAACCAATTGATGGTGCATCAGAAACTTTGCAAAAGCTTATTGCAGATGGGCATAAGGTCTTGATTGTAACCACATCGAACTACCATACGCTCGCATCAAAAATGGAACGGGTGTTATTCAAATACTTCCCGTTCCTAACGTGGAACGATGTCATTATCACTTCCCACAAGCAGCTTGTGAATGGTGATGTTCTCATCGATGATGGTACGCACAATCTTGAGGGTGGGAACTATTTCAAAATCCTTATGACTGCGCATCACAATAAAAAATACGATGCAGAAGCCAATGGGATGCTCCGTGTGGGAACGTGGGCTGAGGTCTATTCAGCGATTACGGCTCTTGCAGAGGAAGATGACCTTAAAGGTTGGGAGGAGGTGCCAATGGAAATTACTTTGTACTCAACAGGATGTCCAAAGTGCAAGGTTCTGAAAAAGAAACTGGAAGAAAAGGGTATCAAGTACACAGAGAACAATTCTGTGGATGAGATGCTGTCACTTGGAATCAGTCAGGTGCCCGTTCTTAGTGTGAACAACAAATTGCTTGACTTCTCGACAGCAAATAACTGGGTTAACCAACAATAAGCGAAGGGAGATTAAGCAATGAACATTCCACTCAAAATGAACAGGGACTTTGAAAAGGCTATGACCACCCTCAATGAGCGTTATGGCGAAGATTTCGAGTACCTGAACGGTTTCCACGAGACACAATTGAACTTTTCTGATTTCATCGATGGCTTCATTGACAAGAATGTCGCCGACGTAACCATCGATGCCAATGCGAACGCATCCAACAAGGATATTCGCAGTCTTTTGAATGAAAAGGGCAAGTCTCACGATAAGCTGTTCGCTTTTAACAAGATTTTCTATGAGATGAAGAAGCGCTACAACCTGAAAACAGCCCGTGAATGGCTTGAAACAGAGTATAACGGCGGATTCTATCTGCATGATGCGTCTACTTCTACATACCTGCCATACTGCTACGCTTATGACCTGACCAGACTGGCAACCGAGGGGCTGTTTTTCCTCAAAAACTATAACAATCAGGCTCCGAAGCATCTCACAACGTTTATGGATGACGTAATTGAGTATATCAGCTATATGAGCAACCGCAGTTCCGGCGCTGTAGGCATCCCCAACGTCCTTATCTGGACGTATTACTTCTGGAAAAAGGACTGTGAGAGCGGTCACTTCATTAAGAACCCCGAATACTACATCAAGCAGTGCTTCCAGAAGTTTATCTACCGTCTGAACCAGCCGTTTATGCGCATCGACCAGACTGCTTTTGTTAATGTGTCAATTTTTGACCGTAATTACATTGAAGCGCTGTTCGGCGGCGTGCAGTATCCTGATGGAACATATGTGATTGACTGCGTTGAAGAGCTGATTGAGCATCAAAAGCTCTTTATGGAGGTCGTTTCGCAAATCAGAAGCGAGAATATGTTTACATTCCCAGTGCTGACATACAGCTTGCTTTACCGCGATGGCAAATTTGTCGATGAAGAGTTCGCCAGATGGTGCTCCGACCACAATGTGACGTGGAATGACAGCAATTTCTTCATCAGCGGCGATGTGAACACGTTGAGTAACTGCTGCCGCCTGCTGTCCGATACTTCAAAACTCAATGCATTTATCAATTCGATTGGCGGTACGGCGCTCTCCATCGGTTCTGTAAAGGTCAACACAATTAACCTCATGCGGATTGCGCTGGAAACTGAGTGCGACGAGAAAAAGTATCTTGCTCTGCTTAAAAAGCGTGCGTTGCTGTGTTGTAAGACGCTTGATACTGTCCGCCATATTATCCAGAGAAACGTTGAAAAAGGGTTGCTCCCCAACTATCAGGATGGCGCGGTCGAGATGGACAAGCAATACTGCACAATGGGCATCCTTGGTCTGTATGAAGTCATTGAGGCGTTTGGTTACACCAAGACGGATGAGTTCGGGTACATCAGCTACACTGATGAAGGCATCGCTTTTGCAAGCAAAATCTTTGAGGTGCTGAATGAGGTCAAGGACAACTTCACTGATGCCTACTCTTTTAACATCGAGAGTGTTCCTGCAGAGCGTGCGGCAGTTATCCTGTGCCAGAAAGATAACGTTCTGTACGACCACAATGATAAGTTCATCTACTCGAACCAGTGGATTCCGCTGTCCGCGAAATGCACCATTCAGGAAAAGCTTCGCCTCAGCTCAATCCTTGATGAGAAGTGTTCTGGCGGCAGTATCGCGCACATCAACTTGGAATCCAACTTCCCCAACACAGAAACAGCGTGGAAGATGCTGAACAAGATTGCTCAGGCTGGCGTGATTTACTTTGCGTTCAACACCCGTATCAATGAGTGCAAGAACCATCACGGCTTTGTTGGCACTGACCATTGCCCAGTATGCGGTGAACCTGTCTTCGATACATACCAGCGCATTGTTGGGTATCTCGTCCCATCAAGGGCTTACTCCAAAGACCGTTTCCGTGAGTTCAACACAAGACAGTGGTACAGCTATGCGGAGGCTATGAGCGAATGAGAGTAAAGACAATCGTGGATGAAGACTTCACCAATTATAAAAAGCCAGCGATGTTTATTGGAACAATTTCTTGTGGTGGTAAGTGCTGTATCGAAGCAGGCATCCCGTTGTCGGTCTGTCAAAATGATGGGTGGCGTGCAAGCGCCCCCATCAGCATTGACGACGAGCAACTGTGCATCCGGTATCTGAACAATCCGCTTACGGAATCAATCGTGTTTGGTGGGCTTGAACCGCTTGAACAATTTGATGAGCTGTGTTCGTTCCTTGAGGTTCTTCGCGGGCAATTCCAGTGTAAAGATGACGTTGTCATTTATACGGGTTACTACTTTGAAGAAGTCCCTGAATGGATTCAACGGCTTGCCACTTATGGGAATGTGGTTGTGAAGTTCGGACGATATATCCCAAACCAAAAGCACATATTCGATGAAGTGCTTGGCGTCGAACTCGCTTCTGACAATCAATACGCAGAAAGGTTCGGCAGTTAAACATATTGGAGAAGACATCAATGAAAATCAACATCAATCCAGACAAAGAGTTTGTTAACGATATGCGGAAAGCATTGAAAGACAATAATGGCTTCTGCCCATGCTCCCTCGAAAAGAACGAGGATACGAAGTGTATGTGCAAGGAGTTCAGAGAGATGGCAAGTGGAACCTGCCACTGCGGTCTCTACACAAAGACGGCATAAAGAGAGGATTAACCATGATGACAGCCATGAACAAATTGACAACTACCTACGAGACCACAAGAGAGTTCGATGAGAAAGGTAACGTGACCCACGAGATTCATACGGAGACGAGAGAAGAGCCTGATTGTGCCAGTTACACAGTCACTACTTCCACTACGAGCGACGAGGATATCGCTGAAATGCTCGACGGTCTGATTGAGCTTCAGGAACCGACACCTTCAATTCTGGACATCATTACCGGTGCTGCCGGTATTGCATCCATCATCGCTTCCGTTTGTCTGATTGCAAAGACAATCAAGCGCAAATAAGGAGGGCGTATGATTAAACGTACAATTAAGGAAACTGTCCGCGAGTATGACGCAGACGGGAAAGTCGTGAGAGAAACGGTTACTGAGACGACCGAAGATGACGACGCCATGTACTTCCCGCCGTTCCAAACCTACCAAGAAACAGGTAAGCCTTGGTGGGGCGAGCCGTCTTGTACTTGCAAAACAAATAGCTAAGGAGGGCACAATGCAGAGAGTTGGAGAATTTGAAAAGGTCAGCTTTGAACAGTTCTGTGACGCAATGAAAGATGAATTCTATAGGGGGCAGGAATTGCCGCCTGCCATCGAAGATGAACTTAGAAAGATGTGGGAGGAAATTGCACTCCCCAGCAGAGCGACAACTGGCTCCGCCGGTTATGACTTTAAGGCACCATTTACATTTGAGATGCGCCCCGGCGAGACAATGAAGATTCCCACCGGCATCAGAGTGAAGATTGACGAGGGCTGGTGGCTCGGTTGCCTGCCGCGTAGTGGTCTGGGCTTCAAATTCCGTATGCAGTTTGACAATACGATGGGCGTTATCGACAGCGATTATTACTTCTCTGACAATGAGGGGCACATTTTCGCCAAGATTACAAACGACAGCAAGAGCCAGAAAATTGTGCACGTTGAAGCCGGTAATGGCTTTATGCAGGCAATCTTCATTCCGTATGGGATTACATACTCCGACGACGCAACCGGCGTCAGGAACGGCGGTATGGGCTCTACGGACGGTAAAGCGTAAGAGGAACCACACATGAAAGACTCATCTTCAAAAGGTCTTGGATTATGTGATGTGCTCGCCGTAGTTTTTGTCGTCCTGAAACTGATTGGCGTAATTGACTGGAGCTGGTGGTGGGTACTTGCACCTATCTGGATTCCGGTCATTATCGTAGTCATCGCCTACATAGTAATCAGCATCATCGATTAGGTTCCACAATTACCGAAACGGTAGACACGGGGCTGGCTTTATTGCCAGCCCTTTCTTTTTTTTACATACACGCAGCTCACAGGGAGGTGAAATCATTAGTACCATGCAAATCCCATTCTGGGAGAGGTACACACTGACAATTCAGGAGGCATCGCAATACTTCCGTATCGGAGAAAATAAGCTGCGTAAAATTGTCAGCGAAAACAAAGACGCTGATTTTGTCCTTTGGAATGGCACACGCCCACAGATTAAACGTACAAAATTCGAGCGATTTGTTGACCAACTCAACCTTATATGATATCTAACTTGAAAGTGAATCCAGACTATGGTATATTGAAAACGCCATGTTGATATTCATTTTCAGACAAAAGGAGTAGCCATGCCTGAAAAAAGGAAAGACAACAAAGGCAGAATTCTGAGAGAAGGAGAAGTACAGAGAAGCGACGGAAAGTATATGTACCGCTATACTGACGCTGGCGGAATACGCCGAGCGATTTATAGTTGGAGGCTTGTAGAGTCAGACAAGGCACCCGATGGCAAGCGCAGCACAGAGCCACTGAGGACTCAGATAAAGCGTATCCAAAGGGATATGGATGATGGCATCAGTTCTTATACGGCGTACAAGATGACGCTGAACAGTTTCTACGACGCCTATATCGAAACCAAGTACGAGCTCAAGGCATCAACAAGAACCAACTACAAGTATATGTACAGGAAATATGTTCGTGACGAGATAGGCACGAAAAATATTGCCGACATCAAGTACAGCGATATCAAGCGGTTCTACATCCACCTCATTAAAGACGTTGGGTTTAAGCCAAACAGTATGGAGACAATTCATACTATCCTCCATCCGGTTTTTAATGTGGCTGTAAGGGACGGATTCATCAGAACGAACCCAACCGATGGCGTAATGGCTGAAATCAAGAAGAGTCACAACTGGGAGAAACCTAAACGCCACGCACTGACAGAACCGCAGCAAGACAAGTTCCTTGATTTTGTGTCCAGCTCAAAAACGTACAAGCATTGGATGCCGCTGTTCACGGTCATGCTTGGGACGGGCGCTCGTATAGGAGAAGTCCTTGGGCTACGGTGGGAAGATTGTGACTTCACGCAAAATATTATTGACATCAACCATAATTTGATATATCGTCAACAAGAAAGCGGGAAGATGGAACTCCACATCACTACGCCGAAGACACGAGCGGGCACACGAATCATTCCAATGTTCTCTGATGTGAGAGCAGCTTTGCTCCAGATTCGATTGAAGCATATGGAGGAAGGCTTTAACGAGTGCGAGGTCGATGGGTACACGAACTTCATTTTCAAAAACAGGTTCGGAGAGATGCTCACCCCGCACGTCATCAACAGAGCACTTGATAGAATTATTCGTGACTACAATGCAAAAGAGACGGAGCAAGCGGAACAAGAACACCGAGAGCCGGTCTTACTTCCACACTTCAGCGCACACAATCTCAGACACACATTCTGTACTCGCCTTTGCGAGAACGAAACAAACCTAAAGGTAATCCAAGAAATTATGGGGCATCGAAACATCGAGACAACGATGGATGTCTACAACGAAGCGACCAAGGAAAAGAAGATGTCCAGCTTCGCAAACCTCGAAGGAAAAATCAGAGTGTCCTGAGCTGGGTTTGACACCAGTTTTGACACCAATTGACCGAAAAGTTATAAGAATTTATGAGACGTTGCGTTATCGCAAATGTCCTCAAAACGTTGTGGCACAGGGGTTATAAGAACTTATGAGAAGTTACGACGATACCGAGATAATATTCCCGACAATGAAGCCGCTTGGAGAGTAATGCTTGAAAAATGTTCTGAAATTGGTTAAAAACAAGGAAAAACGCCTGTTTTAAGAGTGAAAAGTTGTAGTATTTGAGAAGCGATTTTCATTTTACCACAGCTTTACCACATTTGCCGAACATACCACGGTTTTACCCCGGTGGGGGCCAAAAAATGGCGCATTATGTGGATGAAGTTTCCTGTTGACAAAACAGAGAAATCCGCCTATAATGATAATAGAAACAGTAATGTTTCCGGTGTGAGAGCACCGTAAAAAGTTGTGCTGGGAGTGGGACAGGATAAAAACCCACGCCGAATGACATCTTAACTGGGTGTCGCGTCCGGCAGCGGGAATTAACTGCTGTAGTCCATGCGGGGGACTTAATTATTTCCGCACCAATAGACGCTTTAACTGGGCGTCGCGGCTGACAACCAGCAGAAAACTCTCTACTCAAGCAGCTAAGGAGGAATAGCGTTGGCTATTCCTCCTTTTCTATGATTATGTTTGTCGAAAGAGGCAGAGATATGGATACAAAAAATATCAAGGACGAACAGATCCGCAAGCAAATCATAACTGCCTCAGAAGTGTATCGGGACAAACTCGCTGGTAGAGTTTTCTTATATGTGTATGGAGAATCTTACTTTGAAGTAGTTTTTCCGACAGATCGCTTCAGGCACTTGACTGGCGTAAATTCTTCTATCAGTGCTCAAGAATTTTATGACAAAGCAAAAAGTTCAATGCTGTCTGCTGGTCAGATCTTCTATGACAGGGAGCATACATACAGAGGTGCGAAGAGAAAACTTCCGTGCTTGACGATGTTGCCCGCACTGACAAATAATGTTGTATGCGTTGTAAAAGATATGAAGACTGTCACCCTTACTTACAAAATCGGTGTAACCAATTTAGATTTTACGATTGGTTTGTCTGAGAATCTTGATTTGGAAGGAAATAAGATAAACGATTGGTTTTTACCCAGAACATTGCGCGTGAAGGATAAAGCGATTGAGAGTAGCGCTGACGCGGAGTTCATTGATTTTATCTTTTCTAAGGATGCTTCTGTGGACAAGTATTCTACAATGACATACGCTGATAAAGATAAAAAGCCTCCATTGGTTATCAAAGATTTTCTTTCTGATGATCTTGTGAAGTATCTATATTGACAAAGTTGCGACTAATCGAATGTTGGTTCTTTTACCAGGGGGTTGGCCTACGGGCTGACTCCCTGTTTTTTTTGATAAGAGAATTAAGATAGGGTACAGATTTCCTCGACGGATTTCTGTACCCTATTTTTTTTGCCAGCGGAGCCACTGGGCAACGCAGGAGCGGCGATTAAATTGTTCGGGGGTAAGTTTTACCTTTAAGATTTGAAGCGCTTAGAGAGGCTGTAAATAGCTTTTACAAAGGTTTGTTAAATCTGGTACATTTGCAGTGTCCATAGGGATCGCTATGCCTCAACCAATAGCTGCTAACCTCAACGGTGCGTCCACAATTCTGGCAGAGGCATTTCCAGCGAGTTTCATTACCTTTGATCCTCTCGTTTTTTACCGGCTCGATTACTTTAAGAAAGCCGAATGCCTGATTTGTAAGGTCATGCTTGATCTGAGATCGGGCGCAACCGCAGGATCTGGTTTTTCCATTGCGGAGACTATCGGAGAGGACAGACACGATGTTTCCGCATTTGCATTCGCAAACCCATTTCGCTTTACCTGGTTTTGAGTCTGGATCTTTCTCTATTACTTTCAACTTGCCAAATGTTTTGCCCCTCAAATCAATGAGGGTGGGAGAGGAAGTATGCCGAAGACAGCCGCATGATTTTGTACCATTGGTTCGTAGCAGATTTGTAGAGGACACGACAACGGTATTGCCGCACTCACACTGGCACAACCACATAGGACGGCCTGGTTTTCTGTCCTCAACCCTTTTTATAACGGTCAGCATATCAAATGTGCGGTCGGTAAGGTCTATCAGCTTTCCCATTGAAATCCTCCTCAAGAGATCTTGATTTTTCCTTCGAGGTTGGAGAACGATTCTTTCTTCTTTTCCTTTGTAGCTTCGGCATAGATGTTCATGGTAGTTTCAATATCGGCATGGCCCATGATTTCCTGAATGACTTTGATATTCCGCTCGTTTTCACAAAACCGCGTACAGAAAGTATGACGCAGATTATGAGCAGAAAAGTGACGAATCAATACAGGATCTCGCCCCTCTTGATCGGCCAGCACCGTTTCATCTTCGATGTAGGCGGCACAAATGCGGTCAATAGCTCGGTTGACACTATGAGGAGAGAGAGGATCGCCGTAGCGGTTTTGGAAGATGAAGCCAGTATACCCATCGACAACGGACTCATTGAACCCGACTATCTTTTGTGTTTCCCATTCTGCCTGCAGAGCGGCTTTGACCTCTGATAGCATAGGCACAATACGGACGCCCGCGCTTGTTTTTGGTGTTACGATATGGAAACGTGCCTTTTCGTCTGCCTCATATTTTCGGTAGACCATATTGTGGTTGATACTGATGATCCCTTCGTCAAAGTCGCAGTCTTCCCAGCGCAGGCCAATGGCTTCACCGATACGGCATCCAGTACCAAGCAAGACAGTGAACAAGGGGAGCCAATGATTATAAACTTTGTGATTTCTCATATAGTCAATAAATGCCGTCTGCTCTGCGATGGTCAGCGCGTGACGCTTTGGCTTCTCCCAGTTGTGGCTCTTTTTGATTTCCGCCATCGCTCCGGTAGCCGGGTTGATACGGATGTAATTATCACGGACGGCCAGAGTAAATATGGGGTGGATGATGGTGTGAATAATTTCCATAGAGTTAGGTTTGAAGCCCTTCTCTTTGATGAGCTTGTTATAGAAAGCCTTGACATCTGAATATTTGATACTGGCTATCTTTTTCTTGCCAATATCGTTTCGCACGTACTTGTTGTACATATAAAGGTAATTGCTACGAGTGGTATCTTTCAGCTCGGGCTTGTTTGCCATATACAACTCGAACAGATCATTGAGCGTAGCTTTGTTTTCGACCGTAGCCTTGATGCCGTCTTCCAGATCGCGGTTGATCTTTCGTTCTTTTTCTCTAAGGCAGAGATCGTCTTTGCAGCCCGGAGGGAGGTGGTCAGTTGGAACCAGCCGTTTGCTATATACGTCATGCCGAACACCATCTGCGTCGGTGTAAGTAAAACGGTAGGTACCGTCTTTCCTTTGGGTTTCGCCGTCTTTTAAGATACGGCCTTTGTTGTCTGTTCGTTTTAAGCCAGCCATACTTATCATCCTCCTTTGTTTCGATGGTAAGTCTACAGTTACATAATATCTTGAGGGGTTTCTAAAGTCAAGCGATAAAATCGCTAATAGGTTACTTTGAAAACTGTCTATTGATTTTTGTGCTTTAGCAATTTATAATGATTTAGCAAAGATTGTGAGGTGTTAGTATGGCAATGGCCGAGAAAATCAAAATCGCACTTATCAAGCGTAACATGACTTTGAAAGAATTAGCGTCGCGGCTTAACTGTACTTCTCAAAATCTTAGTGGTAAATTCAGACGTGATAATTTCAGTGAAAAGGAATTAGCAGAGATCGCCAATGCACTGGACTGTCATTTTGAAGGAAGATTTCTCAGAAATGATAATGGCGAAGAAATCTAAAGCTATAAGAGCGTAGGGTTTTCACCTACGCTCTTTTTTTATGCTATCAACAACAAATGGTATCGTTAGCCACTTCCTTTTCGATACGCTGATTCCAGGCTTCGATAGCAGCATTATTCAAAACCTGAGCAGGCCGATCATACCACCCTGCGTACATAGAGACTGTCGGGCCTCTCGTGTGGCATTTGTTGCAACGAACTGTAACGACGACCAGTTTATCGCATCTCCCTGTTTCGGGGTTCCACTTTGTATTACTGCTTGCTTTCTGATCGACTTTCAGCTTTGTGCTGCCGCAAAATGGGCAAGGTAATGGTTTCAAGTTTGGTTCGGGCATCGGTATCCTCCTCTTCGGACTCATATCTTGGGCAGGGCGGCATAATCACTGCTCTTTGGTTTTTCAACCAATCGCACGGAACTAAGAAGTCCTTTTTATGCCTACAGGTAATGCAGTTCGCATTATTGCTCATGATCAGAACTTCCTCCTCCAATACGTCCGTTGCCAGTCTCTGCGGAATAAGTGGTGCCAGTCGTTACATTCTTGGCAGTGCCCATTACTGCCAAGGCATTCCTGGCAATGTCTGATATGAGTTTGAACAAAGCAAACCAATCTCCACCGGATAAACTGCTTAAAGTTCATTTCGGTTCCTCCTCCGCTGGCTGCTGGAGCCAGTGTAGCCAATATTTGGCACGATGCGCCATGCTGTCGTAGCAAAGTTCTTCAAACAATTCTGCCAGCTCCTCGTCTGTCATGGAACGGATTTTCTGTGCATTCGTTTTCGCATTGAACTTCTTACCAGTCGCCTTTTCGTATCGAGCCGCCAATTTCTGCATTTGCTCGCTCATGGGCTTGCTCATACCGCCCCCTCCTCCGGCTTATGCCGGTAAAGCGTAAGACCGCGTGATTTGATGTCGTACTCAAAGTTTACGGCGGCATCGCCATTATGCCATGTTCCAACCAAAAATAGCTCGTTCGCCCAGCTTCCGACTTTCTCCATCTTCACAATGCCGTAGCATTCTAACTCTTTACACCATACAGGTTCACCGCGCATCTGTCGCAGCTCATCAAGCGCCAGAGGATCATTGTGTACAGACTCTTGTTTATGTCTGATCTTATCGCTTTGGCACAATGGGCAAGATTTACAACGGTCTATTGGCTCATCGTTGTTGTCTCCATAGATTTGATAAGCACATCCATCTCCATCCGGCACGTAGCAGGGAGGTGTAATTTTTGCACCACACCGTTGACCAACTGGGATGATTTTCCCACTGTCTGTTTGACGATACATAATGCCGCTACACTTTGTACATTCGCTCTCCTGCTTCTGCTGGATACGAAGAGCGGAGATCGCTATATCATAGGCATCAATGTACCTTTTTATTTGATCCGCTGCGGCTTCGCTTTTTGGGATTCCTGCCAAAATTGCAGTCATTTCTGTTGCCAAACATTCAAAGACAGCGATAGCCTCTTCTTTGGTCATTACGCCTCACTCCTCTTGTGTTCAAAGTGATCTACGATCAAACGATATGCTCTGCGTTGCATATCAAGATCCTCTTGGGTGATGTCATCCAGCTGTCCGAGTTGAGCCTGAAACAGCTTATACTGCCGGCGAAGCTGAATGGTGTTTTGAATGATACGGACAATCTGAGTAAGAACTAAGATCGTCACCATGATGGTCAGGTAAGTGTTCATACGGCAGTCTCCTATACAGAAATAGAGTTGATGTAGCTTTTGATTTTTTCGACATTCCAGAAGATTCGCTTCCCGATCTGGATACGAGCCTCAGCAGCCTCGCCAATCTGTATGGCAGAATACTGGCCACAACTCAACATGGCCTGAAGCTCGTCAGTGTTGATTGTGATTTTGCTCTGGGTGTCTACGTTATTGAATTGCTTTGTTGCTCTCATGGTTATTCTCCTCGATCATCATGATCGGCTTTGCCATGCCTACTTTTTTCTTTGGGTGGAAAATGCTGCTTGCGGTATTTACGGACTTCTTTACACTGGTTGCAGTTATGGCGATTTTTGCAGCACCAGCAGCCGTCTACAATGCCGTACCAAAACCAAGCTGGCATTTGCGGAGCCTTATGTTTTCTCTTTCCCATCTCGCCCTCCGTCAGAAGCAGATATACTTTCTCGGAGAACTAAGCACATCTTGTATTAGTGTGGCGTCAGTAACTTCACGGATGCCATAGACATCAAGCCAGGTTATCCGGTCTTTGAAGCGCTTGCGGGCTTCACGAGCATTCTTGGCTCGGACATAATACCAGTTCGTACCTACGTCGGTTTTACGGTATCCAGCGTTGACAGCGAAGAGCTTCATGCCTTCGCTTAGGACAAGAGGCGGGCGCTCGTATATTTTGCACATATGAAAGCCTCGTTTCATTCGGAAATAATGTCCAGTCCATCAACAGCATAGCCGCCAGATTTCCCTTCCAGTTTTACAACGAGAGTGCCACAGCACATCCACGGCTCTGATGCTACCGTCCAGATGCGACTTTTATTTTCCGCACTCACGTAATACTTGTTGTTCATTACAACTTTGTCACCGGGCTTCATGTCAAACGCTCCTTTCATTTGTCAAACCGAAACCGTTTTCCATGCTCTTGCAAAGTTCGTCGGTGCAATCATTTCCATAATCCAGCTCTTCAAGAGAATAGCCGTTTCCACATCTCAGTCCCTGCATGGATGTGTCGAAGCCCTGATTTTCCAGCCACGCTTCTACTACTTGCATTTCTTTGTTTGCTGTAGCGTGAAGGTAAGCGATACGGTGCATTTTTTGGCGGATATACTTGGGGATTTTTATTGCTGCCATCTCAACCTCTCTTTTCGTCATCAGAAATCTTTTTGCACACAGGCCGAATGTATTCCATGAAGACCTGCACGATCTTCTTGGCATTGGTTGTGAAGTCTTTTTGAATGCAGCTCCAGAGGTCGTAGTCGTCACAGGTTTCCATAGATGTGCCCTCGAACTTCCTCTCTAAGGCATCATGGACATCTCGCTCATTGCTCTGATAGCAACAGTCTTTGATTTCGTCCATGTCGAATACGGGATCTCCCCAACGATCTGTCTCTGAGAAATCAACGCCCCAAGCCTCCATGAGTTCTTTTACAGCCTCAAAGGTGGCTTCTTCGTTGATAACGCACGGGCTGGCGAGTTTATCCAGCAAATAGCCGGAGTCTAACCTTGCCATGAGGTGCATAAAGCTCTCGCTCTTGTGCGTAGGAACCCAACCGTAGGCGTAGTTTCCGCAGTCGGATGTAATGGACAGCTCATACCGTTCGAGATCGAAGTTAAAAACTGCCCAGAGGCAAGACCCATAGTCAGGGTCGCCTCTTTCTTGGCAGAAATAAAGGGAAATGAGCGGCGGGGTTCTGGTTGAAACCTTAGCCATTCTGTTCACTCCTTTCTAATGAAGTGGTGTCTGTGTAGAGACTGACCGCCGGGGTAAGATGAAAGAACTCAGTATGGCTTCCTACATCAAAAATGGTGACGCCGTTGTGATTCCAAGTACGGGTGTAATAGATTTTGAAATTGTGCTCGGCGCAGAACGCATGGATCAGCAAAAACGCCTCATCCAAAATATCCTGGTCGGATTTGGGCTGGCCTGCTTCGTTCAGATCACGGATCTCAGCAATCTTTTTGGGTCGCCCATGATATCCTTTGAATTTGAGAGTATGGGTTTTCATCTTTGTTACCTCAGATTGATTTACTTTGTTGCTAACTGGGGGTTTATGATTACATGAGAACGGTTTGATCTGTGACTTGGTTGCTGTCGGTGATTTTTACCTGCATATCATCTGTCGCCGGAATACGCATTTGTGCGTAACCAGAGGATGAGAACGGCATGAACCCACCAATCCGATACTTGTCACATACCAACTCATCGCCGTCAAAACGGAAAGAGTTGCCATGAGCGTCACGATAGATCAGCTCACGATTGCAGGTTGACAGCTTCGCATATTTCCCACGGTAATCAGGAGCTTTCAGCTCATAATCTGGGAACGCCTTGATGAAAGCGCTATACTGCTCTGGGAATAATTTGGACAACTGGTGGAGAAAGATCGGGATGGTTTCTGTTTGATAGCTCTCAATCTCTCCACCAAGCATAGCACGCGGATGGTAGGTGCAAATTCGATTGATATTGTCTGGCGTCAGCTCGTCAATAGAGACAAAGAGACGATTGCAACCGAACCCAGGATTATGACAGAATAGCCTGGAATCCGGGCCGCGTTCGATTCTGACATAGGGCGGCGCGAGAAAAGCACCGTCGCCGATTTTTGCGATGTAGATGTTGTTGGGGTAAGAGAGCTTATGGTATCGCTCAGAGTCTTTGGCCTCGCTATAAACACGACCGTACATCTTGGTTTTCTTTGTGCCGCCATCAACACAGGCTATGCGGCCAAATTCACAACGAACGCCAAATAGTGTCGTTTTACGGAAGCATTTTCCTTCCTTGTATACCGAACACACATCGGCATGATCGCAATAAATGTACTCTGCGCGAAGCCGCGAGTCACGGCTACCGTTACCATACAGATCAACATTGATTAGTTTTTCTTGTTCAGTCATTGTGTTATACCTCGCTAATAAGAGCGTTGCCGCAGGTAATGCGGTCGGAATCCTCTTCCTTGCTGGGAACAAACACGATTACGTCCCAGCCCAAATCAAGTAAGGGCTGCTCGAATTTGTCGTAGACACTGTAATCGTCGTAGCTGGTAGTGATATCGTAGTTGTGTTCCAGAGCGGCTTTGGTTTGGTGGATCGGGGTAATCTTGACGATAAACTTATCGCGGTCAAAGAGGGAGTCGAGCACTTTGGCGTCCAAAATCGTTGCTTCGGTTACAGCAAAGTTCAACGTGTACTTTCTGCCAACCGGCATAGGCAATTCGCTGGCGATATTAGCGATTTCTCTCAGGCTCAGAGATTTGCCGGCGAACTGAGCTTCCCGCTGGTCGTCTGAAGTGCTGTTGATACTAAGTTGCAGTCCAGCTTCACCATGCCGCTGGGTATTCTTGATTTCGCACCAGTGCTTCAAATAGCTGGAGAGGTCGTTATTGCTGCGAGGCATCATGGTGGAAACTACGGGATGGATGGTGACAGCGTGAAGACCACACTCTTTAACCAGATCGTCCAATCGAGACTCAGTAAAATCCAGCACCGCAGGATTCCAAGTCGGCTCGCCCATGCGAGCGTAATGGACATTGAAACGGTTAGTAAAACGGATATCCTCATGTTCAATGATGTAGCGGATCTGATATTCCAGATCAGGTAGAGAGGCATTCCCGAAGAAGCCGTATTTATGAACATCGCAGAAGGTACACTTCATGGGGCATCCCTTCTGGCTGCTGATAGTTGCAACCCACTTGTCCATAAGGTCAACGTCGTGGTGCTGAACGCCCTCAATCTTTTTGGTTAAGCCGAGGAAATCGGCTTTGATGTTGTTTTCTTTGCCGTAGTCACCCACGGTAAGAAACTCCAAACCGAGCGATCGGTTGAAGTAGATTTTACCCGTGTGGGTCAATACCATTTGTGTATCCATTATGACATCCTCCTGGGTTACATGAAGAAATGAAGCAGCCACCCGGCGAACAGTGTGAGAAGCGCATAGGTGATAGCAGTGATCCAACGATCCCAGAATGGGTCGGGGTTGGTATTGACTCTGGTGGTCACAATGAATGTGATGAGCGTATCAAGCCCCAGCGCTTGTACCAGGCCAATCATGGGAAGCCCGAGCGGGACAACGAACCAGTTCCACATGAACATGATGGTCGCTCCACAGAGCACAGACAGCACCACGGACAAAATGAATTGCAACAGATACGGAGGGTCGCTCAGAATGGGCTTCGTATCATTCTCATAGATATGGGACATTTTTATGGCCTCCTTAAATCAACCTTTCGATATATTCCCGATCCTGAGTGAAGATGGGAATTTCGTGGTCGATAATCCATCTGTTACGGCATACGGTAATTTTCTGGTCGGGGTTGCGAGGATCGTCGATGGTGTCTTCAAACTGCCGTTTAATGCAGCAGGAACCACGCCTCAGCTCTGCGAGAAAATCGTTCCAGTTAATGCCTCGCTGAGACCAAAGCATTTCCTGAATCATGTTGCAGGTCTTTTTGTGCAGCTCGTGATGGCTAAAATTGGCCTGACCTACGGCCTCAATGCTGTTTCGGGTTGCGTCCTGCTGCCGCCAGATCAGACAGTTACAGACCTCTTCTTTTGGGACAGAGAAAACGCGGGAGTCGAACATGGCAGTGCACATCTTTTTCTGGTAGGCATTGTACCGTTTATATAGGGTAAGATCGACGTCAACATCGACACCGATAGATCCCCAATACGGGCCATTGTCGTGAAACCAATCCTCAGCGATACGTTCAAACTCCCTGTTAAATGCCATAGTTGCCATCGACGCCGAAACGCTGCACATTTTCTGAATGTTATATCCAAACCAGGCGTCGGTCTGGATAGTAGCATAGTCTGTCAGCACCAGAGTGATCTCATCGGACTGAGTGTAACCAAGCACACAGCCCTGGATGTTCTCACAGAGATACTTCATCGTCTCCTGCATAGCCTGAGTCAGTACGAGATCGAAAGGCTTTTCCATGCCCTTCGTGAAGGTGTGGAACGCCTTGCCGTCAAGTCGGATGATTGCGGGCACACGGCGGGTTAAGAAGTTGCGAGAAACACCCTCATAGCCTTTCATGCGGTTGCCCAGACTGTCGTTTTTCTTTGCCATTGTTATTTCATCTCCTCCCAAGGAATACGGATAGCGTGCTTGGTAGTCAGTAAATAGGACGTGCGCCCATACTTCTTTTTCCACTCGTCGAGGTAGTGCTGCATTTCAGCGATAGCAGCAGTTCCAATGTCATCGTAGGCGTCTTCGTACATTTCCTCGCAGGCATTGGATACGATACTTGAAGCATCGAAACTCATCTCTACCTCTTCGGTTCCCCATACGTACAGCGGCTTCTCCGTGAACTCTTCACGATCTTCATTCCAGCTATCAAAGAAATCCTCCCAGCAGCTGAAATATCCTTCGTTGTGAGAGTAGAAGTCGCTTTGTGCCATTGTAAATAACGATCCGAGCGCATTCGGCTCGTGCTTTTCTGCTTTTTCGAGCCGTTCTTTTTCTTTGCGGCTTTCTTCCTGCTGGCGGCGCTGCACAACGGCGTCGCAGTCGCAAAGTGTTCGGCATCTCGGAATCTGCTTTCCACAGTCGGGGCAAAAACGTACAACACCGTTATAACAGTTCGGGCAGAACCGGATAGACTGGTGCTTGTAGGGGAATTGGCCGGCTTTCTTATCGGGGTCGTCAGACAACCCATAAGGATTATCTTCGATACGGAGGCCGATACCATGACAAACAGGGCAAATCTCCTCATTGTCATGGAGATCCTTTATGAGTTTCTTCCCAATCAGCTCTCCAAAGGCGTCTTCAATGTTGACGACCTTTCTTGTAGGTTTTACAAATCCGGGCATATCTCAGACCTCCTTGTAGATTGCAGGGAGGAACGCGAGGCCAACTTTTTGCGCTACCAGATAGGCGGAATAGCCGTCAATCAAGACGGCGTTATCGTCCAGGGCAACATTGGTATTGAATTGGCCGGTATGATAGAACTCCAGAAAACGCTTTGCGATCTTCTCATCGCTGGGCTTTGTGCGGGCCATATATCCCGGAATCTTGATGGCGCTTATCAGTACCTCCTGGGTGGTGGCTTCGATTGTGGAGAGCGGGAAGGTAGCGCCGGAGGCCAACATAACCTCTTTCACATCCTGCTCGTCAAGATCCGCAGCCACTACGGTACCATACCGCCGACCACGCGCTGTATTACAGGCCACGCGAAATCCGGGCTGAAGTTTGCCTACAAGGTGCTCAGGAATCTCGAACCAGAACACCTTGCCATAGGGCTTATGCTTTACCATAGCTACTTTCATTTGGCAGTCCTCCTATAATGATAGAATAATTTACTTTGTTGCTATATACATAGTATAATCACGGCCTCCCAATTTGTCAAGAGGGAAGCCGTGATTTTATTTGTTGCTAATGAAGTTTGTTGTCAGTCTGTTGAAGCAAGATGGAGGATAATGGCCTGTGGATTGTCGCAGTCTTTCAGGGTCGCTTTATAGTGCTGCTTCCACCAGCCATACAACAACTCAAAGTTCTTGATGGGCAGATATTCCTCCATAAGAAGCTGGGGATCATCTTGTGAAGCATAGTCCAACCGAAGAAGTTTGATGTCATCAGCGGTAAAGGATCGAAGCGGCTTGTACTCGAACTTGGTGACAATAGCCTTACGCCGAATGGCATATTCCGGGAGCTGGCTGGCTGGACTCCATTTGATAGCCTCGTCATATTCGTTGGGTATAGCTCTGCTGTTATCCCAAGCATATAAGCCATCGGAGCGGTATATGATACCTACAGTGACTTTCTTTTCGGTTGTCTCTCCGTCTTTTTCGACCGGCTCAAAAATAGTCAGTCTTTTGAACGGTTCGAGAATGTTCACTACTTCACCGATTTCAGGCAGAAACCCCAGAGGGAGTGCAAACCCCTTCAGTAGTTCCTTCTCCCAAAGGTCGATGTCGTTCAGGTTCATCGGCAGGTTCATGGTCGATCGCCTCCAATCTGATTTGAGCTACTTGCGCCCAAGGCATTCCATAGTAAGGGCTTTTCTTTTTATCGCACACGCCATTGTCAATCCCAATGTATCTGCGTCCTTCCAGCTTGGCAGCAATGAGAGTAGATCCGGTGCCGCAACAGTTATCCAGGACGATTGCATTCCTGTCAGTGTAAGTACGGATTGCGTAGCGCAACAGATCAACAGGTTTTTCAGTGGCGTGGAGCGCTACGGACGGGTGGGGTTTAGGGAAGCGCCAAATTGAAGCTGGGTACTTCATGTTACCGTCTGGCGACTCTACCAATGTATAGTTGCCATAGCTCCGGTTAGAATGAACGTCTTCTGCCTGTTTCCCTACGGCCTTGCCCTTGGTGTGGTTTTTCTCGCCAACTGTCATTTGCGGATGATATGGCGGCGGAGATTTGTAGAACACCATGATATCCTCGTGCTCTCTAAGCGGCATTTTCTTGGCGTTGAGAAATCCGCTCTTTAGCACCTTGTCCCAGATGATATTGTAGCGGTGCAGCTTAGGGTTAGAGAGCATCATGGTAGCGGTAAATTTATCCTGGCCGAACAGCAGGATCGCACCATTCGGTTTGATAATCCTCTCATACTGCTCCCAGAGCGGAACAGGCGGGATAACCGAGTCCCATGAGTTCTGAGTCGCCCCATAAGGCAAATCACAAAGGATCATGTCAATGCTCGCATCATCAATTTCCTTCATGACTTCCAAGCAGTTGCCGTTGATGACCGTATTAGGGAGGAGGCTCATGCGCTATCACCATCCCCATCTACCGTTATGGTATAGGCTATGACCGGGGCGTTGAAATGCTCTGCAGCATACGCCCGGATGATTTCTTCGGCGTTGTCAATGAGTACACCGCCAATCCGACGACCTCTGGTATCCTCAGACATAACAATCGGTTCAGGGATAGATACGCCTGTCCGCCGCGCCATGTCTTTTACGTAACGCTTGTTGATGGTAGTTGGTACGACAATCGGATATCCGGTTATCGCCGATGTGTAAACTAATGCGGTCGTTTTACCGCCGCCGCGTTTTCGGAATAGACCTTTCATGTTCTCACCTCTTCATAGTCGGAGCAAGGATATTTGGCACTCGCTCGCTCCTCCTTACTTTTGTATGGACAGTCTGGAACTCTGGCCTTGGCGAGATGGGCCAAGCAGATTACTTTGCCCAGCTCGTCTACGGACTGATTATCACACCATTTAGATGTGGGTGAAATCGGTGTTTCATTCACGTTTTAGCTCTCCTTATTGAAGCGTATGCCCCTCAACCTGGTATCCCATGCGAATGCCTTTCCACTCAGGTTTAAGCATAGCTTTCAATTCAGAGGCAATGCCCTTACACATCCGTGTGGTCTGGCCGTAAACTTCGTATTCGCACAGATAAGTGTGATCTGCTGAAAGGCCAAAAGCTACATAAGAGATGTGTAACTGGTTAGCCCAGGCTATAACTTCATCTACCTTAGCCTTGTGCTGCTCGTAGTAGACTTTGGAATCGTCAACGTTTTCCTCAAGAAGGAAAGAACCCCTCACATATTTCTGCTGAAGCACGTTACTCACCTCTTCCCAGTAGACCCGAAACCGCCTCGATCAGCGTTGCCCAGCGTATCGACCGGCTCGAAAAACAGCTGGGGCTGGTGCTTCTCAATGCGAAACTGACAGATACGATCGCCGACATGAATAACGGTATGGCGGTCTGCACGGGCGGGGAAATACCACTGGTCGTTGTCACCACAGTAAGTCTCGTCGATTACGCCGATGCTGTTGGTTTGACGAATACCGAAATTCTTATAGGTTGAGCTGCGAGGGGCTACGATTGCTTCATAACCCTTGGGAAGCTGCATAGCAATTCCCAGGGGGATCAGCTTGAACTCACCAGCCTTCAGCTCAACATCCTCAGCTGCCCGAAGGTCAACCCAGTCAGACTTGCCGTCGATATATTCCAATGGTTGGATTTTATCGCTGAGATAGCGCACCTTAATTGTTAGCGCCTCTGCCGAATCAGAAGGGCGTGGGCAGACATCAGAAGGATGCGGGCAGACAAGAGGCTTGCCGTCTGCTGCCAAAGCGTCCAGTACGGTATCAACCAGGCTGTCATATCCTGCGAAATCGCCGTTGATGTGCAGACAGTCAACACCGAACTTGTCCAAGAAACGCAGTATTTCTTTGCTGATTGTATCGCTCTCTTCCTCGGTCTGGAAGCGTCCTGCTTCGTTATAAGGTTTCACCCGATGAACAAACACGTCGATGCGGTTATAGTAATCGAAGACTTTGAAAACCAGTTTGTCGAACTCTTCACCCAGCACGTGGTCGTTGTCATTATAGAACGCAGAGAGCAGGATAGGCGAATCGGTAATCACCACATCGACCTTGCCCTCAAGCCGGCTGATGCGGAAATACTGCTTGCCAAAGATGTATGCCTGATTCTCGAAAACGGCCTTTGTTCCTTCCCATACCTTATCTTTGGCGAACTCGGTGACAAGCTCGGCATTAACGCCGGCAGCTTTCAGCTGAGAGAAGACATAGGCAGCTCCGGTGGATTTACCAGCACCGGGAGCGCCAAAAAGGTTAATGATGAGCATTTTCGTTTGCCTCCCAATTTGATAGTTTTGTTGTGCGGATGATACTGTTTTTTACACGACCTATCCCAGATACTTTTTGAAAAGCTCTGCAAGGGTTAGGTTGTTTTGCCGTGCCAGATCAATCGTGCAAGCGCAAACATTGCGCTCGGTAGAAGCCCCAATTTCATCGCAAAGATAGATGAGAATGTCGGGGTACTGATGGTCGTGAAAGCATTCGTCCTTGTCCTTTTCGGTGCCAGCGCAATCACTGCAATCCTGACACCACTCTTTACGCTGAAGACCATCCCACGCCATCAGCTTTTCACCATTGATAATATAGGCGCAGTCAACAGTGCCCAGATTAGAACCATAAGCGTGACGCCACCAGCCCCAATCGTCCTTCCAGTCATCGTTGTCGATAGCACAGATATTGTCAAAATCCTCTTTGGACAACAGCCAAACTTGGTATTCTTCACGCCAATGCGTAGGCTGAGGCTGATAATGGTAAGCACACACGGCAGATGTCAGGCCAAGACTTTTTACGGCATTGGCAAATTCGCCACCTGCTAAAATTTCAACAGTCTCCATATTTCCTCCTATTCGTAACGAATGAAGTGTACGGTGTTAAACTCTTTACCGGGAAACTCTTTGAGCCGGATAGAGGAGCACCAACCACCGACATGAATCTTTTCAACCTCGTAAACCTGACCTTCTGTCAAAAGCTCATGAGCCTGTTTGGAATCACAGCTCGACCCGGCGTCCAGATTCACGGCTTTAACCTTACATCCACGCTCACAGTGCAGAACATCAGATTGATCCTCGGCACATTTGCTACATAGCCACTTTAACCGATAATCCAGTGTAATACTGTCCAGGAGCTTCCCGCATTTGGGACAGCGAAATTCGATCTTTTCATTCATAGTGCTCACCTTCATATAGGACAATTTTCTTTTGGCGCAAGGTTTTCTGTACGTCGATGACCCGCTGATTTGCAGAACCACACCATTTCAACATCCGGTCAGACAGCTCCATTTTGAAGGGGCCGTCAATCACAATATCACATGATGTAAGCAAGGCCATTTGTGCAAATTGGTGATCATCCTCGTCTTTATCCGGGAAAAGAGGGTTATAACAGTTCTCCCAGATAAATCCAGTCCATAGCCACACGGTTTTACCGATTGAATGTGTGTAGAAACAAAGATCAATGAGATCATGAATCCCGCCATAGTCCTGACAAAGTGGATCTCCGCCAAGTAGAGAAAGCCCTGAGATAACAGGGTTGGCAAGCATTTTGTGGATCTCTGCGATAGTCTCCTTTGTGAATGGTCTACCACAGTTAAAATCCTGCTCCTCTGGATTAAAGCAGCCGGGGCAGTGATTCGTGCATCCGCTTACGAAGAGGGAGGTGCGGACTCCCTCTCCGTTTGCGATGTCATAATTGCGGATCTTCGCGTAGTTCATTCGTCGCCACCCAGGTGGACATAACGTTCTTTGATTTCTTGCGTTCTACCCTGATTCCAGTCATTCAGGCCGATGTAGCCGCAGGTACGCCGCGCAATGTTCATCTTGCTCTTATCGGTATTCCCACAGTTGGGGCACTTCCAAATCAGCTTGCCGCGATCGTCGTCCACAATCTCGATTTCCTTATCCCAGCCGCACACCTGGCAGTAGTCGGATTTCGTGTTCAGCTCCGCATACATGATGTTGTCGTAGATGTACTTCAACACCGTCAGTACGGCGGGAATGTTGTCAGAGAGGTTTGCCACTTCGATGTAGCTGATTGCTCCGCCCGGAGAGAGCTTCTGGAACTGAGACTCAAATCTCAGCTTATCAAAAGCATTGATATGCTCTGTGACGTGAACGTGATAGGAGTTGGTGATGTAGCCCTTATCGGTGATGCCCTCAATCACACCAAAGCGCTTTTGCAGACACTTGGCAAATTTATAGGTGGTGCTCTCAATAGGAGTACCGTAGAGAGAGTAGTCGATATCCTCAGCGGCTTTCCATGCAGCGCACTTGTCGTTCATGTACTGCATAACCTTGAGTGCAAAAGGCTCTCCGTCCGGGTCGGTATGGCTCTTGCCAGTCATCGCCATAACACATTCGTATAGGCCGGCATAACCCAAAGAGATGGTGGAGTAGCCGCCGTGAAGCAGCTTGTCGATGGTTTCGCCCTTTTTCAGGCGGGCCAAAGCGCCGTACTGCCAGTGGATAGGAGAAGCATCGGACAGAGTGCCGCTCAAACGCTCGTGACGGATTTGCAGCGCCTTATGACACAGCTCCAGCCGCTCATCGAAAATCTCCCAGAAGGTGTCATACAGATTCTGGATGTCGTTATGGTCGCCGGTTGCCTCCCAAACTTTCAGAGCGCTCAGAGCAACATCGGGGAGGTTGATGGTGACGACTCCCTGGTTGAAACGCCCGTAATACTTGGGCTTATCGGGCTGGTAATTGCCAGCATTGGCAACATTGTCCCAGCCGTTACCGGAGCGGTCGGGTGTCAAGAAGCTACGGCATCCCATACAGGTGTAGCAATCGCCGTTACCTTCGGTTTCGCCCTTGGACAGCTTGTACTCGCGCATCTTCTTTTCGGAGATGTAGTCGGGCACCAGCCGTTTGGCAGAGCACTTGGCACACAGCTGAGTCAAGTACCAGTAGGGAGAATCCTCAGTGATGTTATCCTCTTCCAGCACATAGATCAGCTTGGGAAACGCCGGTGTCGTCCAAACGCCCTTCTCATTTTTGACGCCTTGGTACCGCTGCCGCACGACCTCCTCGATGATCATAGCGAGGTCTTTCTTGGTCTGAGGATCGCTGACCTCGTTCAGATACATAAAGACGGTAATGAAAGGAGCCTGACCGTTGGTAGTCATGAGGGTAATCACTTGATACTGGATAGTCTGAACACCCTTCTTTACTTCTTCACGGACACGCTCTTCGACCAGATCTGAGATCACTTTCTCAGGGTCTGCAAAGTTGTCCGGGGAAGAAATTTTCAGGAACTCAGCCTCTACCTGCTTGCGAATCTTTTGTCGGCTCACCTCAACAAAGGGGGCAAGGTGGGACAGGGAGATAGACTGACCGCCATACTGATTACTGGCTACCTGGGCAATAATCTGGGTAGCAACATTACAGGCAGTCGAGAAGGAGTGAGGCTTTTCAATCAGCGTACCGGAAATTACTGTGCCGTTCTGGAGCATATCTTCCAGATTGATCAGACAGCAGTTCATCATGTGCTGCACAAAGTAGTCGCTGTCATGGAAGTGGATAACACCCTCTTCGTGCGCCTGCTTAATGTCATCCGGCATAAGCAGACGGTCGGTAATATCGCGGCTTACCTCGCCGGCGATATAGTCTCTCTGAGTAGAGAGGATTGTGGGATTTTTGTTGCTGTTCTCCTGGATGACTGTTTCATTGACGTTATCCGCAATAGAGAGGATTTTGCCGTCCAGAGAAGAAGCGTTCCGCAGAAGCTCATGTTCATAGCGATACTTGATGTACGCTTTGGCGACTACGAACTCGCCCTCTTTCATCAGCTCAGTTTCAACGTCGTCCTGGATTTCCTCAACAGAAATCGCACGGTTGCGCCGCTGATAGCGGTTATACAAACGGGTGGAGATTTTCTTGGGCACCTCGTTCTTATCTCCTACCGCACTGAGCTTTTCAACCTCCGTGAATGCCTTGAGAATGGCGTTGGCAATTTTGCCTTTGTCAAAGTCAACTTCACGGCCATCACGTTTAATGACAACCATAAAAATTCCTCCTTACAAAAGATAGCTGTGGATAACTTGGTCAATTTCTTCCCACGTGTTTACCCGGAGCGCATCATGAGCTACATGGTCAAAGCTACGATTATGGGGACGGTCAAAAAGAATTTTGGCGTATTCGCCCCCAACCAAGTTGTGTGGGGCATCGTCAATCAAAACGTCACCACGCACCATTTGCTTGTTGCAGGCAAAAATGATGTGCTCCCAGTCCAGGAAGGGGAACAGCTCTAAAAGCCGTTCCACCTTCGTTTTGCAGGTGTGATAGCTGGATGCAGTCACCATATAGAGCTGATACCCCTCGTCATAGAGCTTTTGGAGTACCTCAACAGAACCGGGGATCGGAGTGATACGCCGCCAAAGCTCGTCATCATAGAGTACGCCGAATACCTGCTCTTTCGTCAGCGTGGGGAAAGCAAGGGAGATATCCCAGCCGTGAACATCTTCCGGCGTTACGGAGGTGCCATAACGCTCGTTCAACATTGCAATCCAACAATCACTCAGGTTTTCTACGGTATCGTCGGCATCAAACAGAATTGTCAGTTTCTTCATGGAGTTCTCCTTTGAGAGCGTTGTTCACAAAGTTGTTTACGGCCTCTTTGAGATCTTCCAAACTGCCGCTGTTGACGATCGTAGCGTCGTACTGGTAATCGTCCAATGCAGTCTCCGAAGCGTGCTTCTGCTGCTCTTCGGTCAACGGAGACACGAAGTTGGGGCGAACTACCCGCAACAAAATAGCGTCCATGCCGTAGGTCTCGTAGATCTCATACTCGTTGGGGAAACGAGTATCAGGGATAAGCACGTAATCCCATTCGTCGCAGAAGATGTCGAGGATACTGACGATGAAATCTACCCAATAATCAGGAGAGACAGCGCGGATTTTGTCAGTACCGACACGCTGGAGAAGCGTGCGTCCCTTTTCATCCTTCTTGCCGTCCCAGCCAAAGAAGGTCTTACATACGTACTTGACCAGATCGCCGTAGTGGGCAATCAAAACACGGTTGCCTTGGGCTTCCAAAGTCTCCTCCAAAAGTTTGGCGGTAGTGTCTTTACCGTGCTGGGCTTTACCCGAAATGCAAACGATTTTCATTCCGCAGCTCTCCTTCCTTTTCTGCCGCAGGACTTCTTCTCCCGGCAGAACCCGAAGTATTCACACTTCGGCATAAAGTAATGATCGACCAGATATGCCCACTCGTCGGAATACTCTCTCAGAGCGTTACCAACATCAGCGAACAGGCCACGGTACTCGTGATAAGCTCTGCTGCATTCCCGCTGATGCGACATATCAATTAGGTTGCGGAGATTATGCTTGCACACAATCTTGGTGCCCATGCCCAGAGGAAGCCCAAGCGCAGAATCCTCTCTGGGGATACCAAACCCTTCCAACATCTTCAAGCCGGTCTGGATACACTTCATAATCCAGTCGTAGACTTTGACGGCGGCGGAGTTACCCGCAATGCTGGGCGGTGTTACATAATCGAAACCGCTTTCATAGTCGATATATCTGGTACTGGCCTGCAGTCTGGTGGGAGCGCCGCCGATGTGGGTATACCACTCACGGATCACTCTGGCAGAATAGCCGTCCAGGATCATATAGACATCCGGGAACTCAAACGTTCTGCCGTGCTCGTTTTCCAAGCAATCCAAGCCGCGTTTGTAGTTTTTTTCGGGGTCACTGGTATCTGCACCCCAGCAGACACCAGCTTCCTCACCGATCATGGAAATAGGGTTCTTATAGGTGAATCGCTGAATTGTAACTGTTCCCATGTTGATCCTCCTTGCTTAATTTACTTTGCTGCTATCAAATATAAGTGCGAAAGACGTGATCGCCGATCGTCTTATAATAGCTACCATAGGTCAAAGATCCAGTAGAGAAGTACACTACGTCGGTATTCAAATCCAACGCTGGATGGCCGGCAAGAGCAGCATCTACTGCTTCCATCTGCACAGACCCATAGTAATCTCCTACCACAAACTGACAAGGTGAGAAGAGAATATCACTGATACTGCCGGAATACGCTTCGTGCATATAGCGGTTAAGCGCTACCTGCACCACGGCAACCTGACCATCAAAGCTCTGGTTTCCTGCCTCGCTGTAGGCCATACACGCCAGTAGCTCTTTTTCGGTATCCGTGGGTGACAGTTCTGCATATGGGTTAAGGTCTGCCTCGGGTTCTGCCGGTTCTTCCTCAATAGAAATAGGTGTAGGTGTGGGCGACACTTGAGGCGGCGCAGAGTAAACACAAAGTTCCTTTTCGATGGGGACTTGTGGTGTTTCCTCCTCTTTGTTCGGGACGAACAACATTGCACTCAGAGATCCGCAGACTACCAAGAAACACAGCGTCGCCCTGAGAACTTTCTTGAACCATTTCGATTTCGTCTCGTGCATTGAAAATGCCTCCTAAATTACATAGTCGTAGTTGTACAAATACAGATACCCACGCCGCTCGCCCCATCCATTCATAGGAACATAAATGGTATCGTAGCGTTGAAGCGGTTTGCGATCGTAGAGTTCTGAGTAGATTGTCCACCGATTTGTTTTTCCCGTGCCAATCGACCGCACCTGCAAGGCGTAAGCCCAAACCTCTTTGGTTTTCTTGCTCCGCAAGGGGTAGATATCCAGAATAACCAGTTTTCGCTGATCTTCTTTTTTATTGGTGGTTAGGTCGATATAGCCCAGATTTTCCAACTGGATTTGCATTTTGCTTTTCAGGTCGAAATCCTGAATGTGCATATCCCTGACCATCACTTCCAAATACCGAAGTAATCCGGGCAAATCGGTGAAGGTATAGCTTTTAGCTGGCTGGCCGCTTTTGGACTTATCAGTTGCATACTGGGCGATTATGGGTTCCAATTCAGCCGTCACCTTGTCCTTGGAGATCTTCTTCATCGTTCCGCTCTTGAAGAAAGAAAAGAAGTTCACCATACGCAACAACTCTTTGGAATTGCCATACTCAGCAAAGTAGTCAATCTTCACCAAAATATCCCGCTGCCGTGTATCCAAGTGTGTTTTCTCGTCCAGCTGCATAAGCAAGTCCATGAAAGACTCAGGCTTGCCGGCCTTTGCCAGCTCGTAAAGTTCGTTGGCAACATCGGCATTCATGTACTTTACAGAAGAAATACCCTTGGCGATAACCTTCTCTTCGGTATTCAGCAAATATTTATCCTTGGAAAGGCCGAAACGCGGCGGGACAATCCTGATACCGTAAAGCGTTGCCAACTCGTTCCCGTTCTTCACATCCTCCTCGCCGTTGGCATTGTTAAGGTAGGCTGTGATGAACTCATACGGATGGTAGTACCGCAGATAGGCGCATAGGTAGCCAATCATGCAGTACCCAACTGAATGGTTGTAACCAAACATATAGCTGGAAGCGTCCTGGATGATTTGTAAGAACTCCTTTGCTTCCTGCTCTGCAACTTCACGGGGTTGCGGTGACTTTTCACAATATCCCTCAAGAATTTGCGGGAGAGCTTTTTTCAACCGCTCTTCGTCTTTTCGTCCAATAGCGCGGCGGGTGTTATCTGCATCTGACCCGGAGAAGCCGCAGATTTGCTGTAGGAACTTGATAACGTCCTCTTGGTAAATAAGATAACCGTTGTTATCTGCCAAAAGTTCGTCGATGATGGGAGAGGGATTCTTGTGAGGCTTGTGCTGCATAAGGTCGTCACGGTACGACGCACCCGAAGGACGAAGCGCCGCCGTAACAAGGCTCATGTCAAAAATGCTGTGCGGCTCGTATTGCCTAAGCATCTGGAACGCGAACTCTCCTTCAAACTGGAAGATACCAATGGGAGATCTCAGCATATCCTTCCAGACAGCTTCATCATTCCAGTTGATTTCGTGAGACTTCGGGTAGGGCTTACCCAACAGCTCATAAGCGTCTTTGATAATCTCGATGTTTTTCAATCCGAGAATGTCATACTTAACCAAGCTGACCTCATGCACACACTCCATGTCAATCTGTAGGATTTCCTTACCGTCAGAGATGAACGTACCGTAGTTATCTCGGAGGGTAATAGGGCTTGCCACAATACCGGCAGGGTGCATAGACTGAGAGATCGCCACGTCAAGAAGCCCGTCGTAGTAGTAGAATACTTCGGGATACTTTTCCCGAGCCGCTGCCTCGTCTGTCTCAAACTCCTTTTTGATATTGGCACTTGCCTTACCAGCCCAGGGGTTCTTAGCAAAGATCCTTTCGTTTTCCTCTTTGAGTTTTGTGTACTCTTTGGAAAACTGCTTAATCAGCTCGGCGCGGGGGATGTTCTTCATGCGGCTGGGCAAAAGAAGATTACCTGCCTCATCAAAGAAATATAGGCTAAAGCCGTCTCTCGCATCCCCAAAAACGATCTTCACGTTCTCATCTTTGAGCTGCGCCATTACTCTGCGGAACTCTTTCTCGTCCTGTTGGTGTTCACGATTCCAACGCAGTGCCAAAGCACGGCAGATTTCGTCAATACAGCCTTTAGATTTGATAGTGCCGATCGCCAGAATAAACGCGGTCTTTTCTTGACCAAAACGGTTGATGATGTAGTCGTAAACCAGATCACGCTGGGAGGGAGACACGTCAATATCAATATCGCCAATCTCCTTACGATCTTCGTTACAGAAGCGACTGAACACTGTATGCCATGTCTCAGGATTGAGGTCTGTTGTATTGGTGACGTAAGCTACACGAGATCCACCGCAGGAACCACGATTGAAACCAATGGGGATACCATGAGATTTACACCATGTCACCAATTCGCTCATGAAAAGCATGAAGCCGGACATCTCAATTTTGTCAAAAACCCGGCATTCCTCAGCAATGGCCGCTTTGAACGGCTCGACCTGCTCTGGGATGATAGCGCCCTCTTTGATCTTTGCTTGCAGGTTATCGTCAAGAACTTGATGAAGCACCTCTCGATCACGTTCGCCATAGAGAATGGGGTACTTGAAAGAGATATCCAACTCAAACGGCTCTACAGAGTCGGCCATACGGTTGGTGTTCTCAATGGCCTCCAAATACATCGCTTCCGGTAAGGCGTCCTGCGTTGCGAACATTGCTACTAACTCGTCATAGGATTTATAGGTAAGGTCAAACGTATCTTCGTCGGCAAACTCGATGTGTTTACTCAACTGCAAGATCGTTCGGCACTCAGCCTTGTATTTGTTGAGGCTATGGGTATCGGTGCCTGCAATGAGCGGGATGCCGTATTTCTGAGACATTTCCGCCAGGTGGCGATTGTAGGAAACCTGCTCTGGGTGGTCGTGCGCTTGGATTTCCAGATAGTCGTAGTGCTTCAGCAGTCGCTCATACATAGGATGAGTAATGCTCATGCGATTCAGCGGGGAAGCAAGGCAGGCACTGATCTTGATGACGTTACTGGAAATACCAAGGAACTCATCAAACGTGATACGGGGTTTGTAGTAAAAGTGGTCGCCCTGATTCGATCGGCTGATCAGCTCGTTCATCTCCTGAAGACCAGCGTAGTTTTTGGCAATCAGGATGGTGTGGTAGTTATCGCGTACCTTATTCTGCTCTCCGGTGCGTGGATCGGTAAGCAATAGCTTTTCAGTCAAATAGACTTCGCAGCCATGCAGATATTTCAATCCGGCCTTATCACAGGCCATCTTTTTGGCGACCCACTGATAGATGTTACCATGCTCCGTAAAAGCAATGGCAGTCTGCCCCAGCTCGACAGCCTTAGCGATATAGTCCTCAAACTTCGTCGCGCTGTCTAACAGCGACAATTCAGTATGGACATGGTATGCCGTATAGTTACCGCTCAATAAGATCACCTCCGATTGTGCCACGGCCCGTCAAAGGTATCGTCAACGCAAAAGTTTTTCAGACAATCCTCACATACAAGGTGAGAACACGCCCTACGAACTCGGCCTGTCTTATACATAGTGCCATTGGCAACCTTTGTCTCTTCTTCTGTAAACCAAACAGGGATGAGGCTACCGCCACAGTCACATACTCCGAAATCCACCATAGTTAGCCCTCTCTGTCGTTCACCGCTCCAAATGCTTCATCTTCGGAGGCACGCTCTTCAGCAAGCAGCTGAGGAGGGAGAGGCAAAGGCTCTTTGTACTCCTTCTTGTCCCAAGAGAAACGACGGTCGTACTCGTCCATATCGCCGAAGAAACGGCGGGAGGCGGGATCGTAATAGAGGCCAACGTCGATATTCTGCCGGCCAAACATACGGTCTTTGACGATAGTTACGATCACATCGTATTTGAGCAACTGGCGGCGCTTCTCAGAATATTTTGCAGCGTTCTCACGCTCCGCATCCGTCACTCGCCGCAGGCCAATAGTCCGATGTGCCAGGTTCACGATGTTGCTGGTTCCAGCGATATCATAGATACCTACATTGGTTCCGGCGTCCATCTTTCGAGGGTGACAAACAAGAATTACAGCTACTTGATATTTCTTAGCAAACTCAATGAGCTTCTTAATCGTATCTGTCTGAGAGCGCAGTTCCTCTTCGCTGGTTTCAGTGTCAATACACATGAAATTGTCGAGGATCAGACAACGGGCACCGTACTTCCGAACGGTATCCGTCATAGAGGCGATGAGCTTATCCAGTACGTTGTCGTAGTCATCACGATAGATATGCCAACGCCCTTTATAGGTTTTGTTGATCTCGGCAAGCGTCGTCGTGGAAATCTTCTTGTAAGGATTGCCCCGACGAGAGATAGCATCCGTGATATTGCGGGGGCCGGCGAAAATGTAGTTGAACCAGGACTTTTCTACACCGTTGGGAAGTTCGCCGCTGAAAAGCCACGTACCGATGTCATTATCGAGAGAATTGCACGCGAGCTGAGTAAGAAGACTACTCTTACCAGATCCGGGCTGACCACTCACAATAGTAAGCGTTCCGAAAAAGAGCCGCATCAGCTCATCATCAATGGCCTTCAGCCCGGTAGTCACACCGTCAACATCCTCATACTCGGTCGGCTCGACATCAGAAAGGTCGGCTACGGAAGGAACAGGGGAGTCTTTAGCGTCCGAGATCAGCTCCAACACTTTGTCTTTGCCGCAAACGTAAAGGATCTCATTCAGGTCTTTTGTTACCCGTCCAGTATTTCCAATGGGGATTGCTGGGATGTCTACGACCTTTGTTCGCCAGCTACCCAGCCGGGGAACGCACTCTTTCTGCATTTTCACGCCGGCGTCATCGTTGTCGGCGCAAATGATAATGCTCTCAAACTGATCGAGCCATTCCAGGTTTTCGTCGATCCAGTGGAGATTTGAACTGCCCAGAGGAACGGAAACAGCATTTTTGAATCCTGCCTCAATCGCACTAAGGCAATCCGGCTCGCCCTCACAGATCAGAAGGGGAGAATTAACGTTGATGCGGTTCATGTTGAACAGCAACGGAGCCGTATCAGAGTTTTGCTGGCACCAGCACTTTGCTTGACCATGCTGGACTTTATGCGACGGTTTGTATTTCACCATCGTCAACACATCGTTCGTGTCGTAGTAATTGAATACCGCGTTTCCCTCGGAGTCCTGCCGCACATCAAGAGCATCCAGCGTCTCACGACTGATCTTGCGCTGCTCAAAATATGCGTACACTTTGGATTTATCAGTGCAGGGAACCTCGTGGGGATATCTATAATGCCGTTTGGTTTTTACGCCCAGCTCTCCGAAAGAGTAGGGCATTTCGGCAAGCTCGAAAAGTTTCTTACAGGCTTCGGCATAAGTCGCGCCTTTATACATGAAAACGTCCAGAATGTCGTAGCTACGGCCACAACTACCGAAACAACGAAAGTTGAATGCTTTCTTGTTGTAAATGAAGGAAGCGTGATCCTCCTGATGGAAGGGACAGCAACACTTCATGTTTTTCTCATCGAAATCGGTAATCCCCAGCTCTTCGACGATAATCTGAGCGTTACGATCTCCGAGCTTTTCTTTGGCCTGCAAAATTGCTTCTCTATCAATCTGCATGGGTAAAATCACCTCAGTTCTTCGGTAAGCCCGCCCACTTCATGTGGACGGGTCTTATCCGAATAAAATCCGTCTTTCATTTGCCGTTCAAGATGCGGATAGCACTCTCGGCCTCCTCAACACCGAGTCCCCGACGCATTACCGTCTGAACCCAATGATCTTTGTTCGGCTCGATATCTGTCCGGTCGTCCAGAATTACGAAGTCTCCAACCTCGCTATGTTCTTTTAACCAGCAGTCAATTTCCATACCTCTGTGACAGGATGGCAGCTCCGGCGTAAAGCCATAAAGACGAACCCCGTATTTCAACAGCTCTGCTTCCAGCTCCAGATAGTCTCCGTTGTATCTCGGGTCATCTCGGTCGTATCTCCAATCACTGGAAAGAACGACCTTAGCTCCTGTCATGTTAATGATGTGCTTCAGGTTCTTCATTTGCCTGTTGTCAACAAACGTATAGCCGCTTTGGGTTCTGCGGGCTGTGCGATCACTGTTGAGCACACCGTCAACGTCGAGGAAAATTACCTTGATCTTTCCCATCACTCATATTCCTCCGTAACATATTGGCTGGAATGCTCGCAATGCTCGCGCACAGAACACAGGTAGTCACAAAAGAAACGGTCAGGTTTGGCAGGAAAGCTCCTTGCCTTATAGATGTCGTCAATGGAACGCAGGAACCAGTCTATGTCCTCCTGAGCAGTTACGATGTTGAATGGATCTCTGTCCAAGATACCTTCACGGAACTTATTGAACCAAAGTTCATGCGGCCACTCACCGTAGACCTCTTTGACCCGTACTGCATACAAGTTCAGTTGGCGGAGATATTTGCGGCGTTCCTCTCTGGATTTCCATTTGCCCCGGCTTTTGTGATCGCAAACAATCAGCCCAGACCTATTACGAAGCACCAGATCTATAATACCTACCACTGGTCTGCCGCCCAGTGTAGAGGTATACCGATCTTCGACCGCAAGCACTTTTTCTTCGTCTCCCAGTTGTCCACCGAAATTATCGAAGTATTCCATACCGCGCTCATAGTAGCTACCTTCCAGTCGGGGAAATGGAAACCGTTCTGTAACTGCTCTTGCGTATTCCTTCTCATAGAGGCCGGATAAATCCCACAGCTCGACCTGCTGACGAAAATATCGCTCTAAAAGCGAGTGCGCCAGTGAACCCCATTGAGCAAAAGCGTTGTCCACACGATCCATGCACTGGAGGTAAGTAAGGTCAAACATACGCGGGCACTGATCAAAACTGCTAACACGGGAGTATGACCAGTCCATAGCGTCCAGGAGAAAAGAATTATCCATCAGAAGGGCAGCTCTCCATCTTCCTCACCGACATTTGCGAAGTCGCTGTTCTGAGAAGGAGCGGTAGCATATCCGGTGGTGGGGGCAGAGGCGTTGTCAGAAGTCTCGCTGTCCTTCTTGGAATCGCCGAAATAGACGTTCTCGGCAATGATGTCTACGGCAGAACGCTTGTTGCCGTCCTTATCGGTGTAGTTGCGCTTCTGCAGCCGACCGACAACAACGATCATGCGCCCCTTGCCAAAATACTTGCCAACGAAATCCGCCGTAGAGCGCCACGCAGTCACATCGAAGAAGTCCGTCTCGCGCTCATTGTTCTGCTTGTTCACGATGTCGCGGTCGCAGGCGATAGAAAAGCTGCACACGGAGATGTCACTGTTTACCTTCTTGATCTCAGGATCGCGGGTAAGACGACCCATGATGATTACCTTATTAAGCATTGTGCTTTACCTCCAGTTTCTTGATCTGCTCAACGACTTTCTGAGCCGTTGCGATATCCTTGATAGCGTTGGGGTTCTTCACACCAGCAACACTTTCGATAGCCTTGTAGATAGTATCTTTGGACACACCGGCTTCCAGCTTCCCGGCAACAACGCTCAGGATCTCCTGTTTCACATCGTCCAGATCGTCTTCCTTCTTCTTGCGGGCGGCGCTGGAAAGCTCCTCGCCCGTCCAAAGAGACAGACCCAGACCGTGCAGAGCAGCACACTTGACCAAGCAGCGCTTGATAGACTTCTCTGCATCGGCAGAGGTGATCGTGTCGATGGGAATAGACTTGTTACGGAAATCCATAACAGCCAGAGACTCCGTTTCAGTCTGGTCGTTGATGGTGATAGATACCTCTACCCAGGCGGTCTTTCCGTCCGTATGGTAAATGCAGCCGTCAGCGGCCTTATTGATGGTAAACTTGGCACTGGGGAAGAGGGATTTCACGATCATCCATGCCTTAGACCAAGGCAGGTAGATGATCCTATCCTTCTTCTTGAGGTGCTCCGTGATGTCGTACTCGTTCAGAATTTGAAAAACGCTTTTTTCCATGTTAGCCTCCGTTGATTTACTTTGTTGCTAAACCCTCGACAAGATAGGTAGCCTCCATATCAGCCAAATGCGTCATGACTGCCAGCGGATAAGTTTCAAAAGCATTGCCCATACCGTAATCCCCGCCTTTGACTGCACAATCAAAGCTGCCCATATGCCAGCGGATTGCAACAATTTCGTCACGTGTGAGCTTGATGAAGCTCTGCAGGATGATGACAGATTTCTCGCCATGACCAAGCGGGAGACGATCTTCCGTTTTGTAGAACGGCTCCTTATGCCATGCGCCCGTAACATCATCCTTGACGTTCCGAGAGCTGACGGTGTAGTAGTTCACCTTCGTCAGATCGTGGAACAACGCAGTGACCGCCACCGTCTCCGGTGAGATCTCCAGTTCAGGATAGCGAGCCACAAACCCAGAGAGCTTGTCATACACATTGAGGCTATGCTCCAGCAGCCCGCCAGTATAGTTGCCGTGGAAGCGCGTGCTTGCCGGCGCAGTATAGAAGTCAGAACGTTCCAACCACGCCATCAGGTCTTCCATACCCGGACGATTGATAGTAGCGCAAATTTCAACGAACCGTTTTTTCAGATCGTCCAAATTTGCGATTTCTACATTCACTACATCCATATTGACCACTCCTTTATTATGTTGGTGCCCCGAGGAGGGGACAACGCCCCTCCTCGTAAGGCGCAGGATTACTCTTCGATGATTTTGAAGAACACGTCGGTTCTACGGTTCAGGTAGGCATCGGCAGAACCGGGATCTGCAACCATCTTCGTGTTGCCATTGCCGACCGTAATCAGACGGTTCGGATCAATACCGCAAGCGATGAAATACTTGGCGACAGCCTTTGCACGTTCAGCAGACAGCGCCTGTCCAGAGTCGGAGTAGTTGCGGGCATTGATATTGCCCTCCACCTGGATAATCGCGCCATCCAGAGTATTGGCGATAGAAACGAACTCATCCATGATGGCGTATGCCTCTTCGGGGTTCTTGAACTGAGCGGTATCAGCCACAAACTCAACGGTCATGGATTTGGTCAGCAGCGCCTCATAATTGACGATTTCCTGCTTCTGCTCCTCGGTCAGCTCAACGGGCTTGCTGGTAGAGGTAGAGGTAGAAGAATACTTGCTTGCCAGAGGGAGCAGATACTGGTTATCAAAGAGTGTCATAGCCACCTTGCGGTTGACCGTCTCACCCAAAGACTCCCAGATATCACACATATCGAAGTAGACAGAAGGAGCAGTGGAGTCCAGCACTTCCTTATTCTCGGCGTAGCCCATCATTTCGGCATCGCCGCACTGAGCCTTAATCTCCTCGTCGGAAACGCCGGCGAACATAGGCATGACAGAACGGATGTAGTCAAACTCAGTGGTATACATTGCGTTGGCCTGGAAGATACCATCAATAAAGGCGGTCACAACGTCGGGGTGTGCCTGGGCAAAGTCGGAACGGAATACGATACCGTCCATAATCAGGCTCTTAGAGGCTGTGGTAGAGAACATGATGTGCGCATCGCTGTTTTCGGTTGCATAGGACAGGTAAGGCTGCCAAGTCGCTGCCACGTCCAGCTGGCCGGCGAAGAACGCCTCGCCCGTCTCAGACGCATCGTCAAAGAGGATCATATTATCAATGATAGACTGCTTGTCAGCATCGGACAGGTCACTCTTATTAACAAACCACGCCACAAGTGTCTGGGCTTCGCTGAATCTGGGAACGCCGATCTTCTTGCCCAGCAGATCATTTACGGTGTTGATACCGGACTTAGCAATAATGCCGTCGCCACCAGCGGAGTAGTTGGTGAATACCGGCATTACCACATCCAATCCGGCCTCCTGGAACTTACCAGACAGGAACGCGGTACGGTTGGTGGTATAACCCGCAGCATTCAGCTCTCCGGTAATCAAAGCGTTGCTGCTGGCAGTTGCGTCATTGATGATATTGATGTTGACCTTAATACCCAGCTGGTCGAAAATTGAACCAGGCTGCGTGGTCAAGCCCTGGTTAGCATCGATAATAGGCTTCCAGCCTACCCACTCATCCAGAGACAGGTTAATCACGGGATCAGAGGTGTCCGTCTTGCCGGCGGAGGGCTTTGTCGTGGGCTTCTGGGACGTGCTGCCAGACTGGGTACCCGAACTGATGGGTTTGTCGTCTGCGATGTTGTTCTTGTAGTAGTTGTAGCCGAAGCCGCCGATACCAGCGAGGAGCGCCAGCACGATGACGAAGATCACCACACGGCCAGCGGTAGTGAGTTTCATTCTCTTCATGGTAAGTTACTTCCTTTCCTCTTTCACTTTGGATTTAGGAGCGTCGAAGGTGACGCCAGACCGTGGAGCCTGAATAGCCGGCTTCCCGTTATACTTTGTGGCGAGAGACTGCAGGTAAGCATCCGACTGAGCTTTCGCCGCATTTTTCTCGGCCATTGACATTTTGGTGGTGGTACGGCTTGCGTGAACGACAATCGCACCATCAACCTCTTTGCGAAGATCCTCCGCTCCGTCCCGGACACTGCCCAAGAGCTTATCAGTGGCAGAGTCCCGGCGCAGTTCGTCCAGATCGCCCAAGAGATCCTTCATGTTGCCACGGAGTTTCATTTCCTCGACAGTCATACGGCTCTGCTTTTTCAGCTCGCGGAGCTTCTTGTCGTACGCTTCATAAACGGTCTGAGCCTCTTTTACCATAGGTTCAATCTCTCGCAGGTATCCCTCTTTCTGGGAGATTTCAAACAGGATTTCCTCACGCCTGGTTGAAAAAATGGCAGCATCGGCCATATTGCCAGATCTGACCAGAGACTCACACTTTGATTCAACGTCCTTCAGTTCTCCATATAGCTTGTTGAGGTTCTTCTGGACGGAGGATTGCTCGCCCACAAACCGATTCAGGGTGTCACCAGCCTTGTTGTAACGCTCCTGCACTTCCTCAATGGCTTGCTGGAAAACAGCCTTTGCACCCTCGGGTGTCTTGGCGATATCCTCCACGAAGATGTTGAGGAACCCTCCAACGAGGACTTTCAGCTTACCCCGGACACCGGGGAAGATGATCAGGGCGAGCACAAATACAACCGCTACCGCTCCAATCACAATGCCCATTACTGTGCTCCTTCCTTACCGGCAACGCCGTTCGCAAACTCCAAGAGTTGACTGATAGCTTCTTTTTCCTTCTGGATGGCGGCGCTGGAATCAGAGGTTTTTTGCTTGGAGTCCTCAATTCTGGCTTCCGCCTGCTCGATCAGGGACTTCAGATGTTCGATATCCGCCTCGGTCTCAGCGATCAGCGCATCGTTTTCCGCCCTGATACTATCCTCGGCAGCGTCCAAGGCGCGACCACGCTTCAGACCGTCCTCAATGAGATCATCCACATTGATCCCGTTGACGCTGAGAATGCCGGCGATGGACGCCTGTTTCTTGGCCTTAGTCATATCCTGGGGCAGAATGTCGATATACGCTTTGATCTTGAAGATCGAGTTCTCGTCGTCGATATCGCCCTGCTGATAGACGGATGCGATCACATCATCATAGGACACCTGAGTAGCGTCAATTACCGGCGTCTCAGGCGCGTACATAGGCTCGGATACGGGTTGCATAGGGATTTCAGGCATACCTTCGTATTCGGTACGAACCAGTCCCATGCGTTCAAATAAACCTGCCATGGTTTGTTACAGCTCCTCTCGTTTCAAATTTGATTATTTTATCGCACATTTTGAACGCCTCGTCCTGGCTGTGCGTTACCATAATGATTGTGTTGCCTATCTCAGCATGGACATCCAAAATCAAACGTTGCATTTTGCTACGGGTTTTGTCGTCCAAAGCGGATAATGGTTCATCCATAAGTAGGTATTTCGGCTTGACATACAGTGTTCTCGCCAACGCAAGGCGCTGTTGCATACCACCTGATAGCTGAGACGGCCATTTATCTGCATACTGCTCTAACCCAACCGCTGCAAGTACCTTGATAGCGTCATCGCGGCTACGGAGTTTTTTGTCCCGTTGGGCAATCAGCACATTCTCCGTGCAGGAAAGCCATCCGAAGTTGGAATAGCGCTGGTGCATCATGTACACAGGGTTCTTGTCGGCGTTCCGATAGGTAGTGCCATCAATGACAACCTCACCATGAACAGGGTGAAGAAGGCCAGAGATGGTTTTGAGGAGGGTCGTCTTACCGGCACCAGACTTCGCCAAAATACCGTAAATCAAACCGTCGTCAAATTCCTGGTCGATGTGCTCCAGAATTGCTTCGCCGTTGTACCCAATAGCCAGATCATTCAACTTGATCATCGCAGTACCTCCACTGAAATATCTTTCGGATCAGCAAGTTCCCCAGCTTGTCAAAAACGAAGCTGAACAACATGATTACGATGATTGCCCCGAACACCACGGCGGTACGGCCTCTGGCGGAGCTTACATTGATGATGAAGCCCAAGCCGTACTTAGCGTTGGTTGCCTCTACCACGGCGCAGTATGTCCAGCCAATGCCATACATCATAAGGAACGTACTGAATATTGAAGGGAGCGATGCGGGGAGCAGGATTTCTTTGATTGTCTCCCAACTGGTCATTCCGATTGTCTTGCCCGTATCCATCAGATCTTGCGGTACGTCGTTAAAGCAAAGCAGGATCGACGGCAGCAAGTAGACAAACGTCGCAATAAATAGGAACGAAATTTTCATCTGCTCCCCAATCCCAAACCATAGGATCAGGAGCGGAGAAAATGCGGTTACGGGAACATACCGCAGGAAGGAAACAACCGGCATGATAGTTTCCTTGATAGGCTTCACGCCATAAATCAGAAGGGAGAGGGGAATTGCTACCAGCATAGAAAGAGCAGACGCACCAGTAATCCGCAGAAAAGAGTAGGCAAGTCCTTTTTGCAACTGGCCTGTCTCTGCCAACCCGACGATTGCTTCCCAGACGGTAGCAGGGGCGGGGATAAACAGCGGTTGGGTGAAGCACGAGGCCACATACCAGACGGCAATGAAACAGGCCAATAAAACCGTTCCCCGTATGCAGTTTTTCGCACGCCGTTTGACTGAAGTTTTCATTTCACAACCTCTTCTCATGGATCATCTTCGCCCAGCGACTTCATCATGAAGCATTCATCACAATAGCAGTCGCCAGTTGTTTGGATTTTGACATAATCGCCGACTATCGGTTCTCCGCAGGCATCGCAAAGGATAGTACGGGCATAAGCTCCGCCACAGTAAGGACAACCGCTGAAATCCTCATAGGGCGGAGAATCTAACCCATGGCGTTCTTCCCATCGCTTCGGATCGTCAAAGGTTTTGCCACAGTCCAGACAGGTGTATTCACCATACATCAGCGCTTCACCTTCCAGACTGCCGTATTGCACCCAGACTTGCCAAGACGTCTGCCGACGATCACAACCTTGCCCTCGGCTTTCATCTCTGTCAGACGAGGCCGTGTGAAGTTCGGACTGTTGGTGGGGATTTTGCCCTCAGAGACCAGCTTCTCGCCAATCTCGTCAGCAGTCATACCGCCAGGATCACCGCTGGTCAGAACATCCAGAATCATAGCCTTACGATTAGGACGCCTCGGCTCGATCTGGTCATATGCTTCACGGCGGTTTCTCAACGCAATGCTCATATGAATCACCTCTTTCTATCCGACAAATGCCGGTTTCTGTTGCAGTGATAGTTGGACAAATCCAACCACCTTCCTGAACTCGACCTCTTCGAGTTTTACTGGACGGGTAAGATAAATCCGCTACCCCCCCCCACAGCACACTCGATATAACCTTTTTGGGTGGCCTGCTTAATTCTGACTTTCTCCATGGTCAACCTCCGGGCTTCTCAGAGCATACCATCCAGTCTTGGCTCCGCCCCCCCCGCTTCGGCTTTCAAAGCACGTGCAATGGTTTCGCCATCATATACACGATTGGCGTCTCCATTGTAATCATTGATATATCCGAGCTGCTTCAGTTCATCATTCTTATCAGAATAATTTACTTTGTCGCTAACATCGGTAATATCAAAAGTAGACAGTGCTTTTTCAAATGCGCCGATACCGGAAAAGAAAGAACCAACAGTCATATCTTCAAAGAGATACGGCATAGCACTGTGAAGTTCATCCAAAATGGCACAGAGAACGTCTACCACGATAGAGTTTCCAGCCTGCTTGTAAAGCTGTGACCCGCTCCTATCTGCTCCACCATAGATATTTTCGTTCATGGCGGATTTGGCACGTTCAAAGTCCTGATCTTGGAAACCCATTAAACGCCAACACTCTTTTTGCGTAAGTTTACGGACACGAAAACTCGGGCGTATTGCGATAGGTGTTTGTCCACCGCCCATACCAGCTGCACTATTTATGCATGGGCAAATACCATCGTTTCTTGGAGTCTGGTGCTTTTGTAAGCCGCCAATCATTGTGATTTTATCTTCTGACGTAGGACTTCTTTCAATCACTCTCTTGTCCCCCCCCCATCAATGGTGCGAATAGTGCCGCAGACATTATCTTTGAAAAAACGCACACCTTCATCGCATCGACGCTCACATACGATTTTCACATTAGCTTCCTCGCTTTCATCTATCTCAATCAATACATTGTCTTTTTGAACACCCGTCAAAGTGTTGGTACACATATTAGGGCGAACTTCCAAACGCTGTATTATCTTACCCCCCCCGCATATCTTCCGCGAATTGCAGCGGGGATAATATATCGCTTACTCATTATGCTCCATAACTCCTGTCATTTGCTGATTTCCAAAGCCCTTATAGTCACGGGCCAGCAAAGTCAAGGCCGTCTCACAGTATCCTTCAAACTGGGTGCCTTTCTTACTCAGCTTCACACCGGCAAGTGAGCAAGTCCCAGCAGTGGTGGTCTGTGGAACCTCTTCCGCTGGTGCGGACGGTGTTACTGATTTGTCTGAACGGGGGGGGTTATCATGGCAGCTACCTTGTCATCAGGCAGGTAGTATCGCTCGTCAACCTTATCCTCCAACATATCTACCAGCGCTTTTTTCAAAGGGATAGGAGACGGGAACTTAAACTTCCCATTATCTAAATCCTTACGAATGATGACACAGTAAACACGCTCACGATTCTGGGGGATTCCGTAGTGTTTTGCATTCAGAACCTGCCAGTAGACGTTGTAACCGTAGTCTTCCAGCTCTTTGACAAAGAGGTTAAAAGTGGCATAGAAGCGAGAACCGGTAATATTTTTAACGTTCTCGTAGATAGCGAAGCGAGGCTTCTTTTCTCTTAGGAAACGCAGCCATTCGACCAGTAAGGAAGAGCGGGTCTTCTCGATTTCAGTTGATCCGCACTTAGGGCAATGGTCGCGTTGATCATAGTGAGCTTCCAGGGGATTATATACGTGGCCGCAATGCTTACAAGTCCATGCAGCCCCCCCCCTGTTTGCCTGCTATGCTGAAATCCTGACACGGACTTCCACCGAACATGACATTGAAATCCGGCACAGCCTTCTCATCGGCTTTGGTAATATCTCCGATGTTAAGGGTGGGATCAACACCATGAACGGCGCAATAGCTTTCTGCGGCGTAACGATCGAACTCGCAGAAAAGGGCAGTTTGGTAATCCAAATTAGTTCCTCCTTTGTTGGTTTTCTTTGTTGCTAAACGGAAGGTTGAGGGATTTACAATCTCCCTCGAACTGCTTTTATTCTATCATACTGTCTCCATAAAGTCAATAATTTTCTTTGTTGCTATTATGAGGTTTTTTGAATTTCTTCAAAGATAATCTGCTTTGGTAACATTCCTTTGCATACATAGACACTACTGAAAGGCGGGTTTAGAGACGGCTTTTGGTCGGCGTAGTTCTTAAAGTAAGATACACGCCGATTGAGATACATGATTTCAAAATCATGCTCACGGAACATCTTAAAGCGTTTCTGACTCTCGAAAAGTCCGACGACCCCTACCAACATAGCAAAGGGTATATTCAACTGGAATAGTCGCTCAAACACTTCGCCTTTGAGGGAATACGGAGGATTACTGATGATGTAGTCACACTTCGGTGGGTCAATAGCGAAAAAATCCTGACCGTTTGCAATATGTGTTGCGATAACGGTATAGCCGCGTTGCCGAAAGAGCTTTACAAACAGACTATCCTCAGTGTCAAACGGACACCAAATTGTCACGGGGGGGGTGGAAGATACTTGTACAACGGGGCAATCGCATACTCCGGTGTATAGAACTCGTCGTTGCCACTGCCGGCAACCTTATCCATCTTCATAGCTGCACCTCTTGATTTACTTTGTTGCAAATTAAATCCAACGAATGCAAGGTTCGCCGGTATAGCCATGTTCCCATACGAACCAAGCGAAGCACATGGTACTTGACCAGGGCTTACCATTTTCGTCAACTTCCAATCCGTTTCTCAAAGGATTGACACGTTTTGAAAATACATACACGGCTTTCGGAGGGTGGGTGGCAAAGAAATCCTTACGTTGCCGTCCTTCGAGAAACTGGATCTTGGCGAACAGGATCACCTTGCCAGTGGATACCTCCAGAGCTTTCTCAGCGAACTCTTTCGCCAAAGAGAACGGAGGGTTCGTGATGACGTTGTTGAATTTTTCGGGATAGTTCTCAGTGAGGAAATCCACCCCGCCAACAATACCACATCCGAACCTATCATCTCTCTGAACCAGATCAGTAGAGATAATTTGACTGTTGGGATAATGTTCCCGAAGCACCTTACTGATATGCCCTTCACCAGCCGCAGGCTCCAAAATGGAGCCGTGCAGCTCTTCTCGGCTAAGGATGGCTTCTGTCGCCTCGAACGGAGTAGCATAGTAGTCGTTCTCCACACGAGAGCGGGTAGGGGACATACCGGCCAAACTGGTGCCGCTCAAATAAGTACGCTCTTCCATTTTCTCACCGCCTATTAAAAAATTGTCGTTCCGTAGGCAGGCATAGAATTGAGCTTGTGAAGGTTGTGATCGTGCATAGAGGCAATCTTCTTGTCGATTTCCTCAATTCCACTGGTGCCATACATGATGTAAGCATCCAGGTGAGCATAGGTAAATCCAAGATTATCCTCATCAGTTTTTCCACACAGCCCATCGGAAGGGGTCTTGCTTATCAGGTTGATAGGCAGAAGAAGCTCGTACCCAATCTGGATGACTTCATGCACCATCAGATTAGCGAGCGGGCTAAAATCGCCGGCGCTATCGCCAAACTTGGTAGAGTATCCCACATAGTCTTCAGAGCAGTTGCAGGTATTAGCAACACGTCCGCCGTGAGGCAACGACTGAGAAATAGCATAGAGGGTCGCCATACGGATACGGGGAGGGAGGTTTATCCTCGTCTGATCGCTGACGTTCATATTGAGCGCTACTTGATCACTTACCGCAGACACTGCTTTGGAGATATCGGTATAGGCGTATCTGATACCCAGAAATTCGATCAGCTGCTTGCTATCGTCCAGATCGGGCTGTTCTCCATTCGGCATCATAACACCCACTACACGCTCTTTGCCCAGCGCCTCTACGCAAAGAGCGGCGACAACGCTGGAATCTTTACCACCAGAAATACCGACCACCGCATCGCAGCCAGGGCCGTTACTTTCAAAGTAGGAACGAATCCACTGGACAATCTCATCCTTAGTACGCTTTGGGTTAGCTAACATTGTGGCACCTCTTTTCTCAAAAGTTTCCCTCATGAAGATTCTTGCGAACCTCATCCAGGGTATAAATTCTTAGGAGCTTGCCATCCTTGAAAACTGGCTTCAGCCAGTTCCCAACCTGCGACTCCTCCCAAGTCAAACCGTCCTGGCAGAAGAAGTTGTGGTACGTATAGTCATATACAACCTTACAGCAGCCGCGTTGAGACTTCTTGAAATGTCCGCTATCTGTCTTGGGGTTCTTAAAGATCATGATGGGCTTTCCGTCAGCATCTTCTGCATAGGTCGCTTTGACTGCGATACCAAATGTATCACGGGTGTACGGCGCATAAGTCTTTTCGCCGCCGTCCATCGTCTCCAGACACTGCATAGAGAAAGAACCGACGCCCAGAGAAACATTGTTGATAGCGAAGCCATGCTCCATCAGGATCTTATACACTGCCTCGCACCGCTGCGGGGTAATGCTATCGCCATACAATGCCTTGACGTGTGGATCGAGAACTTTGTAACCCTTGCTGTTCACGGTGCCACCAAAGATTTCCCACAGCTTGAACACCGTCTCGGTTACAATCTCCACGGGGTTGCCGCTGTCGCCGCGAATAGCAAGACATCCATGGTGCGCCATCACATCCTCTTTAATTGCGGGGAGAATATTATTGACCAGGTTCCAATAGTCATAGCTGTCACTGACCATAGAGAAGTTTTGGTACGGATAGATTTCTTTCAGTAGACGCCGCACGTGCGTAATCTCGTCGCCGTCAACCGCATAGTTGGAGCACATAACACTGTGCTCAGTAGAAAGAGCACCATAAGCTACTGCGTCATTCTCCACCCGGCAGGCATAGTTGTGTTCCAGCCAAAGAATAGCCGACACTGTAGCGGTATTAAGGAAGCTCAGGCAGAACGCAGCAGAACTCTTGGTGGCGCTCTCCACGCTTTCCTGACCACGCATGGAAAAGTCGCCCAGCAGCTTGGCCCGTACCACATCATCGTCACAGGTAAGGGCAGCGTACTTATTGACGATCTGCCGGTAACGATATCCAACTTCCGCTGAAATCTGAGTATGCCACATGGTACATGACAGCATTGTTTCGATAGAGTTGACCAACCACACAAAGTTGGGGTTGGTATTCGAGATCTCAATTTGCGGAACATGAATACTGGTACGGGTTCCTTCCGGCACGGCCCGGATTTCCAGAGGCAGATACCCCAACTTATGAAGCGCCGTCAAACGCTCCACACCAACGCCGTCCGTGCCGATGGTGTTATTCAGCACCCGCTTGTATTCGGCAAGCACCTCATCCAATGAGCGATCAAAGAAGTGAGTATTGAACGCCTCAATCAAATACTCCTGGATAAATGCCTGAAGACCGAACATCGTGACCTTCTTGGTATCAGCCAGCCGTGTCATGCGCGGGGTGTAATAAGACACCATCTTGGTCAGTGCTGCGGGGTACTGCTCTGCATGGGCAGTCTTGTAGAAGTCCAAACAGAGCAAAGGACTGTATGAAATCATTGTTTTACCCTCTTTTCATAATCATCTGCAAATGGAAATCTTCTCGTGATCAATACGGAGGATACTATCAGTGGCGAATACACGAGAGATAAGACCATCTGTCAACACAGTGCCTTTCAGGATCGTGTTCTCACAGTGGGTAACATAGAGCATAACTTCCTCCGCGCCGGCCTCTTTCAGAGCTTTGGCAGTATGGGTGAATGTCCCACCGCGAGAGCAGATATCGTCCACAATCAGAATATTTCTGCCGTTGACTTTCTCAGGCTCTGTCAGCTCCAGCCGCTCAATCTTGCCGGTGCGCCAGTCACGATGTTTAATGCAAAAAACATACTCCATAGGAAGAAGCTCAGAGTATCGTTTGGCGGCACCTTCATCCGGGTAACACAGCAGAGGATTCATACCCTGACTGACCATCCACTGGATTGCATAGTCGATGTAGTGCTTCACATCCATGGTCTCAGCCCGGTTAATCAGCGCCATAGCCACATTAGAGTGGGGGTCGAGAACTTTGACAGACTCGAACCCGAGCGAATTGATAAACTCGGCGAACCACTTGAGCGTGAATACCTCGTCGCGGTTCTTCACCCTGTCCATACGGGCGTTGGGGATATACGGCATCTCCAGATAGAGGAGCGGGTTGCCGGCGCTCTTGAGGTGCTTCACCAAATACCAGAGCTGCATACACTCAGCATCATTGTCGTACATCCACCGGATGAAGTAAGCGGATTTACCCATGGCGAAAAATGTGAAGTCCAGCTTGGGAGCAATACGGATCGAAGATGTACCGTCGGGGAAACTGGTGAAGTCAATCCTTCTGTCGTCAACAAAAATCATTTCAGACTTCCCAGTTCTCCACATTGATCTGACACGCTTTCATAGCAGCCAGAGCATTTTTGTGGCTCGTCGGGGTAACGCCGGCACAGCAGGCAGCGTCAACGGTGATTTTCGTCTCAGGTAGAAACGCTTTGACGAGTAGTGCGTTAGAGATAACGCAGATGTCGGTGCAGAGTCCAACGAAGACGATCTCTTCAATGCGCTGCTTCCTTCTGGCGGAAAGCTCTACCAGGTAATCGCCCAACTCCACAGAGCCAAACGTACCTTTCTGGAATACGGATACGCTTTTCTCCGCGTCGATAGCCGCATGGCTAACAGCCGTGGCAATGATATCGTCGAGCCGCCAGCCGTGAGTCCCCTCAATGCAGTGCTCGACAGGAAGCAGCTGACCTTCTTGGGTTTTCAGGTAGTCGCCAGAACGATGGGTGTCCTTGGTAATGCAAATCAGGTCTCCGTCAAAGCCGGAAATCTTTTTGGCGACATTTCCAACAGTGGCCTGCGCCTCCGGGGTTCCGAGCGCACCATTGATGAAATCGTTTTGCATATCCACTATTACAAGAATCTTCATCTTAAACAACTCCTTAAAATGAGCACTCACACGGTAGATCATCGTCGTCCTTGATGAGCTTTCGTGCAGCGGCCCAAAATGTTTGAGGTTTGGCTTTTTCAGTGGGCGGCAACGCCTTTTCTTTGAGCTTTGCAAATTCCGTCTCAAAGTCTGCAAGATAGCCTTGTTTGAGAATACTGTACCCGATTGTGTCTTCGGCCAGCTTCGCCTTTCCCCATATTTCAGGATAGAGGCAATAAACAACAAACCAATGTTGTTTGCCGGCTTTCAAACACCCGGTACAATTTGCATGATTGAAAATGCTGTAGGTCTTCGGACGCTCGATCCCAACCTCCTCGATGTCATGGATAGTACGTACCTCCCATGTCAAAGGGTACTCTGTTTGGTACCCCATTGCGGCCATAATGCCAACTCTGCGCCGAATACGGTGCTGTTCATTGGCGTCAAAGCCATAGACTAATGAGATATCGTCCCTTACTTCGGGAGGATTTGCGGGATAGTGCTCGGACAGCCATTTATGAAAAGGTTCGGTTTTCAGTCTGTTGGTGCAAAAGGCGGTGGACTGAGCGCCAGCCTTAAACGCCTTGATTTCCATACACACGTCGAACTGATCCTTAACATCCCATCCGGGCATATTGGCGTAAGTAATGGGAACGCCCAGATAATCCGAAACCTGTTTTTTGAAACGCTTGATATCAGCGTCTTCGGTTCGAGGACACAAATCATGATTGAGCAAGATCGCGTCCTCTGCTCCGAACTTTCTAACTACTTCCACGGCGGCAATCGCAGAGGAATGACCGCCAGAAAAACAAACGATGTGCTTCATACCGACCACAACCATCTCGGCTGAGGTCAACCGTCTAATCCTCCCTTGCTACCGGCCAGATGGCTTTCACGCTGTAACAGACGGCTTTACTCTACACTTATCAATCTTGTAGAAACCCGGTTTACCGGGATTGGTATTAGCTCCTTTCTAAATTTGAATTATTTTCGCCGTCCTTAAAAATCTCATGGGGCAGCGGAATAGGTTTTTGGGTAAAATATACCGACTCCTTCTTTGCAAAACGGTTCAGCAATATACTTACGGTAAGCTGTCCGATCCGATTTACATAGGGGCAATTAAGCCGGTCAGGATGCGGGACACTGTTTCCCAGGTCAATAACCAGATCGCGGGTATTGTAGGAAATATCCTGCGTGATAATCGGAGTTGCGTAAATCACCACATCCCGGTTCTGCGTAGCTTGCAACAGGCTTTTTGTTTTGGAATGTGCTACCGTAACCGTCGCGTTGTTAAAGTCCAAATACTTCGCCAGTTCTTTAACGGCGTGCCCTCGGCCTACGATGGTAATATCCTTCTCCCATACCAATCCAGACTCAATTAGCAAATCCATGACTGCTTGAGAGACCGCCGACATTCCGGGAGAATAAGAGTGGTCAATATCCACATCAGGATCGAGAATAGAGCTGAACGACACTGTTTCACTATCCACAACAATCCCTCGATAGGGAGGGAAAGGGTTGGGCGTATGATCACAGTTGATACCAAGCTGGTCTGCCTTACGCTTGATGGCTTTCAGGAACACGCTATCCTGAGAACCAAGTAGAAGCAGTTTGTCAGAAGGATGCAGGCTTGCGGTTTCCGCATCCAAAGCGGCGGAGAGTTTTTTGATGTTTTCCATTATATCCATCATAATGCACTCCTTTTGATTATTTGTATTATTCTACTGGAATACCAATATACTCAAGGACTTGCCGCATACCCAAACCATGCTCTTCCCACGGCCTCATGCAGTAATCCCAGAGCTTTGGGTGCGTGATTTTTAGACGCTGGAAACGGTTTGGAGCTTTTTCAAGGTGAGCGCCAAAGGCGCAAAAGACACAGCCAGTACGCTTTTCGCCTGTCGTCGTCCCCCCCCCAATCAGTTCTGACGATCTCACCATAAACCGAAGCGTAGGGGACTTGATAGGTATAGAGGTATTCCAGCACATCTTCCTCAGTCCAAAAAGACATGGGTTGGGAGCTGGGCTTCTTACCGGAAAAAGCATTACATCCCATACGCAACCATGTGGCACGCCGAGATCTGCTCTCGTTTGCCATAGTTGCAATAATAGGTACTCGACCAGTTTCCTTGGAGTATTTCTTCATAGGCCGCTTCTTCATGACAGTACAGCACCGAGAAGAAACCTTGAATGGGGCATCCAACAGATAACACCATTTTTCACAGTTGAACTCTGACGGCGTTCCGTTGCTCCGCATAATCTCTCCATGCAGCTCTTTCCATCTGAAAGAACCTGGCTTATGCCCATATTCCACAGTGTCAGCTACACGCTTCGAGATAACGGGATATCCGTACACCTCAATGACTTTACGGAAGTTCATCTCAGGCCGGACAATCGTAACGTTTTCACAGCTCTTAACAAATTCTCTGACTTCCGGGAACTCAAGCCCGGTATCAGAGAAAACAGCAGGCACATCGGGGTAGATCCGCCGCACAATATCGAGTAGTACGGTAGAATCCTTACCACCGCTAAATGCCACATAGACTTTTCCATCGTAGTGCTGATACCACTCGATGATACGAGCAGTAGTGATCTGGATTTTGCGTTGGAGAGGCAGGCGCTGCATCTCTTCCAACTCTTCTCTGCTATGCAAAGCACCCACCTCCCCGGTTCCAATGATTGTCGTCATCGCCGCCCGATCCTACCGTATAAATCAGCACCAGAGCCAAAAGCAGTAGGATGATACCGTCCATTGGTTACTCTGTGGCCTCCGGCAGAGCGGGGACGCTGGCATAGCTGGCACGAGCCAGCCACTCGTTGATGACCTTGTTGAAAGTATTGTCGTTGCCCATGTACTTCTTCAGCATGGCAGCAGTCAGGCCGGCTTCAGCGCTGAATGTATCACCGGGCTGGCACTTCACAACCGTCTTATCACCGTCATCCCAGAACACGATGGTAGCCGGGTTGTGAAAGATCACATTGACGGGCATTGGCAAACAGCGAGAAGTAGGCTGACTGGCTTGGAGCTTCATTGCCGCATTCCAACCGTTGGAGAAAGGATCTCCGCTGGGAGCGAGATGGGCAACAAAGCCGCCGTCCGGCATACACAGGCCGCTCAGAAGCTCATCAACGAACCGTTCAGCAGTTACCGGGGGGGGTGCCATAACAGAGATGCGGGGAGCGATGTAGGGAGTGTGGATCATGTCGGGAATCATAGTTATTTCCTCCTATTCAGTGTGCATTGCGGTCACAGGCGTTCAACACCATGACCTGGTTCCAGATATCATTACCAAGCAGACGTTTGATTTTGCTAACCGTCTTACTCGGATTATCTGACTTTTCAACCGCATACGGCCACATATGCCAGCGGATCAGCAGCGCCACAGTAAGGCGCTGGTTAGGACTGAGATCGCCGGTATAGCAGAAGCTGTCATAAGCTCCTACACGCTCATGATGATAGAAGTGGGCGATCTCAGTGGGGTTGCCTTTGATGTCATGAAATACTTTAGTCTTTTCTTTGCCAATATCGTGCAACAGCGTGGCGCGGAGCAGAGCAGCATCGGCACCTTTATAGTGGCTGATCAGATACTGCCATGCCGTCATAGAGTGCTGACCAACCGTGTACTCATGGTGCGGGTTATCATGTTCCAGCTTGGAGAGACGAAGCATAAGGGTATCAATCTGGTCGTGGCGATCTTCGTCACCCACGATCCTGATTTCATCCCAACCCTCCGCCATCATGGGAACATCGAATTTGAAGTACATCTTTTGGATTACAGACTCCGGGACAGAACGTTCCCGATTATTGTTGCGCTCCAGACACACCTCATAGGGTGTCGCCATGAAAAGACATACTGTACGCAAATCATGTTTGTGGAGCGCTCGGACACGATCAAGGAATCCGATACGGCGCTTGTAGTTGATATTGGTTGCGTCGTACACCACATCCTTGCCATCCACCAAATCCTGCAAAACCCTTTTGTGAAGGGTTTGGAAAACCAAGTCCTGTTGGGTTTGGTCGTTCTCGTCACCAAGAACTTCGGCACGGATCGCATCACTGGAGTGGACGACGGCGTTAGGGATGCTTTCGGCAGTGAATGACTTCCCGCTACCAGGGAGGCCAACCATCATGTAAAACATCGGCATCTCATTCTCCTCCTTGGATTTCCTTTAAGAAGGATCGTTTGAGAATTTCAACGGTAGCCTTTTGCAGTACCTCATTGGCGTGCTGGTTGATCGAAACAGGTACCGTATCCATATAGCGCTTTTTGTCTTCGGTCATAGATTGAACTGCAGTGCTCATCAGTGCCCGCGCTTCTTTCAAAGAGTAGCAACCGCGCTTCACCTCTTTGAGATAATCACACTGGTTACTGATAAGACAGTCAGCGTAAGGCTCGCCGGCTTCGTAACGGGTCATAAACTCCCGCAGCCGCAGAGCATGGTGAAGCTGCTTCGGGTCATACCCAAATGCCTCAATCTTGTCCATTGTGGCAGGGTAGGGGTGCTCCATTGCCTTTTGCTTTTCCAGAGCCATACCCATAATGCAGTTCATCCCGGCGTAGTTGTTGTATCGGGCAATCTCTTCACGAGCGTCCAGAACAGGCTGGAAAAGATCGGCATACTCCGGGTTGATAATGGAGTAAGGGGTGAACAGGATCTCAACAAAGTTGACATTCTGCTTCTTGATACAGTCAAACATGAGGCGGATGTCTTTGAAATCCACGTGTTCGTTATTCTCCATAATGTGGGTAGTGCTGAGAGGCTTGGCGTTCAACACGAAATCGGAAAAGCTGGGCAACATGATTGCCTTGGTGTCAATATCGCTACCCTCATAGTCAAGGTTATAATTCTGAGAACCTTGCAGGAAGAGGCCAACCCAGCCTCCCCTGCAATGCTCCAAGACGGGCACCAGATGTTCCCGCATCCGCGCCATAATCTTCTGGCGCTTCTGCTCATTCTGGATCAAAGTCGTCATCGTCATATCGCTCCTTTTTGATACAATCCCGGATCATTCTCCGGTATAGGCTTGAGTCGAACTACTCCATATCTGCCCAGCTTTGAAGTTGTTGATAAAGTCAAGAACGACTTTTTCATCCATTCTGTTCTCCAACATCCTGAGCTTCTTCCATATCAGGCGCGGCGGCGGTGTCTTTGATCAGCCCCTCCAGCGCCTTGAACGCAAAGTTTTTATGCTTATAGGCGGCAAACTTGGGACGGTTGACAATGCGGCACACGACACCTTCCCGAACATGGGTATGACCGACAGGATCGGGGCCGTCATAATACTGCTCGGCTTTGGTTTTAATCCATTCACCAGCATTGGTTAGCTCGCAAGAAGTTCCTGTGAAGATTTCCTCTTCGGGAATAAGCCCCCTATACATCAGAGGAACATATTTGACGCCCATCTGTTCGCAACGATAGCGCATAAAGTCGGGCGGATACTCTACCACATCGCCGTCTTCGTTGGTCATCGTCATGCGGTAAACGAAAAGATTGGACTTGGGATGTTCCTTGCCATCGGGAGCGCAGCCATAGCTGAATGTGGTGGTTTTACCGTACTGTTTGGTAAACTCCTTGTCGTTCAGCTTAGAGTTATTTCCGGGATTCATGATGGGCGTACCATCGTCAGTGAAGCCAACAACCTCGTAGTAGACCGTCTCTCCCTTGTGGAGCTTTCCTTCAAAGACGTTGGCGTGTTTTTCGCGGAAAGCGTTATTACCGTAGAAGCCTCCCTCATCGAAGGTATCCAGAACCACGCGGCGGGTTCCGGTAACATAGCCCCAATCATAGATGGGTGCCCGCTTGATTTTGGAACGAATCACATTCGGGGTCTTACGACTCTCATAGAGCCGCTTTTCCATACGGTTCCGATATTTATAGCCCTGCAACACAGGCAGATAGCCGGTACGCTGAGAAGTTCCGTGCATTTTCAGGGTAACTTCTACCAGATCCCCAGCATGGAATGCGGAGAGGTTGTAGGCCAACTGCTCCGTGTCAGCGTGTTCTTGGAAGAGCGGGGAGATAGGATCAGAACGCTTACGAACATGATTGCCACCCCCCCCACTACCGGAGGCGCGTTTGACGGCGGGTACGTACTTCTCGCAGATAGTGATACCGTTCAACACAGAGATCGTATCGCCCTCTTGGAGCTTCTTGATATCGGTAAAAGAAGCCAAACAGGAGAGAGGGAGGAACAGACCGTCGCTCTTCTCGCCCCGGAGCTTGAGAGCCTTAATATTCCGCTTCTCCGGGTCAAGGTATCCGCCAGCCGGAGCGCCGTTCTCATCCTTGCGTCGCAACAAGTCATTCTTCTGTGCGAACTCCAAACCGAGTTTGCCATCGGTAGGGAAGTACACGCCCAGCTGATCAGGGTCGGTGCCGAGATCCACAATCACCGTATTACCGAAACATTCGCCACAGAGCAGCCGGTCGGCATTGGTATGCTTCCTCAGATTGCGAATCCTGGTAACATAGGCACAGTACATTATATTCACTCCTCGTTAATTTACTTTGTTTCTAATTAAGAATACATAGATTTTAGCTTATAAGAGACCTCCGCAATAGTCTCTGCTGCTTCTCGCATATCATCAACAGTGGTATCGAACCCCATTGAGATACGCACAGTGCAGGCCGCATCTTCATCAGACATTCCAATGCCACGCAAAACGTGGGAGGATTTAGCGCTGGCAGCACTGCACGCAGAACCAGCAGAAAGGTAGATATCCAACTGATCCAACAGAAGAAGCAGAGATTCGCTGTTGACACCAGGGATGGTCAGGCTGATGATGTTAGAAGAATAGTTCTCGCTATCACCGTTGATATAGAACTCCCCAGGCATTCTTAGCCCCAAATCAGTTAAGAATGTATCTCTGAGCAATCCCCACCGTAGCTTCCAGTTCTGGAGGCGTTCAGTAACGATTTCTGCTGCTTTGCCGATTCCTACAATTCCCGGAACGTTCTCGGTACCACCACGCATTCCGTTTTCCTGGCCTCCACCGATAATCCACGGGGATTTACGGATAGAATTGCTGATATAAAGCACACCAACACCCAGAGGAGCACCGAACTTATGACCGGACATAGAGCAGAAGTCAATTCCGCAGTCCTTCACGTTCATATTCACATGGCCTGCCGCCTGCACAGCATCGGCATGGAATACGGCATGATACCTTTTGCAAAGGGTTCCGATTTCTTTCATAGGATTGACAGTGCCCAGCTCATTATTTACCCACATGATAGAAACAGCCGTCGAACGTCCATCACGAGGTAAATAGTTAGACTCAGCAGTATGGGCATCCGATAAAAAACGCTCCAGATCATTTAGGTCTACGCTACCATCTTTGTGGACTTTGATATAATGGCGATGACAGTGTGCAGACATAGGTTCCAGAACCGAATCGTGTTCCAGAGCAGTTGTTAAAATCAAATCACCGCCAAAGTTTTGCAACCACGCATTGTTCGACTCTGTGCCACCAGAGGTAAAGAACACCTCTGAGGGATCGGCACCAATCATTTTAGCTACCTGGCGGCGGGCATTTTCAACAGCTTCACGAGCATTGACCCCTTGGGTATGGAGGCTTCCGGGATTGCCTACATGATCGGGCCGGAGCCAAGGGAGCATAGCTTCCAGAACCTCCGGGAAGACCGGAGCGTTGGCAGCATTGTCGAGATATACCACGTATTTCACTCCTTTGATAAAAGAGGCTCAGAGCGTAGACAGCTACTTGCTACTCTATCGTTCTGAGCCTCCTTAATGGTTTACTTTGTTGCTTATGCGGAGATAATAGGACGAAGGGCATCGTCCACCTGCTGATACCGCTCTGCGTTGATGGCCTCCAACAGGCAGTCATAAGGATCAGTCTGGCCGCTCATCACCATCTTGGCGATATTGGGAGAGAAACCGCTGACCAACGCAACACCCAAATCGTTCTCCTTAACAGGAATGGTGCCGCTACGGGAGTTGACATTCCAGAATACCAGACGAGGAATCTGATACCCGGCTTCCGTATACCGCTGGGCGATTACCTCAAACAGGCGGGGAGTAGGTGCGACCCGTCTGCTATATCCCCACCTGTCATGGGAGATTGCGCCGGCGGTTGCACAACTATCAAACTCCATATCAGAGATGATAAGGATGTTCGCGGGAAGATCGCTCTGATCCATGTGCTTGTTGATCGCCGTAGTGAGGATCAGGTCGAATACGGCCTCGATGTTGGTATTGGCAACCTCGTTATGGGTAGCCGCGATCCGCAGTTTCTCACGAAGGTTCTTGCCTCTGCTCAAATCGACCAGCTGAGGATGTTCAGAGAAGGTGATGTACTGATCATTGAACTGACCAGAAGAACGCTCGGCGAAGTAGATCGCCAGAGAGTTTGCTACTTCCAGCGCAGACACATCAGTATTGCCGACTCTCACTCTCATACTACCAGAACCGTCGGCCACCACGATGGTGTTACCACAGCCCTGCACCGTATCGGGGAGGTTCTTCCACAGCACTTCCAGATTGGCGTCGGTGCTGCCGGCATAACCGTACCGATGTACGATGTCATGCGGGAAGAGAACAGAAGCGTTGATCTTGGCCTCGCCTTTCTCCACAGCACCCAGGAATGCACGTCGGCGATCCTCGTCGTGACGGAGAAAAGCGCTGTTGTACTGCAGGTTGGCACGAGAGGGGACACGCTGATAGTCGATTTCCTCCCACTGCTTGGCGGTCATCTGCTGCTCCACAACAAGCAGGTAACGGGAGAGATTGGCGAGGGTATGCTGATACTGGCGCTCGGTCATGCCGACAGCCTTCCGCAAGATCTGGGCATAATGCCGGGTCTGCTTGGAAGAAGTCTTACAGCGAGGCATCCACTTTGCCAGAAGAGAAATAGGCTTGCCCTCTGCCGCATTTTGGGTGTCGTCATAAAGCTGCCCTTTGACCAGCCCGGTCACGCAGTCACACACGGGCGTATCCAGCAGACACCACAGATCGTCCCAGCGACCGTACTCAGGTACCAGTGCCACCACAGGGGCGACGTACTCGGGAAACTCCTTCGCCAGAGGCACCATACAGGCGCGGAATAGCCGGCGCTCACCCAGACCACCACGGACATCACGAGCATAAAAGAGCCATTTCATTGCCATCAACTTGTCCTCGAAGAACGCCTTAGTGAAGCGCTGAGAGATGTCGTGCTCGCTGGCGCTACGGAGAGATGCCACAGCGAAATTGAGATCCAGGAGAGCCTTGCCGGTAGTGCGGAAGCCGACTGCACCGTTCTCGGTGACAGAGACATTGCACTCGTTATTCAGCGTGCTCTTGATCCCATCCATAAAGTTACTCATTATCTCTTACCTCCTATATTGAGATACCCAGGACACACTTTTTATTTACTGTTGCTGTTTATGCCCAGAGAAATGGAGCGGCAGGTAGGACTCGAACCTACGAATGGCAGCTTGGCTTCCTTGAACATTGCTGTTAGCGGAACTCCTCGTTTCGCATTGTAATAGGGCTACTGTGTTGACCACTTCACCACTGCCGCATGAAGCTCGTCTTTCCGAGCCGTCACAACCCAGTTCAAGATATTTGGGTTGAATATCTGGCGTTTACCGTCAGCATAGACATAAACGATCCCAAAGCCCTATGCCTATCCGCCCATTAGCAGGGGCGGCTTCTGCTTGTGCCAGGGGTGGGACTCGAACCCACGACCACGGGATTAACAGTCCATAGAAAGTTGCTGTAAGCGTCTCAACAAGACACGCATTAGTACGCGCTCTGTCCGACTGAGCTACCCTGGCGTACGCCCCGCCGTAGCGGGGCTATTTTGCATGACCCCTCTTATGTGCATTTTCTACTCAAACCCAGCCGTATAATACGGCAAACAGTTATACCGATCGGTTCGGCTTCCCGCACTATTATGGCTGGCGGCGAACCAGGTTTTCACCGTACTGTAAATTATCGGGGTCGAGATAATGACATACGGCAAGGAACAACAGACAAGCAAACCCATATTCAACATTAGTCTGTTGCACCTCCTTTTTTTGTGGCTACACTAAGTAGCTTGTTGCAAGGAGTGGGACTCGAACCCACGACAATCAGTTCCCTTTTTACATAGCTGTTAGCGCAACTGGGGGAGGGGAACGTTACGCATTTTTTATACTGGTGCTCTACCAACTGAGCTATCCTTGCATGGCGGGAGGCTTTTTCATTGCTGTCTGCGTTGCTCTGTACGCATACGAATACGGAAACCTCCCAGAAACCGCTATATCCGTAAAATGGCTCTTTGCCACGTGTGCGGGACACATTCTCATTTCCAAAGCAGGTAATGTTGATGGTTGCTGTTAGTGCCCCAATTCGTTACTGTTCATTCATCGTCGCATTCATCACTATACTGTCATCCGAAGATGACTTAGGGCTTGTCTCGTATTCTATTCATGGCTTCCTCCACATACCCGGCGCTGGACGCCGCTGCCGCTGATCACTTTGAATCACAGAACGATAGCCAGGAACTTCTTCATGACACACACAACCCTTCTTATAGATTGATGACGGTTTTTTAGGAGCTACGGAGTCGAACCGTAAGCAAAAGTTTTGCAGACTTTCAAGGTAAAATTGCTGTGCGTGTCCACCGTCGATTACACGTTATGAGCTGCCACCGGACGCTCCCATGTCGCCCGTCTTTCCGGGCCGTCAGCGGTCTTTCCCGCCGTCAGAGAGAGAGGAGGTGATAAAGAGTTCGCCGCTATTGCGGCTTGGCGGAGGGGATGGGACTCGAACCCACACACCCTTTCGGATTACTAACAGTTTAGCAAACTGCTTCCTTACCAGTTAGGATTACCCCTCCACGCTTTTCAACGAGACGCATTGAGTCAAAGTAAAAGTTTGATAGTTGTAAAATTGCTGTTAGCGCCTCATGCTCCGGTTGGTCAACCGAATGAATTACTCACTCACGCTCTCTGCGGGACTGGTATCCAGGAGCTTTGCGAAGTTGGCGATGATAGCGGTATTGTTCTTCCGCTGCTGGGACATGGCGGCGCGTGTCGCGGCCAGTTCCTTGGAATAGGTGTCGATCTCAGCCAGGTCGTTGTCGATCTGCTGGTTGATACCCTCCAGCTCATTCATTGTTCTGGTAACGATGTCTACCGCCTCGCTTGCCTGACGAGCCAGACGAGCAACCTCAGTCTGCTTTTCCTGCAGGAGATCGCGGGTGACAGGTACGGGGACGGCGTTTTTACGGAATCTCATTGCTTTCACTCCTCTTACAGAATAATTTTCTTTGTTGCTATCCAAGAACTAAATGGCCGAAGCCATTTAGTAGAATAGTTGCTTGTAGAGCTTGTAGTCTCTGATCCGGGCTGTGTGCTTAACCTTGCTGGACAGATCCTCGCAGAACACCTTAGACGCAAACTCCGGGTCTTCCAGATTGAACTGGGTACTCTCGCATTCCAGCAGATGAGCACGGTAGAATATACCGGACTGGTGTATTACGTTGTACCGTAGCGAGTAGGCACCGTCCATCAGGGTATTCAGACGATTTACCAAACCCTGCATCTTAGAGACATTGATCTTGCTGTTCCGCTCCGTCCGAATTAGGTTATCTGAATAGACATAGGCACGGAAGATTACGCCTCTGGCCTGCTGGTAGTATCCCTCTGCATCCCTCAGACGCTTGAATATCTGCAAGATTTCAAACAGCATCTCGGTCTTCTCCCCGTTTATCATCACGCCGTCATCAAGCACATCTTCCTTGGGGAAATTGATGATCTGCTCTTCGGTCAATCCAAACCAAGCCAGGTAAAGAATTACAGCGGGCAGGTCAAACAAGGTTTCATCGTAGCACTCGGACGCTTTGATGGAATCCTGGATTGCCTGGTGGAGCATACCCAAGTTCTTGTAGTATTGCACTCCGCTGGTCTCGTTGATTTTCAGGTCGTCCACAGTGACGGAGGCCAAAATGCTTTCCTGTTCTGCCGGCAGCACGCCATTGGCAATCAGGTATCGCACATAGCTCATCACATGGCTTTTATAGTTGAAGAAAATGCTGGTGTGACGAACCCTCATGGAGTTGAACATGGACATATACTGTTCCTTAGTAAAGCCATTGTCCAGCGATTGGCCTGTCTGCTCTTCATAGGCCAGAACCTTTTTCCAGGCGATATCAAAGTTTTTCTTGACGCCCACCTTAGCATAGCCGCCGTCCGGGTCTTCAAAGAATTTGTTACGGATCATATTCCCCTCTCCAATCCGTTCAAATCATTTTCTATGTTGCTATCTTACCATACGTAGCTGAGATTGTCAATAGCAAACAAGAAAATTATTTGCGAAATTTTTCGGGGACATCCGCTTCACCTCACTCTGTCGCCGGCACGTCCATCATATGCTTACACAGGAACTCACGATCCGTTACGGACAGGGAAGAGAGGATTGTCAACAGCCGATCCGGGCCGGTCACGATCTTTCTCCATTCCGTATAATGAGCTTGCCACACACCGAGCCAATACTGAGCAAGGCCGGTAGCGTCTTGGTTTTGCTTGAAAAACCCATCCAGCAAAGCGATAATCTCTTCACTGGACGCTTCGAGAGGACGCTTGATATCCTTGCCCTTCCCATGCGCAACCAGAACCAGGCGTGCGCCTTGAGCCAGCTGGACGTTGAGGTAGACATAGGCACCAGAGGACGCTGACATCTGTACGGGGAGGACACCAGTGTACGGGAGCTTAATGTCCGTCTCGCTGATACTCCGCATCCCCACGGCGCTGACATCCAAATCATATTTGCCGAAGTTTGCTGCCATACTGTTTACGATGTGCATTTTTACGCGCCTCCAAATAAGTATTAGGTTGACTAAACTGAAAACGTGTGATATGATATAATCAACTTCACGAATATGTTCGTGTCTGGTATTTACTATACCAGCTTGCTTTCGTGCTGTCAAGTGCTTTTCACGAAAAAATTCGTGACATTCAAATTCTCTGTTTGGAGGTTGTGTTATGGACTCTGTCATTTTTACAAGGATTAAAGAATTGTGTGCTGAAAATAACATCACAATCAACAAACTGGAATCCGAACTTGGTATGAGCCAATATTCTATTGGAAGGTGGAAAAGCTCTACCTCTCCAACCATTGATAAAATCTCCAAGATCGCCGAGTATTTCCATGTCTCCATTGACTACCTGGTAGGCGCTTCTAATGTGCGCTCTACTGCCGATACCATGCTTGGCGACCCCGACTATATTACCCTCCAGCGAGCCAGAGAGCGCATGACTGAGCAGGATAGAAACCGCATGATGGGTATTCTGAAAATCGGATTTGACTACGCTTTTTCCGATGAGAATGATCCGCAGCAGAAGAAGTCCGTTTTATTGGACACGGAATAAGTTATAATATGCACCCATGATGTCTCCGCGTAGCGAAAGGAGGGCAAAATAGTGAGGAGTGTTTTTGTACAGCGTAAGGTCTTGGAGCTTTACCAGGACATGGATTCTGTATCCTATCCTATCCAACCTGAATTGCTCTTGCAGTGCATCCCCAAAAGCTGTCGCATTTTGTCGTATCAGGAAATGGCCGAAGTCACTGGATGCACTGTCCAAGACGTTGCCGTTCTATGCAAAAGCAATTCTGGAGCGACGCACTACGATCCAGATACAAACCGTTATCTTATTCTCTACAATGCTGAAATGAACGCTGGCCGTATCCGGTGGACTTTGGCGCATGAGATCGGACATATCTATATAGGCCATCTGGAAGTCATAGAGGGAGCCGAAATCGCCTACAATGAGCAAAGGGGCTTCTATGACCAGTTCGAGAGCGAGGCAGACTACTTCGCCTGGAATTTACTTGCTCCGCTTCCTATCCTGCGTGAAATGGGTATCCGTTCCGCTTCTGAGATCAAGGCAACATACGGGTTGTCCAATCAAGCGGCAGCACTTCAATTCGACCGATACACAAAATGGTGCAGAGGCCATGTCAAAACGGCATGGGAAAACGGAATGCTTCGTATATTCCGCAGTAAGTACATGGCCTAAATGAACCGCCCTCCGAAGAGGGCGGTTTTATTATTAGCTGATCTTCTGCTCTCCCCAAGAGATTTTGAAGTTTCCGTCCTCGTCTGCCTCACGAGACATCAGCAGGCTCATCAGGTCATAATCCACGCCAAAGCGGTCATACACCTCATCCAGATCTACGTCCTGCCCCTTCATGAAAAGGTTCAGTTTCTCTTTGGCGAGCACCATTTGCATCTGGTTGGACTCAATGCTTCCAGAGTAAGTAACAAAGTAGATGTCTTTCCAGTCCGTAGAGGTAAAGCGAACAAACCGCATATAGAACTGGCTCATCCGCGCATTGTTGTAATGCAGCTCCGGGATGATAACTTTGTTGACGAACTCAAAGTTGACAGAGGAGGGGAGGCACTGCTGGGTACAAAGGAGAATGCCGTTTCCGCTTTCTTTCAGAGTATTTTTCAGCTTCCGACGTCCGGCCAGAGTGGTGGTAGAGCCGGTCACGACAAACAGCTTCCGATCCGGGAATCTCCTGCGGATTTCATTAGCGTATGCTTCCACCACGTTCTTATGGCGGACACCAATAACTACAATCTCATCCTTCCATTCGCCCACCATGTCACAAACCTTCCGAATTTTGACCGGCGTATTCGGGCTGTCGTATTCCTCCACAGTGTTGGGTGCAGCAGAGATACGGAGCAACAAAGTAATCTGCTGGATCAGCGCCATCATGCTATCCTTGCGGCTATTCCCGGTAAGGGCGAAGTACCGCTGGCGCATGGAGAAAAACTCTTCCATGGCCTTTTGATAGACTTCACGCTCTGCAGGAGCGAATGAAACTGGGGTTTGATGAAGTCTACGTATCTCTTTGCCGGTGATCTCCGCGAAAGTCCGGGTGATGACCGAGTAAGAGAGGAGCTTGTTCAGGGCATCCGCATTGTAAATGTCTTGGGTTTTCTTACCCACTCCGAAAACGGTGATCCGCTCAGGCAGATGGGATTCAGTGAACAGACTGTATCCAGCTTTATAAGCAGGGAAGGGCTGGCCGTAGTAAGGATTACTTGAACAGTTCAGATATTCCTCACAGTCGTCCTTCTCATAGCAATACAGATCTTCTGCCCAGGAGAGCATATTGTAAGAGTTGTTATAAAGCAGCTCAAGCTGAGGCGCACATTCCGAGATGTTGTTCCGGGTGACAGTGCCGGTCATTTCCAGCTTAAACCGTACTCTCCGAAAACAATCCAACACAGCCTTTGTGCGCTTGCTATCCGGGTTGGTCATCTCGTCGGACTCATCGAACACCAAGCACACGTTCTGGTTCCGCATTTTGATATGGCGCTTGATCTGCTTACGGTACTTGGTAAGCATATTCAGGGTGATAATAACGAACTCCCCATCCTGTACTTTGTCGAGATCGGCGAGGCACTTTATCATTCGGTAGTTGGTCATGCCATAGTTTTTGAACACCAGATCCCAGTTGTTCTTGATGGAGATAGCAGTGGACACCACCCACACGTTACGAGCGCCCTGACGCTCCATCCGATACCGGCCTGTGGAGATGCCGGCCAGCGTCTTGCCACCACCCTGTTCCCACTGTAACAGATGATAATGCTTCTGAAGAACGAGGTTCAGGTCGTGCTTCTGGGTGTTATTGAGGTGAATCCACTCCTCGTTCTCATTGTCATAAACGGTAAAGTCATCCAGAAACTGAGCGATCTCGGCGTCCTGTTCCATCTCGGTAAAAGGTTTTGTCTCTCGCTCATAGTCGCGCTGCTTACGACGAATAAGGCGGGCATACTGCTCAAGACCTGTATCATCCGCTTGTCCAGAGGCAAGGGCATAGAAGGGAACGAGCTGTTTCATGCCGTCGCTCATGCTGTTCTGTGCCTTTTTGCTGTACCCTTTGTAAATCAGCCCTCCATCCTGCTTGACCAGTCGTACCACATCCTGGCTGGGCTTCTTATGCTGAGACTTGATAACACGATGAAGATAGGCCAATACCTTAGCTTCCGTAATACGGATTTTTGCCCATTCCTCATACTTCATATCCTTGGGCTGTTCCTGATGGCGGAACTTGTAGAGATATTCCTGACACTTGGCATATTTGTCTATCAGTTTGGGGTTGGACTTGATATGGAACATCAGCTTCCGCACTTCATACTCGAACGCATTGTCGCTCCCACCTATCGACACCAGCTTAACGCGGGTACTGTTGCTCCGCATCCGCTCTCTGGCCGGGGCAACGACTTCCTTACGGACAATCTCAAGCAGCTCTGCCGCGTTATTCATGTCGGTCAGATTGAACCAGTTGGCGCTGTTCAGAGCATAAGGTTCTCCCTTGTCGGCAACGTCCAGCTTCTTCTGCCAAAAGAGTATCTTGGTAGCGTAGCTATCCACGCCAAGAGATTTGAACGCATCCTTCTGAATGGAGACCTGACCCAGGAAAGAGAAATCTTTTGCCAGTTCGGAAATTTTCGCGCCGTCCAAATATTCGTCGGCCAGGAAAGACGCCGGCACCACAATCGCCATAATGCCCAGAGGCTTCAGCAGCTTCGCCGCTTTCAGACAGTAGTACATCTGAGAGATGATCTCGCCACCCTCCGTCTCCCATTTCAGATTGAACGGAGGGTTGCCCACTACATAGTCAAACCGCATATTCGGCTGATAGAAACGGATATCACGGTGTTCCAGATTAGCGGCGGGGTAAAGATAGTGCGCTACTTTGTGGGACTTGATGTCCAACTCACAGCCGTAGAAGTTTGCCTCCAGCGGCATGAAGTTACAGAAGTTGGCGATGCCAGAGGTGAGGTCTGCTACCGTTTCGTCCATAGCAGGGGACAGCGCCTCCATGATAAACTGGCAAAGAGCGGGAGGCGTAAAGAACTGACCGTTCTCGATCTCCTTCTTAGCCTCCGCATACTCATGATAGTTGGCGAAGTCAGAGCGTTTCAGGCCATGCAATCCACCGTCTCCGGTATAGGCATTATAGATATCCTCGCGGGAGATCCCAGACTGTTCGGCCAAATCCTGGTCTACCAAATAGAGGATCTTGTCGTTTAACTCCTGTCGGGCTTCCTGGGGAATCGGTTCATTAAGGTATTGATACTTCATTCTTTCACCTGCTCTATCTTTCTTTTTCTGGAGAGAGGCTTTTATGCGGAGTCCTCTCAGAACCGCGCCCCTCACTTCTATTACAGAAAGAAAAGGGGGATTGCTAACCGGTCAAGCTCTTTTTCTTACCTGATACCACTTTGTAACGCAGTCTCCAAAAAGCGGGCAGGCGCGAGAACAAGGATAATTGACGATCTTCTTTTCATCCAAAAGACAGGGCATACTGTCTCTGGAGGCTCCAAGATCAATCTCACTTTGCCGGAGCAATTTATCCGTAAACCCATTGACATACCTGTTATCATCTCTCACTTGGGCTAACTGGAATAAGGTGTAGATACGCTCCGAAAGATTGGGGTCACGTGTGGCATATTGCTGAAGAAGCTGGCGCAGCTCATATCCGGGCTTGTCCGCGCCCGCCATATAATCAAACAGCGCCTCTCTCAAAATCATTTCCATCAGCTTTCCGGTGTAGTCTTCCTTCGGACAAGCGCACTCAGCGCTCATGTATGCAGCGATGGCCTCCAACGGCGGAGCATTTTCGCCCGCGAGTTTGCAATGCCCCTTGCAGCACATGATGATATTACAAGTTCTCTGTTCCATAACCTACCTCCTTTTTGCTCAGATATTTTCTTGTAGCCCTCGCTGCACCCTCCAAAAAGCGGTTCCACTCCATGTTATATTCACCTGCCGGCCATTGGTGGAAGTCCCGAAGCATAGGCCAAACTGTGGCAGAAATTTCCACGTCGTTCAGGAGTTTTACCAATGGTACAAAATTGGTAATCCTCAGCCATGCGTGGCAAATATATAGTACCCGTTCCTCCATGTTGGTGCGCGGATCAATCTTTCCGGTGGAGTGCGTTTCCGAAAAGTAGTCGTTATGCTTGATATATAAGTCGTCACCTTTTAGGAATAGCTGGCACTGACATATTCCCTCAAAAGGGACAGAAGCGAATTTCCTAACGCCTCTAATTTCTTCCGGCTTTGAGAGCTTGCCGCCAGCACAAAGCACTTGGTATTCCGACTTTGGGAAAAGAAACTGTTTACAAAACGTAGCCGGATTAGATAGGGTCTTAGTGATTGGAGCGACCAGTGCCCCGGATTTCCAGAATTGATACTGGCACAAGTCGTACCACATTCCGTCGCTGATATCTCGGAAAAGCATCGCCAAACAGATGCCCGCCGACGTGTTAAACCTGAGAAGATAAACGGTAGAACCTTTGCGTTCCGCCGTTTTACAATCGTTGGCGGCAGCAAGCATCCGCTCAATGTACTCCACATGAGATTGGTCGGTATGTTCCGTAATTGTGGCGTCCGGGTAGCTCTCCTGGGCTTTCTCTTGGGTGGGATAGTAGAGCAGCAAAGTGTGGCCGTCTGCGGTTTGCACCTTAAACCGTTTCAAAATTAACACCTCCAAAATTTTCGTCTCCCGCCTTAATTACAGACGGGAGACGACGGATGCTAACCTCATCTCTCAATGGTAGCGAGAAGATTTTAGATATGATCCATTTCTTTGCCCCGTTCCACCGTTTCACCCCGGAAGCAGTGACCGCAGTATTCCCAAATACCATTCGGCCACTCTCCACCGACCTTACGGAAGGTGGCATAGGTGCTCCGCCATTCGCCGGTCTTTTCATCCAGCTTGCTGGAGTACGGCTCGCCCATCTGAGAGCACCGGGCACTCATACAAACAGGTGGCAAACAATCCATTGCATTGTCCACTACGGCCTGAGTCACAAAGTCACCGGGCTTTGCGGTGGCGTAGTCGAAGTCATCCTCATCTATGACTTCCTTTCCGTCCCAGACCTGCTTGGGCTTGGGAGCGATGGTGGACACGTCCAGCAGATGAGCGCCAGAGATATTCCGCTTGACCTCCCACACCTCATCCATGTCGCCAACTAAGTTATACAGCTCCTTATGGCTATGGGCGACATTCAGCCGTGACCCAGGCAGGTTATTGGCCTGCTCCGGGAGAGGCACGCCATTGACAGTAGCATGGTAACTGGCAGTGATGTAGGAGATCACCTTGAGGAAGTCCGCCATGTTGCTCACACTGCTCATAGCCTCCATAAACTCAGGCCAAGTATGGTCGCAGGCTCCAAGGCCGAAGCGTTCCATTTCAGCCTTGTCGCCGTTATATTCCTCGGAAACGATATAGCTGTCATTCAGATCGTTCCAGAAAATCACTTTCCGTCTGGTCATGTCAAACTCTCCCCACATCGAAAGTATAGTTGCTTGTAGCAAGTCCCCAGAATTTCGTATCCTCGCGTCTCTCACCCGAATATACCGCATTGATACAATAAATCTCGTTCCCTACCATAACGTCCATGCTTCTTCCTGTTTTGCAAACAGTTCTCAAAACTCGTTCTGCGAGACATTTATAGATGCCCAGAGACAAGAGCTTTTCAAGTGCGTCTTCAAAACTCATAACATCCTCCTCCTGTCAAGGACGGCACGGCAGCAGAAATGCCGGCTCGTCCCAGTTGACACTATCTCGCTCGTCACGTCCACACCGCTTATACACCAGCAGGCACGGGTACGGCGTCCGCATTGTGTCGCTGCTCCCCATATAGATGTTACGATACGGCCCGACAGCCTCCAAGATATCCAGATAGCGATAAGCGTCGAAATAGCTCGTCATAGGAGCGCCGTTCTCATCCTCGGTGGTAACGGTAATCTTCGGGAAAAGAGGCTTCCCCAAATTCTTCATACCTCTCCACTCACGGATGATCTTTTTGCAATCATCCACAGTGGGCGGCGAAACAACCAACGAAGCGTTCGCGTCCTTGAGATAGTCCTGAACGTATTTATCATACGTTTCCGTCCGATCACCTACGGAGATTCCCTCGGGCTGTTCCGCAAACAGCACCACCATAGTTCCATCTGTTATGGCAAAATGCTTCTCGCTGGGATGAACACCAGCCAGAGCCTCCGACTGGGTTTCGTCATATCGGGTCTGCTCCCGCCCTACAATCCGTTGTAGGGCGGAGAGCTGCTTCTTTGTCAGTTTCATGCCGGGTTCCTCCTCAAATACTGTCCCACAAACTCCTGGACAAAAGCGGCACTGCGGAACTTGATATCCACACGGCCATTTTTGAACAGCTTGATATTTTTGACCTTGCTCATGTACGCGATCTCAAACTGGTTTTCCTTGGTATCGTACTTGAAAAGCTCCGGGAACCAATTTGCGCCGTCCTTGAACTTCCCAGTCTCATAGTGTGCCAGCGCATTCAGAATGGTTTTCAGGGACTCACTGGGCTTATACTCAGGGACAGGACTGCTCATCCATTTGTTTTCATCACAATATACCCACGATCCGGTCAGGCGGAGCACATCGTTCTTGATCTCGAACTCTTCCACATACTGATCGGAACTCCAGTTTCTGTGATGAGACGCGTCCCAACACAACCGGAGAAACTCATTCATGGCTCGCTCCTGGAATGAGAATCCGCCCAGCTGTACAAAGATCTCATCCACAACCTGTTCATACCGGAGAGGGAGAGTACGCAAGGACTGTTCAAACTTATTCTTTTCAACCTTATAGGCGTCCAGCTTTCCCCGATAGGAGGCGATCTCGTCTTCGGTCATGTTCCGATATCCGCCCCAGGGCAAATCCGGCTCCTTCGGGCCAGTGGGAATGAGATGTTCCTCAATCTTGCTCTTGTCCAGCTCAACACTGTACTTGCGGCTGAAATAATTGACGACAGCCGAAATGAATGTGCGGTTTCTCTTCTTCATGGTGTCGTAAACACTGTCTACGTCACAATCGTTTCCCACATACCGGTCGATAAAGTCGTCGTCTGCGGTCAGGATTCCAGCCTGCTCTGCCTTGGCTGCGGCCATCGCCTCAGCAACCTTCTGGAGCGCCGGCCCAGCCTTATCAAAGGCTTCCTGCTGGCGGAGACAAAACGCCTTGTCATCCTCGGAAATTCTGTTGTCCGCCTTGATCTCGACGGCGGAGAACTTCTCCATCAAACTCATCTTTCTTCCTCACTTTCATTTTTGTTGTATCTACGAACAACGGTATCGGAGTATTTGTTGGCGTGCCTCACGGCCACGTGTTCCAAAATCAGCTTCACGGCCACGATGACAAGCCCAAAGAGGATTTCCATATCGCCACCTCACTTTATGGGGTGAGGCTTTTTATAGTGGAGCCTCCCAGACCACTACATTTTCAGGATGAAACTACTATTTGCTAACCTTTTCTCGAAAGTTTTTGTTGAACTGATCCTTGTAGGCAGCAACGCCGTTCCAGTCGTCATACACAACCTTCTCCGTCTGATCTCCCAGTTGGAAAACCAGGTTAGGTCTTGGCTCTCTACCATCCTCCGGTACCCGGCGCTCTCCGCACAAATACCACTTGGCAAAAAGCTGGTGGGCGTGTACCTCACGCAGATAATAACGCTGTGTCTCAACACCTCGGTAAACCTCTCGGCCTGTTCCGTCTTCGATGCCGACGAACATAACTTTGATGACTTTCTCAGGATTGCGTTCCAGATCGTTGTACCAGGAATTTTGAGAACACTTCATAAACCACTCGTCGCAGACCTCAGAGTGTTCCAGCTTTGCGTGCTGTTCGATATAGGCCAGCCCCAGCCGGTCGAACTCATCCTGTTTCATGAAGGACTCTGCCACGTGTCCGGCGTCATCCTGGCATATCAGCTTTACACGGTCTGCCAGACACGCCTCGGCGTTCATTCCGACGGCATTGAATTTTTCGTAATCCTGTGGGGTTATGACAGCAACCGTAATCTTCATACTGCTACCTCCTTATACTCAAATCTTAACGGTTCCACTCGGGCTATCCAATCAGGGGTTCCGTTCATCGGCAAAAACATAGTGGGGAGAATAGAGGCTCCCAGCATTCTTGATGTAGTATCTCTTTCGGTTGAACGTGATGTACTGTCTTCCGCCATCATCTATGATCGGCCTTAACTTTTCTGTAATACCATCAGAAACAAGTAGCTTCGCATAGGGGAGAACTCTCTTGTTCCCAAATATCGGAATTGTGTAATCGCATATTTTCTTAATGACTAACATATCTCTGTCTCCTTAATATCGCTTGACCCGCACTTTCAAACCGTACCTCTTGGCAAGCTCGATCATGTGCTTGGTGCCACGACTTTCACCGTTCCAGAATGCGGCCAGAGCGTCGGCGTTCTGTGCCATCTGCTCATTGCGTAGGTATCCAGCTCGCTTGCCGTATAATTTCCACTGGGCGGGGTAATAGTCAATGGCGTATCCCTTTTCCATGGCATACTGTTCACCCAGCGTATCAGCGCCCTTGGCCTGTCCACAAACAACGGTGATCTCATCCGTAATATTGCAAAGCAGTTTATCCATGGTCGCTTTCAAAAGCTGGTAGTCATCAAAGTCTCGCCCTCCGGCGATGATAACTCGAAACACATTGACCACCTCCTCACTATATTTACAGACCGTTAGTGTTTCTTGCTAACCAAAGCAATCAACTTTTCCAGCTGCTGTGCGACTGGATCAGTGATCGTCACCAGTGCATAATCCCGTTTGTAGTAAGGTTTACGGTGCTCTTTATCAGTGTACCAGCGGTATGTATGAATGTTGGATTCCGCGTACTCCCGTCGCGCCCAGGCTGTTATACGTTCCACCTCGGCAACAAACACTCCGCCGGATTGACTGTTACTCTTCCGATAGACTCGGAACATATATCCATACTCACCCTGGCCTGCAATACTCGAATTGGCCTGCTCATCCAAAGGAGCGGGACGTAACCGCCCCAGCTCCACCAGCTCATAAACATACTTGGGGATTTTCATGCCACATCCTCCTTCTCAAAGTAGAACGGGACGCCGGCTTGGAAGGGATAAATCGTGAAGTCGTGGTCGCTCCACACTCGCATTGCATGACGGCAAGGCTTATCCTTGGGAAGAACAATCCGCTTCTTGCCGCCAAACATGATTTCGATATGATCGTCGGCGTATCGGTTCTCAACTTCCAGCAGCTTGAAGATATAGGACTTCGCGGTTTCCTTGACTTCCATGACATACCGATAGGCTTGAAAGACATTGCCATCATGCTCGGATTTGTAACGTCCAGGCCGTAACATAAACACACCTCACTTTTGAATAACTAAGGGAGTATAGAGCCTCCCGTCTTGAATATATGAGCCATCGTTAATGAACTCGAATTTGGTAGCATGGACTCTATTGACCTCGGCCATAACCTGCTCCCAAGTGAGGCTCCCACGATCAATGTAGATTTTCCAAAGAGCGCCGCCACCGACAAATTCATACTCTTTGAAAATTACATGAGGGAGACAGCACATTTTCAAACAGGTATCCAGCCGGTCAACATCTCTCTGGTTCTGATATTTAACGACCATCAGCCGTCGCTTTTGGCTTATGCGTTTCATATACTCACCTCCACACTGTATTTACAAATCGTTCTGTAATTTTGCTAACCAAAAAAAAGAGACGGGATAGATTTCTCCATCCCGTCTCGTTCTGTTCTTATCGTGCGCCAACGCCTGCCAGCAGAGAGGCCATCTTGTCCATCATGGCATGGCCATCCATGATTCGGCCCCAGTTGTTCTCCTGGTAGTTGGAGGTCATGCGGCGGGGAGCGGTATGTCCAACCATGTCGCTCATCGCGTTCAGTGCGCCCCAGGCAGTCCCCTTGAACTTGAGAATGTCCGGCGCAAAATAGCAGATCATGTACTCTTCACGGGCTTTCGTCGCGTTCCGCTTTTCACGCTCGCTCATATCCTCCGTGGCCGGGAACATCTCGTCCAGAATTTTGGCGATCTGCTCATCGGTGACGGTCTTGTTCGCCATCTGGTCGGCGTACACAGCCAGCTTGTCCATGTACTTATTCGCCATGTCCAGACACATCCGCGCCTCCTGGAGCTTGGCCTGAATGTCGCCGGTATGCCGGACAGACCACGCACGCTTTGCGCCGTTCAGTGCGATGTTCAGAGTGTTGTTGCAAACCACCCGGATAGGCGTCATACACACGCGGATAGCGCCGCCGCCGTCGTGGGTGTTGGAGAAGCACAGATACGGCTCGGTCTTATCGCCGACGATCTCCGTATCGGGCAGTTTTGCCAGCAGCCAAATCTTCCGGCCACCCATAAGGCTTCCCGCCGTCTCATAGTGAACCTGACCCTCTCCGCCAATCAGAGCGTCGGTGAACGCAAATGCCTCCGCATTCTGCACCACCTGATACCGGTCACTGACCACGCCCAGCACCGCACCGTCGCTGCTCCGCACATTAGCGAAGAAGTTATCCACCTTGCGCCCGCCGCAAACCTGAATGGGCTTGCGCTGCACAGTCCAATCCAGACCAGCCAGCCGAAGTGCATCGGCACTGGTCGGCGCTTCCTCAACCTGAGTACCCAGGCCATGCCAGGGTTTCTCGCGTCCAGCATAGAACATACTCTCAACATTCGCAGACATTTTTACGTACCTCCTAAATTTTGTTCTCGTTTGTTTTTTCTCCGGTCACTATACTTACAGAAAAGAACTGCGTTTTGCTAACCGTCTGTTTAATTATCCCAGATATCGTTGATATCAAAGGAAATGCGGACGTGCCCATCAACGGCAGAAATCACCGTGCCGTCGGCCTTGTTCATGATGGCCGTGAGAGCCGCTGTTTCTTCCTTGTTCAGAGTAGCGGCAGGGGAGAAGTCCAGCCAGAGAATGGCGTGCTTCTCTTTCATGTTCGGGTCATACCCGTCGATCATCCGCACGTCATCGCACATATTCATAAACTCCACCAGGTCGCTTTTGACGGCCTGGTAGAGCTTGATCTTGGAAAAGTTAGCACGTGTTCCGTTGAAGTTTTCGTTACGATCGTGCATCTCTGCGATCTCTTCAGGGGTGTAGTTTACGCGCATCCTTTCTTCCTCCTCAACTCCATGTACTCGGGGTAACTCACCCCCATCAACTCGGCGGCGGCATGAAGCGCCTGCTTCTTATCTCCCAACGGGCCAGCAGGCACCTTGGGAGTCTCGATCTTGTGGGGGTACCAGCGGGAACTGCCCTTCTGCTTGGACACATCATAAGTAATGCTCATATGTTCCTCCTTATAAAAATGGTTTCTTACCAAACAGCACGCCAGCCGGGAGACTTGACCAGCTCATCCAGCTCAGCCTCTTTCTGGTCTGCCGATTCCTGTTCCCCTTCGTCCGGGAAGTCGGAAACATCCAGATCATACACATCAACGCCCACATCAGCGTTAGAATGAACCTCTTGTACCAAGCCACCAGCAACACGAACGGCCACCTGCACATCCAGCTCCTTCTCCTCAATCCGCCAGTTGGTAGAATCGGGATCATTGCGGATAACTGCGGTATCCTCGCCACACTCGCATTCCTGGTCGTCGGTCAGGTTTTCAGCATCAACATTCCAGGATGGAAGCTCGGCCTTAAACTGCTTGCGCATCTCGGCCCGCGCTGCTTCCTTATCCAGAAACAGCTGGACGGTGGACTGATTGCTCGCGTCGGTATCCTGCTCGTTTATCAGCACAAAAACCTTCATCATTTGTTAGCTCTCCTCTCAGCACGGTTATTGATATATTCCATCACAGCCTCATACAGCTTGGGGGACGCGGTGAAAAGAAAGACATCATACATGGGATTGTCCCGGTCGGGAGCTACCTTGTAAGGGGTGAAACCCTTCTCAATCAAGAAACTGCACATTCTGGCCCGCTTGCATACATAGGTCTTCTGCTCGTTGGCGTTGTTCATCTCTTCAAGTCCTTTCAAAAAGTTGTTTAGAATTGCTTCACTATAATTACAGAGCCAGGGCGAGTTTTGCTAACCTCTAAAATAAAAAGCCCGCCGTTT